TAGCATCTTCGCCAGCAATAGTAATGGTGTTATCAGTTACTGTGGTGTCAATACCTTCACCACCAGTAAACGTAAGAGTATCAGTGAGAAGAGAAACTGAGTCATTAGTTCCACTATCTGCACCGACTGTCAGAGATGCAACAGCATCAATGAATGAAAGATTACCTGATCCATCTGTTGCCAGAACCTGAGATGCAGATCCATCAGTTGCTGGAAGTGTGAGATCCAGATCAGATGCCATTGTAGCAGGAGCAATCAGACGAACTTTGTTAGTTCCGTTATCTGCATCCTCATAAAAATTAACAGCACCTGGACCAGCAGTCGTTGCTCTAGAAAGGATCTGAAGACTTGCTAAGAATGTTTCAGCATTGGCAATAGATGTTCCAGCACCTGTACCATTGGCACCGCTATCGCCGACATATAGTGATTTATCAGATAAATCTAATACTGGTTCTCCCTCATAAAAAATACTTCCAGGGACTCCTGTACCTCTTTTGAGTTGTAATCTATTTGCCATGGTAAAATAGTCTCTTATAAATTATGTCTATCTTATTTATACCTAGTTATAAGTTCCATAGTCGTCCATATTAGGATCTGGGTTAGCATCCGCATTAATGCCCATCGTAGATGGTGAAATAAATACAAACTTTTCTGAAGATGCATTGTAAGCGATCATGTCTCCATCAGCCAATCCAGTTTCATCAACATCAAATAGACCCGTCAATTTTCCAGTAAAGTCTCCCGATCCACCAACAACAGTAGTAAACTCAAACTTACGAATAGCATGATTATATTTTAGATATTTACCATCGTATGCTTCTGGATTAGATGAAATGCCAACAATATCATCCAAATATTTCAGTTGCGTTTCACCGCCACCTCCTAGTGTAGATATTTGTTGTTGAATCCTATTGATAAAAGTTCTGTAATGATCTTGCAGTTGCTTGAATGTTACGAACTCTTGGTTTAATGGAGTTAATGGATCACTATTTTTTGTCTCAGGAGGTTCAGCAAGCTCTTCATTTAGTGCCTCTTCTTGAGACTTATTAAAGTACTCAAAAATTTCTTCTAAGTTTTTAATCTTTTCATTTAATATTTCATTATTTTTTTGATAATCATCTTGAAGTTTTTCAATCTGTTTTCCATCAGTTATTTTAATCAAAGAAACTTTTTTAAATAAATCATTAACATCAGATTGTAATGTACGGATTTCATCATCATAGTATTTTACTTCAGGCATAACCTGAGGTTTTGGAATAGACTCTTTGATTTCTTTTAGTTTGAAATCTAAAGATTTTATTTCATCGTCATAGTATTTGGGTTCGGGTAAATCTAAAAGAGAAGATTTAAGATGACCAATCTTTTCTAACAACGACTTTATATCAGAATCATAGTACTTTACCTGAGGTAAAGTATCAATACTTTTCTTTAGATTTTCTATCTGGTTTTCAATGAGTTCGATCTCACCATCATAGTATCTTACTTCAGGTACTACAGGTATAGATTTTTTAACAGAATCAACTTTATCTTCAAGATAGGTTATATCATCATCATAATATTTTATTTCAGGTACTACAGGAATACATTTATTAACTTCTTCAATCTTTTCTTCAATCTTAGTTAGTTGATAATCATAATACTTTACTTCTGGTAGATTTTCTACTTGACTCCTAACATCTTTTATACTGTTTAATAACTCATCAATCTGATCATCATAATATTTTACTTCTGGAACCTCTGGAATAGATTTTTTTACTTCTATAATAATATTTTTAAGTTCTTTTAAATCATTATCATATCTAATAGGTTCTGGAACTTCTGGGATTTCTTTTCTAATATTTTCAATAGTTTCTTTTAAGTCACAAATATTTGTGTAGATATAAGTTGCATCAAACTTTTCTTCTTCATCAATTTCTTTTTTAAAGTTATCAATAGTTCTTTTTAAAAACTTTATTTCTTTACCATACTTTTTATCAGAATCAATACGTTCTTTTAAGTAATCTACATCACTGAGAAGCAGATTAAACTTTTCATCAAAATCTTCTTCTTGTGTTTCTTCTACATTTACAGTCTCTTGTATATTTTCTTCGACTATATTTTGTTCGCCAAATAATGTTCTAGGACTTACTATCCTCTTAGACATCTGTTTGTCTCTAAGAGATTGTTCTTCTATTATTTTTTGTCTTTCCAATCTATCTAAAAGATCCTGCCCTTTTTGTTCGAATAATTCTTTTGGTGACTTCATTTTTCTCACAGGTTTTTAATCAAAAGGGAATTACACCACCAGTTTTGTTAGGAACCTCTGGTATTTCAGGCATTTCTGGGAGTGCTGCATCAATAATACCAGGCAGTGCTTCTGTAATTGCTTTTGTAACTTGCTCTGTTGCTTGCTTACGAATGTCTTCAATCATTGCATCCTTATTTGCATAAAGATAGTATCCACCACCAACTACTGAGAGTGATACAAGTCCTGAAAGAAGTGCGATTGTGTTAATGACTTTTTGCATTACTTTTTCCTGTAAAATTTCTTTTCCATTACAGAACGAAAATCATAATATCTTTGTCTACACTTATACCACTTCAGTTCTTTTATAATAGAGGGAGATTTCCAGATAGTGAGCAATAATCCAGATGTACTTAAAATTAAGATTAAATGTAATGTGCCAAAATCACCTAAACATCCCTCAATAGGACCCATTCTAACATAACCATTACATTCTTGCTGCTGGATAATATTTTGCCCCATCATAATTTATTCTACTAAAGTTCCATGCTGTCTGCGAATTTCTCTTAACTGCTCAAAATCTTTCACCTTTGTACCACCATCGACTACTCTATCTATGCTGATCACTCGGAAGTTGTAACAACTCTTCCGACTCGGTGGTGTCATCACCCCCATCTTCTAACTCCTGATATGCTAATGACATTAATGTATATATGTAATAACCTACTCCAAACAACAATATCAATAATGATATAATAACACTCCAAGTAGGATTATTAATATCAGATAGAGGACGAAGTAGTAAGTTCATTTTTATTTAGCACTTTCTTCTTCTTTTTTCCTAGAAGTTTCTACTGATTTGTTGTTACCATTACCATTACCATTACCATTAGACTTAGATGGAGTCACTCCAAAAGTAGCTAAAGTTCCAGTAAAAACACTAGCGATAAAAGTTGGATCAATTTTTTGCTGTGGTATACCTGGAATAGAAACATAGTTAAGTGTTAATATAGCACCAGTCCATCCTAAAACAACAAGTCGCACTAGACTTGATATACCTTCTTCTCTCCAATCAAAATCATGATCATCTTCACCATCTTTTCTTTTTTTGGGAAGCATGGACTTTAATAGTGATTTCATATCTATTTATTTAATAAAGCCATTCTCTTTTAACCACTTATTAGTAAGTGGTGTTGGTTTATAATCAGTCCACATAGTGCCAGCAGCGCATGATTCAAGTGCTTTCATTGTCATGCCTTCGGTTCTACCTGCCCACGATGCTTCTGCCTCCCAGGGAACAGAGTGTTTAGGATAAGTTTTCTCTGTCATATTACGCCAAATCTTAGGCACATCCTCTTCTGGTTTGATGATAGCAATCATATTATTCTCAATGCTACCTGCCATACAGTCTTGTGCTGCGTGCCATCCTTCATGGCGCATGACTGACATAAGTGTTGATTGTCGATGCATAAAAGCATCATTCAGAAAAAAGTTATTAGAAACTGTATGATAAACACCACGATGCCCAACTGGAAAATATTTTTGATCTGCTAAAAAAACCATAACTCCGATCTTATCAAGGGATAGAAGCATTTGGTTAATCTCATGCCCAATAGCAGAATAAATAGAATCAGGATAAGCAGATTTAATATCTTCGATACTTCGGATTCGTCTAACATTGTCGGTGCATTCTTGTAGTAACATGCAACCCATGGAACCCATAGTATTGAATTCTTTAAACCCATTTTCTTTTGCTAATGCTGCTTGAGATGTTGCTGCTAATCCCGCTAAAAGAATAGAGAATACTTTATTCATAGTGATAAAATCATTTATTAGTATTTATCACACATAAATCATCTTTTTAGTATAATCGTAGGCGTATTGCTCACGATACCCTTTAATACCCCATCCTAACCAATAGTAGGCAGGAACCATGTACTGAGAGACAGTTTGCCCACTGCCCTCAAACTCGGGCAGGTGACGTTGAAAGACTGATTCGTTAATCATATAGCGAGTCTGCCCTTCAAGACTGCTCGGGTCGCAGTCATACTTATTACAGAACTTTCCAAGGTTATTATAACGATTTATGCTGGTCCATTGAATCAGTCCGTAACCACCGCTATAACAACGGTCGTAAGGAACTCTAGCCCCTCCCTCGCATATATTGGGAATGAACTTGCTTTCCTGTTTAATGTTACCCATGATCGTTGCAAGAGCATTACGATCTGAGATCTTGGTGTGTTCTTGGAGTTGTTCGAGGACATACTGTTCGTTGGGGGAGCAAGTGGGGCAAGTCCAAGTCTTGTTGTCCACCTCAAGAGCGATTGCCTTGTCTTTGTTGACGCTGACATCAACAGTGGGGGGAGCGTCAATCTGACTGATGCTCGGGTAAGCACCAGCAGAACTCGTAAGTCCCAAACTCAAAAATATTAGAACTCGTTTTAACATATAAAAAAATAGGAGACCATTGGGTCTCCTTATAGTAACGTATTTTATTTAGGTTGTCAAGGGGTGTAGACAGAAGCAGGAACCATCATTCCTCCTTGATGATCATCGTCATCGTCAATATCTTCCGAAAATACAGCATGAATTATAAAAGCACCCAACATAAAGGTTGCTAATAACATCATTTTATTTCTCCATATATTACGCAACTACTTTTAATTATTTATAAAAATAAGTAGTTGCTTATTAAATCTACCAAATACCAGGAATTAAATCTCCGGTAAGGGTATAAGTTCCGACAGCAATCACGAAACCGAGCATTGCCAGACGGGAGTTGAGGATCTCTGCCTCAGGGGTGAATCCGAATTTCATTGGTTTTTCTCCAGTGTAGTGTTTGTGATGATGATCTTTTGACCATCGTGAGTAAATTGTAACTCATCGTCAGGATGCCATAGAAGTTCTTCATACATGTCATCCAGCTTTTGCATATCTTCGCGTAGTTGATTGGGGTTAGGCATATTTTTCTACAGCAGATCTAATGTTTTGCGTGATTCCCATACCCCCAACATATTGTACAAGTTTATTACCTTCACTGTCAGTAATAACTAATACAGGTGTTGCAGTCACACCATATTTTTTAACAAGATCTAGATTTTCTTGTGGAATAGGAATATCAGTAAAATCTTCCAAATCAATTTTTTCAATCATACTAGTATCTACTTTAATGTTATTAAAGTATTTCTCAACTAAAGCACAAGGTCCGCAAGATTTTTTGGAAAAAAGATAAAACTTGTTCATCATTAAATATTTTCTTCCTGTTCAGTCAGAACGGTAACATCACTAGTGGGATATGCAACACAGAGAAGTGTAAATCCTTGCTCTAGTTGTTCATCATCAAGAAAAGTTTGGTCACTATTATCTACAGAACCAGAGATAACTTTACCAGCACAGGCAGAACAAGCACCAGCACGGCAGGAAGAAGGAAGGTCTACACCTGCTTCTTCAGCAGCATCAAGGATGTACTGATCATCTTCACATTGAATAACACTTTCGGTGCCATCAGGTGTACGAAGAGTAATATTAAAATCCATTAGTAAGTTTCGGATAGTTTTTCTACAGAGTATGCCAACAATACAAAGAAGGCAATGCTAGTTATTGTAAACAAAATTGAAGTCATTGTCAATATTCAAAAGATACCGAAGAAGAACTTACCATTAATGGCATATGCAACGAATCCCATAATGAGACCCATCATAGCCCAGCGTCCATTATACATCTCCTTCTGTTGCCAGGGAGAGGAAAGACCCTTCTTATTGTAGTTTTCAACTACCATTTGAGGTTCGACAGCCCACATATTTTGTTGACCGTGCTCGTTAGTTGTAACAGTCATGATACGTTTTGTAATGAATCTTTACATATTATATAGTAAGAAGGGGGGCGTTGTCAATCCCCCCCGTCTCATTATTATCAGTAATCACTTACATAACTGGCACATATGTCCTTGTTCTTCTTACAGAACTGACGAACATAGGAGTCAGCATCTTGTTCCATAGTATGGTGAGCATGGTTATGAACGATACCCACCGCAATAAAAAATCCAACCAGTAACAAGTTAATCTGTGTTACTGGATGGAAGATTACCTTTAAGTATTTCATGGTTTAAGGGGACCGAAGTCCCCCTAGGAAGGATCAGAAGCTGTACGTCACACCTGCCTTAGCACCGTATCCACGGTCGATGTCGCTATCGCCGGAACCAACGAACGAGACTTCACCATAGAAACCAAGTTGCTCGGTAGCAGCGAAACCAAGACCTGCCTTACCAGAAGGAACAGTGTCAGCATCACCACCGTCAGGAGTCACTAGGGTAGCACCACCTTGGACGTAGTAGGAAGTACGCTCGCCAAGAGCACCTTCGTAACCGATGTGGAGATCAGTCGCGGCACCATTATAGTCCGAACCGGTCCAACCAGCATTGGTTTCGACGTTTACATAAGGACCAGCGACAGCAGCGCCAGCGAACAGGGGAGCAGCAGCAAGGGCTGCGAAAGCGGATTTGATCATGTTTATACCTCTTAGATTTTTGCTTGTGGAATGGTTACCCACAGATGACAAAAGACTCGACGTGCCTTCGTTTGTTACAGTTCGTGAAGCAAGTGCTCTACGAATGTTTATTTATAATACTTGATATTTTGAACCTTGTCAACCCCCTTACAGGATCCCAAAAGGAAGGTTGCTGAGTCCTTTAAGAGCAGATCCACCTGAAGTGGGTGGTCTCATTGGCAAGTTTGCTTTCTCTCTCTTTTCAGCTTTAAGTTCTAGCTCATAGATTCTTTCTTCCATAACTTCAATAGAAGCATGTAGATTTGTTAGATACTCAATCAAGTCTTCCTTATTTTCTACAACTTGTTTAATATCTTCTCTAAGTTCTTTTTCCTTTTTCTCAACATCAAGTTGATCTGGATCTAAAGCTCCACTTTTTGCCATGTAGTAGTCGGCAATCTCTTGACTATTATCAAGATCAATACCTTCTAACTTGGGCGAAACTTCTTCATTTTCTTGTTCTGGATATTCATCCTCAGCATATTTAATACTGTGGATTACTTCAGTGCGTCTTGGTTCTTCTGTCATCAGATCTCTGGGTAATCAAACAACATTTCTTTGATGTATTTATCGGCAAACTCTTCACCAAAAATACTCCTCAATACAGCTCTGGTCTTAGTATTTTGCCTCTGCTTATCACAATAATACTTATGACCTTCGTAGTTTTCTTTAATATTTTCTGAAATAGGTTTAGTATTATATGCAATAGCACAATGATAGTTTAAATATGTGAATGCAGTATTAATAAACTTCTGATATTCATCCTCGTTTGGACTCACAAAAACGCAGTACTCAGAAAATACATCTCCCCAGTCAGGCATCTTTTTATCTTTTTCAAACTCTGTATCGAGGATGTTTAAGATTTCATATTGCTGTGGCAAAGACCTGTCTGGTCTAATAGAGCTAATATCTACGATTGCTGCACCAACTGCTTTTTCTGATGCAACAATATCTGCACCATAAATGGGAATATCATATTGATATCTTGGGTACATATTAGTGTGAAGAATATCAAGACCCGATTTCATTTGAGCGACTTCCAAATGAATCTTTCTAAACTTTTCAGTCTCCCACACATAGTTTTCAACATAAACTTCTTCTTCGTCACCAGAAGACATCTCAATGAGTTTAAACTCATCAGCAATCTCTACTTCTTGAAGATCAAAATTCTCTTGCCAACTATCCAGAATAGAATCTGCTAGTCCTTGAATAAGTGGATGTAAGTCTCTCATAATAGTCCCATATACTTTTCAGGTGGTGTACTGAGAACATAAAGTTCTCTTACTTTTGGAAGTTCTTCCTTAGTCAAATCAATACCATTGTCCCAAACATATCCCATTAAAAACATTTGTTTATTTATCGAATGATCAAACTGTTCTGTGTAGATATTGCCCCACATATAGTCATCATGATAGTCAGTAACCTCTACATATAATGTTCCAACTAAATCATCTTTTATGAAATGACGAAGTTTATTCATAGCATTATATGCATAAAACTTTGTCTCTCGATCAGTAGACTTTGGGTCTGGAGAATCTATTCCAGACAAATATATAACTTTCTTGAGATAGACTCCCATACCCAAATCTATAACTGCTTCAAATGAAGATCCATCAAATACCTCAAGAACTCTGCTTATTTGGTATTTGTACATTTAAGTTTTTAATCGGTAAACATATACTTAACAACATTAACGGTTTTATCTGATACAGTCTTCATCTCATTAACTACTTCTGGATCGATGAGATCAGGATGATACCACCAATCCTCAAAAGGACTGTTATCGTTTGGAGAAACATTAGCGACTAACATTTCATATCCCATTAACTTAAGATATCTCCTAGACTTATCACGATAAGATCTAGTCATATCAACATAATGATCATGTTCATATGTAATAATACTAAACCTATACTTCTCGAATGGCATTGCTAACAAGCATTCAAAAGTAGTCCTAGAGGGTTCAACATCTAGTTGAAGATAATCAAAATCAGTTCCTTTATCAAAGTTATCAAGCAACTTCAAATAATCGATAGTTGTTGCATCTTTGCAAATGATCTGATTTTTGCGCTCTCTTGAAAACTGAGCGCACAAATCAGGAAGAATCTCAATAGAAATACCATCCCATTCATATTTAGTCTCAAGAAGAGCAGTGTTATTTTGATAGAAAGGTTGCTGAGCACCTATTTCAAGATAAAGTCCATTAGTTTTACCTTGAGTTGCAGCAAGAATAAACATGTCCTGGAATGCTTGAGAATGATTTTTTTCAATCGTTTCTGATCCAGGGAACTTAAACCTCAATCTATCATGCTTTCTCTTCTGATACTTAATCACTTCATCTGGGATATGTCCAGATCCCATTCTCATTAGATTGTTAGCAACCATGTCATAGTGGCGATCATCCATTTCATAGTTGTTCTTCATGTCTTGAAGAAGCGTTCTGGACTCATCACCTTTACCCCACCACCAAGCAGCAAGTTGCTTCTCAAAAAGAAGACCATACTTACCAGGATATTCCACATCAGTCTTCAATGGTTTACAATCAAAATCACAGAAGTCTATTGCCCATTGAGAAAAGATATAGCAATCTTGCCACCATTGACGTTTCTCAGCAAACCTCGCTAGAAGGTAATACGCTTCAGGTCTTTTAGGACGAATACAAAGTGCTTGCTGAAGAAGTCCTTTTGCTGTTTGATCTCTCGTCCCTTGCCTGTCATAGGCATTGGAAGCATGGATCAATGCTTCATAAGCAAGATCAAGATCATCTGTACGCTCAGCACATCTCAGGAAGAATGATAGTGCTGGAGCATTATGTCTGTAATGCTCGTACCACATACCAATGTTAAAGTTCTTCACTGGGTTCTCAGTATCTAATGCATACTCTAAAAGTAAATCATTTAGATTTGCATTAGAAGCATCCGTCAATAATAGATCTTTCTTTACAACAAACTCAGAAGCAACTCTTAATTCTTCTTCTACTTGTTGCTCTTTAACTTCAAATGATTTTCCCATAAGTTCCTCAACTGTTCTATTAGAACCATTATCTTTCCACCAGTTTATAACATAGTCGTGGGTATAATAGTGATTACGTTTCTGACCATATTTTACATCTCCATCTCCACCTTCAAAGGTAGAAGTAAAACGAACATCCTCTACAAACATTGAAATAGTATAAACTTTTCCAGCATTGGTATAAAGAATATTTTCAATAAGTGGTTGAACTCCATTATCTAGTTGAAGATGATATGTGCCGTCAACGATATAAGTATCTATAATATATTTTGCATAGTCTCTTTTAATAATATATGCAGTAACTGACCAATCATCCCAGTACCTGTCTCGGATTTTAATATCTTCAAAATCACCACGAATAGGAAGCATTTGAACACATCCCCAATCTTCTGGAAGTGCATCAACAAACTGTTTCCAAGTGAAGTTCCAGTAATCAACAGTATCAAGACTCAGATCATCTTCACAAAAGAAACCATACTCTTCCTCAGTTTCATAATACCAGTTTAAAATAGATTTTAAATGGGAAACACAACACCCTTTCGTACCATCATTTAATGTGTGAACATACTCACCCGTAACTACATCATCACACTCTGCAAATCTTTTTGAGATCAATGGTCTAATGTTTGTAACTCCATGATCTTTGAGAGATTGATCAAGTTTCTTACGTCGTTCTACACTTTCTTCTAAACTAACATAAGAAACACTACTTAGTTCTAATAACTTTTTCATTTTTTCTTTTCTAGTAGCAACATAGTTTTGGTCATCAATGTTCATCACATCCCATTCATATATCCTATCAATATAATAGTAATCTAAATCAGAAAATCTTTTCTCATTTTCTTCTACATTCATTTTTGCTAGAAGATATTCAAGATTCCAACGATCAGAGTCACTTGTATCAGGATTAGCAATCTTTCTTTTTACATTTTCAATATTGCTATCGTCAGAATCTTCACCATACCCCTCAAAGTTTTCGTATCTTTTCTTATCTGGATGTGGCAAATGAATAATATTATAGTTTTGAGTTAGTTTTTTGCACTCTAGACCCATCATAGTAAGTCTTTTAGTCATTTGATCATCTTCATAGGCATAATACTTACCCATGCGTTCATCATATCCACCAACTTTCCAAAAGTTTTCTCTAGTCACAAAACATAGTCCAGTCAAATATTTAAACAAAGGACTATAGGTATGAGAATATTTCATCAACTCCCCAACATCCATGTTATGGAAGTTAATCGCATATCCTTTTAGATTCCCATCCCAATACTCATGATTACACACATAATCATCTTGTCCACATAGGAAAGAGTTTTCATCAACTTTATAAAACTGAAAAAAATCAAAGTAAGGATTAATAATATAATCAGTATCTACTTTAATAATATAATCTCCAGTAGCAATACTGGCAGCAAGATTTAATGGTTGAGGTTGGTTAAAATACTTTTCATCATTGACTCGTATAACTTTTATTCTTTTATCCAGTTTTGTAAGATGACTGATTGGTTCATCAGAACTCCAATCAACCACAATAATCTCTTTTATTTCATAAAAAGATAACCAAGAGTTTAAAGAAACTCTCAGTGCATTATAGCGATTTTTACATGCACAAATTAAAGAAACATTCATATTGAAATCCAATGTGGTAATCTTAATCCATCAGAATCGATGTAATCGCAGTATGGCAAAAACCACTGCTTAGGTGAAATAGTTTTTTTACTTTTTGCTAACCAAGAACCCCACCAACTAAAAGAGCTGTTGGCAATAATATGATAATCACATTTAGACATTAAGCACATATCAACATAAGTGTTATTAGTTTTTATTATAATAAACCTATCGTCTTGGAATATTTTTTGCTCTTTACACCACTCAGTATCGTCAGAAAATACTAGAACTGGTAAAGATTTGTCGAAAAAACTTAATGCTTCCTCATAATAATTTATATCCAAACTATTGAGGACATGTGAGTTAACGTAGTCAGTCCTCCTTACATGCATCGAGATTACTTCAGTATCAGAAAACATCTGAGAAAAATACTGTTCTGATATATCAAAATATTTTTTTCTGAATACAAACTTGTTTCTTAGTTTATCTTCGACATGAGAAAAATATTTATGATTTTGAAAAAAACCTAAGATACTTTTATTGTCATGATTAGTATTTAAAAACTCTTGATCAAAATGTGTTGATAAGAACTTTGCATTCTCTTCTTCTGAAGGAATGTAAATAACATGCCCATCAACCACAACATTAGAATTTAGTTTATTTGGACAATGAAACTCTTTATTATAAAATGAAAATATTTTTGTGTCAATATCAAAGCATTCATAGAGTTGTATATTTTTTCTTGCTAAAGCATAATCTAAACCATATTTATCTGCTATGCCTACCAAGGCAGAGTATTGGAACATTTGATTTCCAAGTCTTCCAATAAATCCTATATGTGGAAATGTAATCATAGTTCCAATATCTTATGCATATATTCTCTAGTCAGTTTCATATTATAATCCAACTCTTGTACAAAATAGTTTCCTGGTCTTATTCTGTGATGATGATAAAACCCATCAACGATAGTGAATGTGTTTTTATATCTCAACCAACAATAAGAAAATAGTAAAACATCAGCACCTTTTGGGTCTTTAAACTTTTTACCTCCTCTCCTTAAACTTTGAACAGCACTTTTTTGAGAATCAATATAGCTATTTTTATTTACAATAAAGTTACCAGTATTTAATAACCAATCAATATAGTTAGTGCTTTCTTGAATATTTTTCTTTGCTACTGAAAGATCTATAAAGTTATCTCTATAGTCAAAGTTAACAATATTTCCACCAGTCATATGAAGTTGTTTCACATGATAACACGTATCTTCTTTTGAAAAATCTATATTTCTTACGACATCCAATACTGATTTATCAAACCAGTTATCGCTATCTATAAGATAAACCCAATCATTTTTACATTTTGATACGGCAAGATATTTATTAATATATGCTTTTTCATTTTTAGAACCACGATACAACTTTATTTTATTAGTATCAATATTTGAAATCGTTTCAATAAGATTATAATATTCTACTTCAGAAGATTTATCATCGTGAATAATAATCTCAGATATAATATCGCTATCAATGGCAGGTTTAATACAATCCCAAAGATATTGAGAACTATTATAAGTTGGTATTGCTAATGATATTGTCATTTTAAACAAAGATTGTGTTTATATGATCACGATATACTTCAGTATATCCCACACTGTTTATGTATTCCCTCAACTTTCGACATGACGTTATCAGTTTTATATTATCTTGAAAATAAGAATGATCATCAACAAGTTCAATGATCATCATCTTTGGTTTCCACAAATCAAGTCTAAAAGAGTTAAAAACATCTTCCTCTCTTCCTTCAACATCAACAACTAACAAATCAAAGTTTTTAGGAACATCTGCCATTTGCATATAAGTATCCAATCTTACTTGTTTACATTCTGATTCTGTAAACTGAGGATAACCAAATAGATGCATTGAAGAAACAATATCAGCTTGTTCTTTATCTAAAGTTGAGACTATTCCAGAACAATAAACTGGTTTATATCCAACTTCTGTTCCAATAGCATAGTTAGATACTTTAATCTTTTTGTTATTTTTGTGCCTGTTAACACACTGATTAAAGTGCTCTTTTACAGGTTCAATATAAAACCCTTTCCATCCAGCATCAGCAAGACAAGATGTGTTGGATACAGATTCACCATCAAAAGCACCAACTTCTACAAAGGTTCCTTTTTTTGATCCAAAATATTTTAGATAAATCTGATCAAGATCAGGTATCTGACAAGTAGGAGATAAGTTATAGATCATAATACTCTTTATGTGTCCACAGTTGTTCTCTACCAGAAGTTAAAACTTCTTCGTAACCACAATATTTTAACGATCTTGCGACTTCATGTGCAGGGGGAATATTTTTATCTGGAAGTCCATACTCAAACTGAACATATTTAATATTATGTCTCATTAAAAGATCTTTAGCTCCTTGAATGATTTTTAACTCAGCACCTTCGGCATCTATTTTTAAATAATCAATATGATCTAAAGATAGTTCTTTACATAAAGTATCAAGTGTTTTGCATTCTACTTTTTCGGTATGTAATGATTCTCCCAAAAAATCATCTTGCATATAAAAACTTGATAAGACGTGACGATCTCCAGGATAAAAAATAAACTCATGTCCATTTTTATTTGAAAGAGCAAGTTTTATTAACTCAACCCTTTCATCATCTCTCCATCTATTTTCAAACTCTTGCCAATGCAAAGGTTCTACAGCATAGCATTTAGCGTCTTGAAATCTATCTAGAAATAATAAAGTAAAATCATCATTCCAGTTTTCAATCCATACTGCATTATCTTCTTCTACAATTTTATTAATGTTACATCCAATATCAAATACAATAGGATTAGATGGAAGATATGGAACTGTTTCAATACATTTACGATAATCAAAACTCATATCACATAAATGCTCCTTTCTTTACATACCAAATGTGAACTGGACCATCAATACCAACAAGTTGATCTTCATCATAATGATTTTTTAGGAAGGAAGTAATATTTCCAAATGAAGGGTGATTCCAATCATGACCCATGATATATCCACCATCACGAACTTTTGTTTCCCAATACTTTAGATCATTTTCAAGATCAAAATGATCGCCGTCAATAAAAATAAAATCTAAACTTTCATTCTTAAACTTCTTTGCTGCTGCTTCAGATGTCATACGAGCAATTTTTCCTCTAGTTCCATACGGCTTAAGCATAGCAACAACGTGCTGATATAAACCCTCAAAGGATACAAAGTCATTTTTTATATTTACATCACCAACATTCCACCTTTTTTCAGAATAAGTATCTACTCCCCAAAGTTTAGTCAGTTTTGTTTCTTCGAGAAGAAGTTTCATATTAGATCCAAAAGCAACTCCAATCTCAACACCTGTTGAAATATCATCACTTCTTTCATTAATAAAATCTTTTAACCATTGATGGGATTCATCCCAATACTGATGATACTTGTAAAGGTTTTCTAGATTAATATCTACTGTAGTAGTCGTAGTTGTTGCCATTGTAATCATTTCTCCTGTTTTGTATAAAGGGCATCACCCCAATCATGATCTTGCCACCAGTTAGTTTCAGTTCTTTCAAATGAATACTGTAACAAAAACTTATCGATGTCTTCTATATATGCGTTGTTCTCATATATCTCTGCACGATTAACTTCACAGTAAACATAATCAATATGATTTAAAGTGTTTTTAGCACCTTTTAGAACCTCAAGTTCATATCCCTGTACATCCATATTTAAAAAGTTATACTTTGTAAAGTTATAATCATCTAATAACTTTACTTCAATAGTTTCAGTTTCATTAAATGTAATGTCTGGATATAAATTGAGATGTTCTTTAGGTTTGAGAATAGAACTACTCTCACACATATTACTGCTTAGATACATATCAACTGTTTTATGTTCACTACCTAAAGCAACTTGATACCCTAAAATATTTGCATCGTAGTTTGCTGCATGTTTAGCAACAATATCAAAGTTTCTTTCTACTGGTTCAAACAAGACAATATTTTTAATTCCATTATTGATATATAAAGGAATCTCTTCTCCATGATGAGCCCCTACGTGAATAACTCCATTAATATTCATATCATACTTTGTAGTAATATTATTAAATGTTAGAATCATGTTTCACTATAGATAAACTTTTTGACATAATCAATATTCACTCTTAAAAGATAAGCAGAGTTATCTTGGAATCCAAATGTAATCAAATAATCATCACCATATTCACACATACCAACAGCAAACTCAATCTCTGCTTCCATAAAAGAAAACTGTTTAGACACTGTTTCAATCTGCCAGTTCTTATCCCAAACAATAAATCTATGTCTATAGATACCATCTTTACGATCTTGTTCACTTTTGGTTAAGTATGTTTCATGGCAAAGTGTAATATGTTTACCGTCACCAAAAGGAAGAACCTGAGATCCTCCTCTTAGATCAATACAACCAATATCTTTCCAATCAGTAATAACTACTGTCTCAGTTGTATTGGTTTCAATATCATATCTTACAACTTCTGTGCCATTAGTCCACTTAACAAAATGCCATGGCATATCAACAATAGGCATCCAGTTCTTTTCACAATAAGATTGCCTATTACCTGGTGTAGGAATACGATATTGAGCAATCTCTTTCACATAATCAGGACCAATCTCAATCTCAGATAGTTCCATTCTACCAGTACCAACAGTGTCTAGATCTCTTCTGACACCACACATAAAAAGTCTTCCATCCCAACGGAAAATCCTGGAATCTTCAAGACCTACAAAATCCCAAAGCTCTTTATCGGGGAAGTCTGATGTATCAATATGTCTTTGCCATACTGGATTCATATTAGAATCATACTCACACAGAATATTCTTTGTGCGAAGCTTCCAATCATTTTCTGGATGAATATAAACTAAAGGACCCCATGGATGTTCATAGGTCTTCTTCTCAGAATGATATAATGTATAGTTAATATTTCTTAGATTTACTAGAATCTTATCCCCATCCAAATAAATCGAAGGATTTGTTAGAGAAGGTCCTTTAAGAATAGAAGAATCTGTTACCAGTGGATGAATACTACCTCCATTCTCAATACACTCTTTCACAAAATTCATACTATGTGATGATTCATGCAATGGTCTGTTCATATTATTTCAATAATAACAAAGTATCTATAAGATTTTTAAAGGTCTTAAATTAATCCCAATCAAACCTGACAAAGGTATTATATCAATATCTGATTACTATGTCAATATCAAAAGAAAATAAGATTAAGTGAAGTGTCTAAATTAACACTTTACTTATTTTCAAGATTACTAACTCTATTCTCCAATACTTTTATGTAATTGTGGTCTTCAACAAGAGCATTAATTAGGAATGGAATTAATCCAGAATAATTTACAGTTTTATTATTTCCATTATTATTAACTAGTTCTGGAATAATGTTTTCCAATTCTTGTGCTATAACACCATAACTTACATTTCCATTATCTTTCCAAGTAAATCTTATTGATGAAATTTTTTCTAATTTGTCAATACTATTACTCAGATAACTGATATTTTCTTTTAACTGTATATCGGATGTAGAATTAAAATCAGTTGCTGACAGTTGACCAGTACTTGGATTGAATTGGAGTTTTGTTGAAGAAACATATTCTGTTGATACTGTCCCAGAAGTCTGGTTTACAAACGTAGGATATCTTGTGGCATTTGTTGTTGTGTCATTAGTAATTGAAATTTCAGTTCCCGATTTACCTTGAACACCCTGAGATGATTGTGTACCTTGAACGCCTTGAGTACCTTGGAGACCCTGGTTTCCTTGAACACCTTGATTACTTAAACCTTGGAGACCCTGATTACCTTGGAGACCTTGAGTACCTTGAGTTGCTTGTGTACCTTGAGTACCTTGGCGTCCTTGTAATCCCTGGTTACCCTGGTTACCTTGGTTACCCTGGTTACCTTGGCGGCCTTGTGTACCTTGAGTTGCTTGTGTACCTTGAGTACCTTGGTTACCTTGGTTACCTTGGTTACCTTGAGTTGCTTGTGTACCTTGGTTACCCTGAACGCCTTGGTTACTTCTACCTTGGTTACCTTGGTTACCTTGAGTTGCTTGTGTACCTTGGTTACCCTGAACGCCTTGGTTACTTCTACCTTGGTTTCCTTGATTACCTTGATTACCTTGGCGTCCTTGGTTACCTTGAAGACCTTGGTTTCCTTGGTTTCCTTGGTTACCCTGAGTTCCTTGGTTACCCTGGTTACCCTGGCGTCCCTGACGACCCTGGTTTCCTTGGTTGCCCTGTAGACCTTGGTTTCCTTGATTACCTTGATTACCTTGGCGTCCTTGGTTACCTTGAAGACCTTGGTTACCTTGATTACCTTGATTGCCTTGATTACCTTGATTACCTTGGCGTCCTTGGTTACCTTGAAGACCTTGGTTACCTTGATTACCTTGATTGCCTTGATTACCTTGGTTACCTTGGCGTCCTTGGTTACCTTGGAGACCTTGATTACCCTGATTACCTTGGTTACCCTGGTTACCTTGATTACCTTGGTTACCCTGGTTGCCTTGGTTGCCTTGAAGACCTTGGACACCAGATCTTGTAAATGCTAATGTTACTTCTTCACTTACTGATGGCGAAGCACCTGCAAGATAGTTGACTGGAATGGTATAGTAAGAACCATTATCAGTTATATTTCCATCAACTTCAAAAATAACAACAGTATTATCTGAAGATAGAGCTGAGATTATGTAAATATAACCCCTGTTTAATCCACCAGTTAATGTAGTATCATCCCAACTTGCAATCCATCCCGATTGATTATTGCTTAAAGCGTCAATATCATTAACTGTAATAGAAGTTACAGAAGATGCTGTGGCATTATTAAATCTAATCTGACCAGAAGATGGTGCTCCAGTTCCTCCATATGCATAAGGAACTCCACCACGGTTACCGATGTTACCCTGGTTACCCTGGTTACCTTGGTTACCTTGGTTACCTTGGTTACCTTGGTTACCTTGAAGACCTTGGTTACCTTGATTACCTTGATTTCCTTGGTTTCCTTGGTTACCCTGGTTACCCTGTAGACCTTGGTTTCCTTGGTTGCCCTGATTACCTTGATTACCCTGGTTTCCTTGGAGACCTTGATTACCCTGGTTACCTTGGAGACCTTGATTACCTTGGTTTCCTTGGAGACCTTGATTACCTTGGTTTCCTTGATTGCCTTGGAGACCTTGGTTTCCTTGATTGCCTTGGAGACCTTGATTACCTTGGTTACCTTGGTTACCTTGAAGACCTTGGACACCAGATCTTGTGAATGCTAAAGTAACTTCTTCACTTACTGATGGTGTAGATCCACTAATGGGATTAACTGGGATAGTATAATATGTACCATTATTTGTTGCAGAACCATCAACTTCAAAAATATTAACGGTATTATCGGATGAAAGTGCCGAAATAACGTAAATATAACCTCTATTTAATCCACCAGTTAACGCTGTATCATCCCAACTTGCAATCCAGTTTGATTGATCATTACTTAACTGATCAATATCATGGACTTGAATCGCAGTGATGCTAGCAAATGTAGAGTTATTATATCTGATCTGTCCACTAGAAGGAGCTCCAGTTCCACTATAAGTATAAGGAACTCCACCACGGTTACCAATATTACCTTGGTTACCTTGGAGACCCTGGTTTCCTTGGTTACCTTGGTTTCCTTGATTACCTTGATTTCCTTGGTTACCCTGTAGACCTTGGTTACCTTGGTTGCCCTGATTTCCTTGGTTTCCTTGGTTGCCCTGATTTCCTTGATTACCTTGAAGACCCTGAAGTCCTTGATTACCTTGATTACCTTGGTTACCCTGATTACCTTGGTTACCTTGATTACCTTGAAGACCCTGAAGTCCTTGGTTACCTTGGTTACCCTGTAGACCTTGATTGCCCTGGTTGCCTTGGTTTCCTTGATTACCTTGATTTCCTTGGTTACCTTGGAGACCTTGGTTACCTTGATTACCCTGGTTGCCTTGGTTTCCTTGATTGCCTTGGTTTCCTTGGTTTCCTTGGAGACCCTGAACACCCTGAACACCAGATCTTGTAAATGTTAAAGTAACTTCTTCACTTGCAGTAGGAGTACTACCAGATAAGTAGTTGACAGGAATAGAATAATATGAACCGTTATCAGTTATATTTCCATCAACTTCAAGGATTGTTACAGTATTGTCAGAAGATAGTGCAGAAATAATATAAATGTAACCTCTATTCAGACCACCATTTAATGTAGTATCATCCCAACTTGTAATCCAGTTTGATTGATTGTTACCAAGATCATCAATATCGTTAACATAAACTACTGTAGGATTGGATCCATTGTTGAATCTAATCTCACCAGATGTTCCCGATGATGTTCCCGTACCAGCATAGGTATAAGGAACTCCACCACGGTTACCAATGTTTCCTTGTAGACCTTGGTTGCCCTGATTACCTTGGTTACCCTGGTTGCCCTGGTTTCCTTGATTACCTTGGCGTCCTTGGTTACCCTGTAGACCTTGGTTGCCCTGATTACCTTGGTTACCTTGATTACCTTGGCGTCCTTGGTTACCTTGGCGTCCTTGGTTACCCTGTAGACCTTGGTTGCCCTGGTTGCCCTGGTTACCTTGATTGCCCTGGTTGCCTTGATTACCTTGGCGTCCTTGGTTGCCCTGTAGACCTTGGTTTCCTTGGTTGCCCTGGTTTCCTTGGTTTCCTTGGTTGCCCTGGTTTCCTTGGTTACCTTGCAGACCCTGGACACCTTGAACACCAGATCTTGTGAACGCTAAGGTAAGTTCTGTTCCATTTGAGGGAACAGTACCACTAATAGGATTGACTGGGATGGTCCAATATGTTCCATTATTTGTCGCAGTACCATCAACTTCAAAGATATTAACCGTATTTGCATCAGATGAAGCGGAGATTAGATAGATATAACCCCTATTCAATCCGCCAGTTAATGCTGTATCATCCCAACTTGAAATCCAGTTAGTTTGGTCATTACTTAACTGGTCAATATCATGAATTCTAAGTTGAGTAATAGAACTAAAAGTTGAACTGTTATAAGTGACTGTACCTGATCCAGGAACTCCTCCAGTCGATCCTTGGAAGTCATAAGGAACTCCACCACGGTTACCAATGTTTCCTTGCAGACCCTGAACACCTTGGTTACCTTGGTTTCCTTGGTTACCCTGGTTTCCTTGGTTACCCTGGTTTCCTTGGTTACCTTGAAGACCTTGGTTACCAACTGGTTGAATAACAACAAATACTCTGTCACCATCGGTAAATGTACCAGTCTGTGCAATCTTTGTGACAGTAAAGTATCTCCAAGTACCTTGATCATTTCTATAAGATTCAACGGAGAAGACAATATAATCTAAGTTATTTGCTTCTCTTTGAACTGTAATAACCGATCTTGGGCTGTTATTTGAATAGTCAATAGAAGAAAGAATACCCTGCACATCAGTAGTTTCAATATCAATCTCACTGATTCTAAACTGTGTAAAGTTTGCTGTTGGTGCAGCGTTAAATCCAATATGACCATTTCCAGGATTAGTATTAGCCGTTGACGAGTTATATTCAAATACAGAACCTAGGGATCTTGCTGCAGAAATACCTTGTAAACCTTGGAGACCTTGGTTACCCTGATTACCCTGGTTGCCTTGGTTACCCTGGTTTCCTTGGTTACCCTGATTCCCTTGTAAACCCTGGTTGCCCTGGTTACCTTGGTTTCCTTGGTTACCCTGGTTTCCTTGGTTACCCTGATTCCCTTGTAAACCCTGGTTGCCCTGGTTACCTTGGTTGCCTTGATTACCTTGGCGTCCTTGGTTGCCCTGTAGACCTTGGTTTCCTTGGTTGCCCTGGTTGCCTTGATTTCCTTGGTTGCCTTGGTTACCCTGATTACCTTGATTGCCTTGTAGACCTTGTATTCCAGAAGCAACAAAGTTTACTGAAAGTTCTTCATTATTTGCTGGTAATGAACCAGATACATGACTGACTGGAATCTTATAATATCCAGAAGCAACTGTTACTGCACCAGTAATCTGGAATACATCAACAGTTGTTTCATTACTATCAGATGATGTTAGATATAAGTAACCTCTAACAAGACCTGGGTTGACCTGAGTATCATCCCAAGTGTTATACCATCCTGTCTGATTGTTTCCTAAACCATCTAGGTTATCGATAAAGATCTGTGTTACAGATCCAATAGTGCCATTATTATATCTTATAGTTCCATTTCCAGGATCAAAATCTCCAGTTGCTGTAGAGAAGACATATGGAGTTCCACCGCGACTACCATAGTTACCTTGTAGACCTTGGTTACCCTGGTTTCCTTGGTTGCCTTGGTTTCCTTGCAGACCTTGGTTACCTTGATTACCTTGATTACCCTGGTTGCCTTGATTACCTTGTAGACCTTGATTACCCTGGTTACCCTGGTTTCCTTGGCGTCCTTGGTTGCCCTGTAAACCTTGAAGACCTTGAAGACCCTGGTTTCCTTGATTACCCTGGTTTCCTTGGTTTCCTTGGTTTCCTTGGTTACCTTGTAGACCCTGTAGACCTTGGTTTCCCTGGGGTTGAATGCTAAAGAAACAATCTTCAAGGTTATTAAATGTTCCGTTAGAGATTAAAATCTCAACAGTATATTGTCTCCAAGTACCTTGATCAATTCTATCTGATTTAATAACACCAACAACATAAACAGATGCATCTCCAATCTTTTGGATTGCAAAGGTAGATTTAAGTTCATTGTCGGAATAATCTAATAGATTTAATACTGCACTTTGATCTACTCCAACAGTATCAAACTCACTGATCGCAAGAGTAGTTGCACTTGTAAATGTAGTATTATTTAATCTAAAATTTCCACTACCAGGATTTGCGATTGTTGTATTATTGCTGTATCTTACGTTACTTCCTAACGTTCTTGCTGCAGCAACACCCTGCAATCCTTGTAGACCTTGGTTTCCTTGGTTGCCCTGGTTGCCTTGATTGCCCTGGTTGCCTTGGTTGCCTTGGTTACCTTGCAGACCTTGGTTACCCTGGTTGCCTTGATTTCCTTGATTTCCTTGGTTACCTTGCAGACCTTGGTTACCCTGGTTGCCCTGGTTACCTTGATTTCCTTGGTTGCCTTGGTTACCTTGGTTACCTTGTAGACCTTGGTTGCCTTGATTGCCTTGTAGACCTTGGTTACCCTGGTTGCCCTGGTTACCTTGATTTCCTTGGTTGCCTTGTAGACCTTGGTTGCCTTGGTTGCCTTGATTACCCTGGTTTCCTTGGTTACCTTGTAGACCTTGGTTGCCTTGGAGACCCTGAACACCCTGAATGCCTGTCTTAGTGAAGAAAACAGTTACCTCTTGTCCATTTGAAGGCAGAGTACCTGTCAGATAGTTGACAGGGATAGTGTGATAAGTGGTATTATCTGTTACTGCACCATCTACTTCAAATACTGCACTGACATTAGTTGATGAATCTGCAGAAGTAATATAAATGAATCCTCTATTGAGGCCAGGGTCCATTGTTGTATCATCCCAAGTTTCATACCATGCAGTCTGATCAATACCAAACTCATCAGTATCATCAAAATACATGCTTGTGACACTTGCAATACTTGAAGCATTAAATCTAAGTCTTCCTTGACCACCAGATCCAGCAGTGGTAGTGGTATCAAAGAGATAAGGAATACCACCACGATCTCCAAGCATACCTTGTAGACCCTGTAGACCTTGGTTACCTTGGTTTCCTTGATTACCCTGGTTGCCCTGGTTGCCTTGGTTGCCTTGATTACCTTGTAGACCTTGGTTACCTTGATTGCCCTGATTACCTTGATTGCCCTGGTTTCCTTGGTTGCCCTGGTTTCCTTGCAGACCTTGATTGCCTTGATTTCCTTGGTTTCCTTGGCGTCCTTGGTTGCCTTGTAGACCTTGAAGACCTTGAAGACCTTGGAGACCTTGGTTACCCTGATTACCTTGGTTTCCCTGGTTTCCTTGGTTTCCTTGATTACCCTGATTACCTTGTAAACCTTGGCGTCCTTGGTTACCCTGTAGACCTTGATTGCCCTGGTTACCTTGATTGCCCTGGTTTCCTTGGTTACCTTGATTTCCTTGGTTACCCTGTAGACCTTGATTACCTTGGTTACCTTGGTTGCCCTGGTTTCCTTGATTGCCCTGGTTACCTTGGTTTCCTTGGTTACCCTGAACACCCTGAACACCTGTTTTGGTGAAGAATATAGTTAACTCTTGATTATTTGTTGGTAGAACACCTGTCAAATAAGTAACTGGAACTGTATAATATGCTCCATTATCAACTACAGAATCATCTACAAAAAATACGGCAGATACATTAGATGATGCATCAGCAGAAGTTATATAAACGTAACCTCTATTAAGACCTGAGTTAACAATCGTATCGTCCCAAGTGTCATACCAAGCAGTTTGATCTACACCAAATAAGTCGGTATCATCAATATAAAGTTGAGTTACTGATCCAATAGTAGAGTTGTTGAATCTAAGTCTTCCTTGACCACCAGAATTTGCTGTAGTTGTTGTGTCAAAGAGATAAGGAATACCACCACGATCTCCAAGCATACCCTGGTTACCCTGGTTTCCTTGGTTACCCTGGTTTCCTTGGTTACCTTGCAGACCCTGGTTGCCTTGATTACCTTGATTACCCTGGTTACCTTGATTGCCCTGGTTTCCTTGATTGCCTTGTAGACCTTGGTTACCCTGGTTTCCTTGGTTGCCCTGGTTGCCTTGATTTCCCTGTAGACCTTGATTGCCTTGATTACCCTGGTTTCCTTGGTTGCCCTGGTTGCCTTGATTTCCCTGTAGACCTTGATTGCCTTGATTACCCTGGTTTCCTTGGTTACCTTGATTTCCTTGGTTGCCCTGGTTACCTTGTAAACCTTGTAGTCCTTGATTGCCCTGGTTTCCTTGGTTACCTTGATTTCCTTGGTTGCCCTGGTTACCTTGGTTACCTTGTAAACCTTGGAGACCTTGGTTTCCTTGGTTGCCCTGGTTTCCTTGGTTGCCTTGAGTACCTTGAATACCTGCTAAACCAAAACTAATAAAGATCTCATCATTATTACTAAATCCAGATCCAACTGAAACAGAATCAGTTAAATCTAAAGTACTCCATCCATTAACACCAGCAGACTCTAGAGTAACTCCACCAAGTCTAAAAATATAGAAGTTATTTGAATTTGTTTGGGACTGGATTTTAATAAATCCTTTGTTACCTGGTGATCCATATGCATTAACAAAACTATAAAAGTCACTTAAATCTGAACCATTTTGATCTGCGTGGTCCAGATACATTTCTGTAGAGTTTTCAATAGTAGTATTATCAAATCTAAAGTATCCGCTTCCAGGATCTCCTGATGTAGTGCTTGTTGAATAGAAGTATTCAAAAGTATCTCCAGAACTTACACCATCTGGACCCTGAAGACCCTGTAAACCTTGAAGACCTTGGACACCAGATCTTGTAAAGTTAAATACTAATTTTTCAGAGTTGGTTGGTAAAGATCCAGATACATATGCAACAGGAACTCTGTAATATCCAGTTTCTGCTGTAACTGCTCCTACAACATTAAAGACATTTACGTTGGTTCCAGTAACATCTGCAGATGTTATTACAAGATTACCACGACTTAAACCTGCATTTAGTTGAGTATCATCCCAAACATCATACCAAACGGTCTGATCATTACCTAAGTCATCTAAGTTATCAATATAAATTTCAGTTACAGATCCAATGGTTGCGTTGTTATATCTAAAGATACCATTGCCAGGATCCGCATTAGTTGTAGTTGTAGAGAAGATATAGGGAACTCCACCACGGTTACCAATGTTTCCTTGTAGACCTTGTAATCCTTGATTGCCCTGATTACCTTGGTTACCTTGATTACCTTGGTTGCCTTGATTACCTTGGAGACCCTGGTTGCCCTGGTTACCTTGATTGCCCTGGTTGCCTTGATTACCTTGGCGTCCTTGGTTGCCCTGTAGACCTTGGTTTCCCTGGTTACCTTGGTTACCTTGGTTTCCTTGGTTGCCCTGTAAACCTTGGAGACCTTGTAATCCTTGATTGCCCTGATTACCTTGGTTGCCCTGGTTTCCTTGGTTGCCCTGGTTTCCTTGCAGACCTTGATTGCCTTGATTTCCTTGGTTTCCTTGGTTACCCTGATTACCTTGATTACCCTGAAGACCTTGTAAACCTTGTACACCTTGTGGACCAATCAGTGAGAATGATAAGAATACCGTATCATTTGCACTGAAGTTGCCAGAAGATGCATAGAATGATTCAATATCAAATGAGAACCATCCAGTAGCACCACCAGTTTGTAGTGTAGTATTACCAACAACAAACAGATGATACTGAGATGAATCAACAGGATCTACAATCTTACATAGTGCCTGTCTTGTTGGAATGCCATATGCCGAAATATCAGCAAAGAAATCTGCTAGAGATGTTCCGCCTCCATCACTATTTGAAACATACATCTCAGTAGCACTTGACTGAGTTGTAAAGTTATCAAATCTTAAGTTACCTGAACCTGGATTGGCAGATGCAGTTTGTGATGTAAAAGTATAAACATAAGTAGTTTCAGCATTTCTACCACTTAAACCTTGTAGACCTTGTAGACCTTGAGCACCACTCTGGGTAAAAAATGCTGTTAAATCTTGCCCGTTATTAGGTGCAGTACCAGTCAAATATTCAACAGGAACAGTATAATATGTTCCATTACTTGTCACTGCTCCATTGACGGAGAAGATCATACTAATATTATTAACACTATCTGCAGAAGTTAGATAGATATAACCACGATTTTCTCCAACAGATACTTGGGTATCGTCCCAAGTATCATACCAAAGTGATTGATCAATACCGAATAAATCATTATCATTAAAATATAGAGCAGTAATATTTGATGGATTACTATTATTAAATCTTAAGTCTCCGTCTGATGTTGTACCAGCAGTAGTCGAAGTGTCAAAGTTATAAGGAATACCACCACGATCTCCAAGCATACCTTGCAAACCTTGGAGACCTTGGTTGCCCTGGTTTCCTTGATTACCTTGGTTGCCCTGGTTACCTTGGTTTCCTTGGTTACCTTGGAGTCCTTGTAATCCCTGGTTGCCTTGATTACCCTGATTACCTTGGTTACCCTGGTTACCCTGATTACCTTGAGTGCCTTGGTTACCTTGGAGTCCTTGTAATCCCTGGTTACCCTGATTACCTTGGTTACCCTGATTACCTTGGTTACCTTGGAGTCCTTGATTACCTTGGTTGCCCTGAACACCTTGAGTACCACTCTTAGTGAATAGAACTGTTATTTCTTGACCATTTGAGGGAATATCTCCACTTACATAAGTAACAGGTACAGTCCAGTAGGTAGTATTATCAGTTACAGCACCATCAACATAGAATATTGAGGTTACATTACCACCAGAATCTGCTGATGTTACATAAATATAACCACGATTTAAACCACTATTAAGAATAGTGTCATCAAAAGTATCATACCAACCAGTTTGATCTGATCCAAATGAATCAGTATCATCAAAATAGATTTCTGTAATGCTTGCAGCAGTTGCATTATTGTATCTTAGTGACCCTTGTCCGCTAGTACCTGCTGCGGTAGTAGAATCAAAGTCATAACGAACACCGCCACGATCTCCAAGCTTACCTTGCAAACCTTGGAGACCTTGATTGCCTTGATTTCCTTGGTTACCTTGGAGACCTTGGTTACCTTGATTACCCTGGTTGCCTTGGTTTCCTTGATTTCCCTGGAGACCTTGATTACCCTGGTTACCTTGGTTACCTTGGTTACCCTGGTTGCCTTGGTTACCTTGGTTACCTTGAACACCTTGAATACCTGTTCTGGTATGGAACAGGGTTAAGATGTCTCCATTAGATGGTAAAGTACCAGTTACATACTCTACAGCAATCTTATAATATCCAGATGCTACTTGATTAGCACCATTAATTCTAAAAATATTTACTGTAGTTCCAGATAAAATATCTGCAGAGATAAAGTATAAGTATCCCCTATCTGGATTCTCAGTATCATCCCAAACATCATACCAGTTAGTTTGGTTGTTACCTAAATCATCTTCATTATCAATATAGATTTCTGTTACTGCGCTGATTGAAGAGTTGTTATATGCAAAGTTTCCTAATCCTGGATCAGCATCGGTAGTTGATGAAACATACTGGAATCTAATACCACCACGGTCACCAATACCACCTTGCAGACCTTGAAGACCCTGAGAACCTACACCTTGGAGACCTTGGTTGCCCTGGTTGCCCTGGTTGCCTTGGTTACCTTGTAAACCTTGATCTCCAACACCCTGTAGACCTTGATTACCCTGTAAACCTTGGAGACCTTGATTGCCTTGATTACCCTGGTTACCTTGGTTTCCTTGGCGTCCTTGGTTACCCTGTAGTCCCTGGTTACCTTGGTTACCTTGATTACCTTGATTACCTTGATTACCTTGGCGTCCTTGATTACCTTGATTTCCCTGACGACCTTGTGTTCCCTGAACACCCTGAATAGATACATCAGTGATAGTTGCTTTCTTTAAGTTACCAGCACTCGTATCATATAAGAGTAAATAATCAGATCCTTGAATGTCACCAGTTAACTGAGGCCTATCAAAAATAAGATTTGGATTGACATTTCTTAGATTAGAATCAGTGACTCCAGTTCCAAGAGAGGTTGAATCTACTACAACATTACCGCCAATCTTATAAGCTTCTGTAGCAGGAATATTTACATTTGCATTGATACCAATAGATTCGGTTGCATATTCCCAGACAATAGTTTTCTCAATACTGGTTGAACCGATACCAATACCAGCGCCATCAAGTAAAACTTCACTACTAACACTTTTTGCAATAGCAACTTTGAAGTCGGGAATATCAAGTGTACCACTACTAATTGTAATAGTTTCACCGTCAACAACTAGGTTACCCTTAATCCTAACAAGACCTGTATTATCACCAACTCCTGCTGGGTCAATAAGAATAGTTCCTGGACCAGTAATAGAGTTACTGGTAACTATGATTGCTTGTCCCTCTTCACCTAACTCAAGAGAAGATGCACTGACAATACCTGCAACATATAAGTCTTGATTATTAAAGAATCTTAGGTTATCATTACCTACAGGTAGATTAGAAGCATTTTTGTATATGATTTGATCAACATCACCTTCTACTGGACCTGCAACACCTTGCAAACCCTGTAGACCTTGTAAACCTTGGTTACCTTGTAGACCCTGTAAACCCTGGTTGCCTTGTAAACCTTGTAAACCTTGGTTACCTTGTAGACCCTGCATACCTTGCAGGGCAGCACTTAAGATAGTATCTTTCTTAAGTTGACCATCATCCTGATCATAAAATAAGATATAATCTTCAGGAGCTGCTTGTGTTTGTATTCTATCTGAGATTGCACCTGGGTTAAAACTAGTTAAGTTTGATGCTGTAACACCAGATCCTAGTGTTGTAGCACTAAGAACTTCGTCGATATCAACATAATATTTTCCTCCGGCGGATGATACTCCTATATTTGCATTTGACTGCCATGCATCAATATCATATTCATAAAGAAGAGCTCTTCTGATGCTTGTTGAACCAATACCAATAAAATTACCATCAAGATTCTGTAGATCAGTTTCCCTAGCATTAAAGATAATAGATTCAGTAGTTAAAATAACGTCATCATTAAAGAAACTAATGCCATCACTGTTAAATCCAATAGGTGTTCCTTTAATAGACAAGTCACCTTCAATATATACCAAACCATCTGAGAATGGTGCGATAGTAATAGAAGCAGGACCAGTAATCCTTGTTTGAGTAATACTTAGTGATGAAGTAGTATCAAATCCAGTATAAAATGCATCTGCAGTTAGAATACCAGAAACTACGTTTTCAAATGATGGACTAGATCCAGAGGTAACTACACCAAAGTCGCCAATGTAGCGATAGGCAACAATGTAAATATTACTTGAAGTTACTCCACTCGGAACAACTGATCCATTAAAGTTTAGGATGCCCGATGAATAATCAAAAAACCAAGTATCGTTTGATCCTGCACCAGCAGCAGATAGCTGCACCCCACCAGATGCAGGATCCCCTCTATAAACTTTAACAATGTAATCTGGACCAAAGCTAGGATCAATCCAGTTATTAACAGTACTTGAACTATTATTTCCGTATATTGATCTTGCAATAAATGCTCTATTACCACTAACAGTAGGGTCTACTGTCATTCTAAGGGCACTACTAGTGCCATACACCTGTACAACAGGACCAGATGATGAAGGCGGTGTAGAAGGAATAAGACTAGATTCTGCCCAAATAGTATCTGCGCGTGTTACTATAGGGGAGGGTATAGCTTCTGCGAAAGGAGCTTTTTTAGTACCTGATAAAGTAGAATCCTCAGCTATACCAGTTTTGGATGCGGTATAACCTATCTTTTTTAATAGAAAATCTAGCTTTTGTTCTTGAGATGCTGCCACAGATCTTACTTTCCCTTAACTTATGTAGACGTGAATGACATGGTAGTTATTGACTGCCCAGAGTTCAATCTCCAACGAATCAAAATGCGATTATTCGAATCATTAGATGAAGATTCTGTACCAAATACGCAAGTAAATGTTCCACTATTACCATTCATCGCTCCACCTGAAGAACATCCTGGTTCTGCTGATGTTGGCACACCAGCACCTCTGTATGCTTGGAACATATCTGCCCAACCATTTGTTCCTGACAAAGATGATGTCCAAGTAGAGTTGTTTGGCATACAAACCCAACAACCAGCATAAGAACCAGTTACGACAATTTTAAACTCAGATACCTGAGATCTAATAAAATCCATTTGAAAATACTGTGCCCCAGTTCTACCAGAAGAATAATCTGGTCCTGCTGGTAACCAAGATCCATTTGAATAATCAGTTACATCATGACGCAGTACAGCACCTCTAACGATAGATTCATATGTAGCAGCAGTGTTAGATGCTGTAAATGTTGTAAAGACTGGTGATGGATTATCACCAGTAGAACCTGCATTTACTCTTTTAGCGTTACCAGAACCAGTTCCTAAAGAACTCACTAAGATGTTATCCTCATCAATTTTATTAGTTCTTGCAGTTGTTCCCATCATATTAACTGCCTGAGTTATAGTTGCTCTGACAGAATTTGATCCATAAGGAGTAGTTGCAGTATAGTTAGAGAACCTTGTCGTATCAGTATTAACAGTTTGATGGAGATCTCTGGGTGTCTGAGAAACTAAGCAGGTTACACCAGTACCTACACCATAATTCTGGACTGGTGGATTCGTCCCACCATCAAAATCTGTATAACTCTTAGTACCTCCATTTTGGAATCCTGTGGTTTGACCACCAGATGCCAAGAAAGTGTTCTGAGTGTACATATCACCACTAGCATTCTCACAAGTTATTACATAAGTGAATGCATTGCTAGAAGATTGTGTGTAATGTGGTACACCTGAAGAATAATTTAAGGTTGGTGAAGGTGGTGTTACTGGAGTAGTAGCACTTAATACAGGTGCAGAGACTGTACTTGGATCTTCATACCAAAAAGCGCGTTGAGTTTTATATCCAAACTGCTGAATATATCCTCTATTAAACCCATTTGGAGATGTGGCATTAATCAATCTAGCATCATAAACTTCATAAAACTCTGAGTTAATACCAGGATTTCTAGTTGAGAAAAACGCATCCTTATCATTTGAAATCTGTAACGCACCGTAAATGCCGTCATTTGATCCAGTTGTCAGAGTAACTACTCCAACAGAACCATCATTTATATACCCCGTTACAGTCCCTGCATCACCAGGACCATACTCTGTAATGTAGTTTGAAGTTACTGAGTTAGTGATGTTCCTATTATATTGTGTACCTGCTGATGGAGTTAACTCTCCACTAGTACTATTTGTTGGCGCAAAACCAGCACATAATCTACCAACACCTGTCAATCCAGTCATAGTAAATACTACGTTTGAAATAGTATCGGGTGGTTTTGGTACTAGTTTTCCTAAAATAAAGTTGATTTCATTAACAGAATCTTTTGTATAATCTGCAGTCTCAATGCCAACTGCTCCTGGAAGGAATCCTCCGTTAGGAGTTCCAATGACTTGATCACCATAAAACTCTGAAGCTGTTATAAATCCAGTTACTTTTACGTCATCAATAATAGATAATCTATGATCTGGTAAGGGAAAAGATGTTCCAATACCTACACTATTTGTAGAAGGAGAAAAAACAAATAAAGGATCAACAGATAATGATGTAATAATACCAGAAGTTGCTGTTAAAAACCCAACATACCTAGCATCATTACCAGTGGGATCTGCTAGTTTATTTGATAAAACATTAGATAATGTGGATCCATCACCATAATATTCCGTTGCAGTAATAAATCCAGATACTATGGCATCACCATCAACGGTGATATCATTAGATACATTAATATCTGAGGCAGTTAGTGCCCCAGATACTAAAACATCTCCTGTAACGGTTAGATCTGCGGATGCATATGTTGTACCAATGCCAACCCTACCAGTTACCTCAAGTACAGTAGAGTTTTCGGTATAAGAAGATATACCGACGCTAAGATTCCTTTTACGTTCGCTTAAAAACTTTGGCATTAGTCAACCTATACATTTGTGGTATATACCGCAGATCCAGTTATATAACTGAATATAATAATATTTATTCAATTAAATATTTCTTCATTATCCAAAATACTTTCTTCTTCGTCTTGTTTTGCTAACGTTACTTTAGTTTTTCTGGAGGTTCTTTTCTTCAGTTTTTCTTGTTCTTTAGTAATATCTCCAATAGTTTCGTTGAGATTTTCTACCATAGAACTAAGAGTTGCTACCTTAGCTTCCAATGAGATGTTTTCATTAAACAACTTAAAAGTTTTTTGTTGATATACTGAGATTAAAGTTTTATAGTCATCCTCAGAGATATACTGAAACTCATCTTCTTTATTTCTAGACATAAAAAAATAGGTGTAATAATACACCTATTTATGTGGATTTGATTATATTATTTTTTTAAATCAGTTTAGGGTCTCAAGAACTGAAACGATAAACTTGACATCACTACTTGTACTTCCTTCAACCTTGAGGGAATCTCCCTGCTCCATAACTAGTTTTCCTGCTAATAGATTGACAGCATCATTTGCTGGGATTGGAAACTCACGGAATAGTTCGGTTGTTACCGCAATACCAGATTTGGTTCTTACATGAGAAACGCTAATATCTTGACTAGATGCTCCCACGTTTGATGCTTGTGCCAGGAGGAGTACTCCCGTGTAACCCACGGGAGCAGTATAAATTCCTACTGGTTCTGTTGAGACAACATTAGTGATTGTCTTGAATACGTTAAGGGCTAATGCCATGGATTACTCTCCTCCGAGTGCTAGAATGAATGGGGTTAGGGTTGAGAACAACGACTTGGAATATGCCGTTCCAGAGATAGTACCAGTATTCTGGTTAATGATTAGTCCGTCACCAATCTTGAAGTTACCTGACTGATCAGTACTGGTGAATACGACCAGACCACCATTCAGATTCACAGTTTCATTTTCAGCAATAGTAACGCCACCATTCTGAGGAAGTGCAGCTTTTACATCGATACCAGAACCAATGTATTCAAATGCATGAGATGATGCGAGAACTCTACTTTGCTTGTAGAACTCAACTTCCATTCCAGCGGTTACTTCATATGGAACCTGTGCGTCAAGGGTGATTGTTGAGATTCCTGCAGAAGGATATGTTGCCTTATTAACTGTGTAGTAACTTGGATACATATCAATCACGATTCTTGCAGGTGTTCCTCCACCTATAGGAGCACCGATTGTAACGGTTGGAGGAACAATGAATCCTCTACCGCTAGAAACAACTTCAACTCCAGTTACCTGACCATTCTCGACTGTTGCGATTGCCTGTGCAGGTACGCCCCAAGCAGTTGTTGGATTACCAATAGTAACTTCTGGAGTACTGGTATAACCAGAACCTTTAGTTGTTACTCTAATCTTGTCAACCTGATAGTATAACTTATCAAACACAGTTACTTGACCGTCGAATGGTCTCTGTGGATTAATCTGTACTGTACCACCAGAAGTATAGAAGTGTGGGAATGGACCTTTACCTACGTTAGCGGTAAAGTCTGTTGAAGTTGTAGCAACCGAGCATGTGGTTGGTTGACCCTTAACGATTGCGTCAGTTGCGATACCAATGAGGTTATCAATAGTATCTTGAACATTTTGGCAAGCGTCTGGATCGTTATTGGAGTTAAGAACAGGATCAGGAGCGAGCTTGAAGTTCTTGCTATTTAGTTGATTATTGATAGCAAGTTGCATATAGTCAGCAGATGCACGGAAAGCAGTTACGGTTTCAACTTCTTCACCGATTAGTGCATCAGAGAGTGGCTTGCCAGTCTCTTGATCGAAGTAGTAGTTGGTTGCACTAATGATATTTTTATTAGTGAAGTTAAGAAGATCATTCTTAACTGCATCAACGATGTAACCAATGTCTCTTCTGCACTTAGTCTCTTGATCTAGGAGTCTACCTGCATTAGGTAAGAAGTTATCTAGTTCAGTTAGAGTACCGATTCCGATTACAGTTGTAACGATTCCGATTCTATTGTCAACTACGTCCTGAACATCTTGACAGGTTTCAGGATTACCCGATCTTGTATAAGTGATTACTGGACCAACACCGTAGTTTGCACCACCGAAGGATAGAGTTAGATCCTTAGTATAGAGTTGGTTAGTTAGAGCACCCTTCATGTAATCACCTGCCTTACCGAAAGCAGTTACAGATTCAGATCTTTCACCATACAGACCTGGAGTTAGTGGTTGACCAGTTCCAGTGAAGTATTGCTTAGTGAAGTCTCTTGAATAAGTATTACCTCCGAGGAATACGTCAGTTGAAACAGCGTCAACTAGGTATCCAATGTCTCTTGCACACTTATAACCACCTGGGGAAGAAGTAGTTCCGAGACCAACGAAGTCATCTGCATCAGTTCCATAACCAACTGTCTGACCAAACTCGCCTGGTTGTAAGTAGAAATAACCATTGTTGATACCGTATGTTCCATCATAAAGTGCTGCAGTGTTACCTGCGGCAACTACGACTGTTACAATACCAACTAGGTTTTCAATGTTTGCCTGAACATCTGCACAGGTTTCACCATTACCCGAAGCATTATACTGGATATTACCACCAGCACCATTGTAAGATGCAGGACCGAAGGTTAAAGTTAGATCCTTAGAATATAGTTGGTTAGTTACTGCTCGCTTCATGAGAGGTTCAGCAGCTTCAAATGCGGTTAGTGAAGGTGCGAGTTCACCGTCTAGTCCGCCTCTGATTACTGATCCATCAGCGTAGTAGTATTGCTCAGAGAATCCTCTGGAATATCTATTACCACCAGTAAACACGTCAGTTGATACTGCATCAACTAAGAATCCAAGGTCTCTAGCACACTTGTAACCGCCAGGGTTCTCAGTGGTTCCGATACCAGTTCCTCTGTCGAAGATTCCAGTATCATAAGTTAGAGCGCCGAATGAAGCAGTGCTTCCAGCACCAAGAGAAACAGTTACAATACCAACCAGAGTATCAATGTTATCCTGAACATCTAAGCAGGAATTCTCGTTTCCAGACTGTAGAACAGGGATAGAGGAACCGATACCATAGTACTGAGGACCAGATGAAATACCAAGATCCTTAGTATAGAGTTGGTTAGTGATTGCATCCTTCATCCACTCACCGCCACCCATTAAACCAACGATTGTTGGAGCAACTTCATTTCCATCAATGTGAATAGCACCAGACTGGTTGAAGTATTGCTTGGTAAACTCTTGTGAGTATCTGTTACCAGAAGTGAATACGTCGGTTGCGACGGCATCAACAAAGAATCCAACGTCTCTTGCACACTTATAACCACCTGGAGTGTTAGTTGTACCAACACCAACTGATTGATCAAATAGACCAGTGTTGAGTGGGAATGTAATAGAAGCAGTGCTTCCAGCACCAAGAGAAGATGTTACGATTCCAGCGAGAGTATCAATGGTATCTTGAATATCCTGACATGCAGTTGAAGAAGTGTTAGCAACGTCTGAACCCTCATTTCCTGCATTATATGTTGGGTTACCAACTGAGATTGTTAGATCAGAGTATGTAGCGCCAACTAAAGAGTTAGTAATTGCATTGAGCATGTACCCTCTTGCTTGATCAAAGACATAGAGTGACTCATCCATCTCACCCTGTAGACCATTAGAGATTAGTGAACCATTTTCAAAATATTGGAAGGTGAACTCAGAAGCATAAGTATTACCACCAGTTAGTACATCAAGAGCAACTGCATCAATGAAGAATCCAGTATCTCTCTTACACTTCTCTTCAACTGAAGCGAAGTTGAATGAACTGAATAGTGGGTTATTGACTGCATCGGTGAACGCTGCGCCAACGATTACCTCCTTATTGAGTTGAATCATTCTGTAAGCATCATAATATCTTGATCTTCCGTTAGACTGTGCGTCACCTGGGAAGTAGAATGCATCATAAGCATCATAACCTTGAGCAATAGAACCGATAGATCTATCGATAACTTCTTGCTTGTTCTGTTGGATTAGACGATATGAATCGAAGTATCTGTACTGCTCATCATCTCTCTCATCAAATCCAGTGTTAAGAGTTGGGAGTTGTGAAGTGGTTCCTAGACCAACTGCAACAGTTGCAATACCAACTAGGTTCTCGATTAGGTCTTGAACATCTGCACAAGATGATGCGCTTCTGTTATCATTAGTGACGTAATCGGGAGAAATAGTTAGGTCTTGAGCATTGAGTTGGTTAGTTACTGCTCCTCTTGCGAGATCGCCAAGTGCAGTGAATGCGGTAACTGACTCAGACTCTTCACCGAGTAGACCATCAGAGATTGGATTACCATTACCATCGAAGTATGATAGAGCGAATCCAACAACATTATCGTTAGAACCTGCCCATACATCCTCTGCGAGTGCGGAGTGTAGATAACCAAGATCTCTAGCACACTTAAATCCGCCTGGGGATGCTACAGTACCAACACCCGACTGGTTAAAGTAACCAACATTTAATGTTGGAAGACTATTGGTTGATCCAAATCCTACTGCAGTGGTAACCACTCCAACTAGGTTTTCAATGTTTGCTTGGACATCAACACAAGCTTCAGCATTACCAGAAGGTAGTACAGGGATGGAAGAACCAGCGCCTGCATAAATCGCTTTACCTGGTGAGATTGTTAGATCTTTGACGTTGAGTTGGTTAGTGATTGCCTTTCTTGCATAGAATCCTGCGTAATCGAAGGAAACAACACTTGGAGACTCTTCGCCAGTCAGACTTGCTGTTGGTGAACCTGCCCCATCAAAGTAGAATAGAGTGAAATCTCTTGTGTAGCTATTACCACCTGTAAATACATCAGTTGCAACGGCATCAACAAGGTAACCAATATCTCTTGCACACTTAGTACCACCAGGAGATAGAGTACCGAAGTCTTCCATCTGGAGTGATAACTTGGTGAATGGATCAGTGTTGACTACAAAGTTACCAGTATTGAGAGCATCGCCAGAAGGTAGTTGTGTAGTGGTTCCGAGACCAACTGCAACTGTTACGATACCAACTAAGTTCTCAATAGCAGACTGAACATCAATACAAGCATTAGCATTACCAGAGATTAACACAGGTAGTTTAGTATCATCGGTACCGTATCTAGCAGTACCAGAAGAAATGCCAACATCCTTAGAGTTAAGTTGGTTGGTAACTGCCTTCTTCATGAAGGTCTCTGCAGAATCAAATGCTACAAGTGATTGTGCTTCTTCACCAACCAGACCATTGCTGATTGGAAGTCCAGCGCCATCAAAGTATTGAAGAACGAACTCTCTAGAATAGCTGTTGCCTCCAGTAAATACGTCGGTTGAAACTGCATCAACTAAGAATCCAATATCTCTAGCACACTTGAATCCACCTGGGGATGAAGTAGTACCAATACCAGATTGTGAGAAGTAACCATCGTTGATTGATGTAGGAACGTCTGCGAATGTTGCGGTTGTACCAATAGAAACAACTGCAGTAACAACTCCAACGAGAGTATCAATGTTATCCTGAACATCAATACATGCTGCTGCATTACCCGAAGGAAGAACTGCAATATCTCCACCAGCACCACCATAAGTAGCAGCACCAGAAGAAATGCCAACATCCTTTCTATAAAGTTGGTTGGTGATTGCGTCCTTCATGAACTCACCAGCAGCAATGAATGCAGTGTTTGAAGGAGCTTCTTCGCCTAGTAGACCTGTCTTAATCCATCCACGATAGGTTGGTTCATATGACTTGACAGAATCGATTGTTGTTCTTACGAATGTATGTGCAGACTGTGGAAGATGCTTGATTGCTCCAGCGATTGCACTTACAAATGTATGTGCTGTTTGTGGTTCATGTCTAATAGCATTACACTCAGCACGTACAAATGTGTGTACAGAACCTGATGCAGAACCAGCATTTCCAACATTAACTGTGAATGTACCAGTCTGCCTCTCAAGACCGTTTGCAGATGCACTTACAAATGTGTGAGTTCCAGTGTAGTCAGCAGCACCAATATTAATCTTGAAGGTGTTATCAGTCTTCTCACTGATCTGTAACCAGCGACCTGATGGATAATCATATCCAGCGCGTGGATATGACTTAGATACTGTGTTACCATCTAGTTCGCAAGTGAAGGTTAGTGAACCATCATCAAGTTTAATATAATCTTCATTAGCAAATCCATGAGAAGCAACTGTTAGAACAACATCTCCAGTTGCAGGGTCATAAGTTGCTGCAGTTACAGTATGAGTGGAAACGCCAACTTCATTGATCGCAGTTGCGATACCTGAGATTGGATTGCCTGCTGCAGGATATGCATGTTCAGTAGCATTTCCATCCTGGTCACAAGTGAAGATCATTGACTCATCTTCAATAATGACTGCACGACCAACGCCAAGACCATGCTGACCAACAGTAACAGTTAGATCACCAGTTGCTGCATTATAAGTAGCAGCAGTTGGATCAAAGTACTTGTTAGGACCAGACTTACCTACATTAACGGTTAGAGAATCATCTGTAACACCAGTAATCTTGATTGATCTACCTGCGTATGGATCGATTCCTGGACGTGGATATGTCTTCTGTGCTTGATTATTATCAAATGCACAAGTGAAGGTGAAAGAGTTGTCCTCGATGATAACACCCTCTCCAACACTCAGTGAGTGCTCACCAACAGTAACGGTGAAGTCACCAGTTGCAGGATCATATGTTGCTGCAGTTGGGTTGAATGACCAGTCAGTACCAGAAGCACCAACATTAACAGTCACTGATGTTGCACTAGTTCCAGTAATCGTTAGAGGAGAGTTATATGCAACTTGACCTTTTGCTGGTAGAGAGTGCTCACTCTTATTGCCATCCATTGCACAAGTGAAAGTGAAGCTTTCCTTGTCTAGGAAGATAACATCAGATGTTTGTAGTGGGTGATCTGCACCAACAATCATCGTGAAGTCGCCAGTTGCAGGATTATAAGTTGCAGAAGTTGGTGTCCAACCTGCTGCCTCTTGGAAGTTATTTTGTAGATAACCAATAGCGTAGGAGTTACCTCCAGTAAATACGTCAGTTGAAACAGCGTCAACTAAGAATCCAAGATCTCTAGCACACTTAAGTCCACCAGGAGAATAGGAGCTAATACCAAGTGCCTGGTTAAACTCACCTACGTCTAGAGTTCCTTGACTTGTAGGTAGTTCTGAAGTTGTACCGATACCTACAGCGTAAGTAACAATTCCGACTAGTGCATCAATACTATCCTGAACATCTAGACATGCATTTGCATTACCAGATCTTAGAACCTCAATGTTAGGACCGCCACCTCCGAAGTATGCTTTACCCGAAGAAATGCCAACATCCTTATTGAAGAGTTGGTTAGTTACTGCATCCTTCATGTATTCGCCAGCAGATTCAAATGCGACGACTGAAGGACCTTCTTCACCTAGAAGACCATTAATGATTGGAGCAGCATTATCAAAATACTGCAATGCAAATCCATCTGCATAGTAGTTACCAGCAGTGAATAGGTCAGTTGAAATAGAATCGATGAAGAAACCAAGGTCTCTTGCACACTTATAACCACCTGGTGATGAAGTAGTACCAACACCAACAGACTGGTTGAAGTAACCATAGTTGATAGTTGCCGTTACATCAGATGCAGTTGCAGTGGTTCCTAGACCAACAACTGAAGTAACGATACCGATTAGGTTATCAATGTTGTTCTGAACGTCAATACATGAAGCTTCGTTACCAGATCTTAGAACAGCAATATCACCTCCACCACCACCATAAGAAGCAGGACCAGATGAAATACCAAGATCCTTAGTATAGAGTTGGTTAGTGATTGCGTCCTTCATGAACTCACCAGCTCCGATGAATCCATATAGAGACTGTAGTTCTTCTTCGTATAGACCCTCACTGATTGGATTACCAGTTCCATCATCGAAGTACTCAAGGATAAACTCTCTAGAATAGAGGTTACCGCCAGTAAATACGTCAGTTGAAACTGAATCGATTAGGAATCCGATGTCTCTAGCACACTTGAATCCTCCTGGAGTTGCAGTGGTTCCGATACCTGCTTGGTTGAAGATACCGAGATTTCTTGTACCAGCGAAGGAGGTTGTATTTGCCTCAGTAATAGCATCAGTTACGATTGTAACTAGGTTTTCAATGTTTGTTTGTACGTTAGCACAAGCACCAGTATCAGTATTTGAAGATGCTAGAGGATCAGTTGTAATACCAACATCAGTATAGGTTAGGTTGTTAGCAATAGCTAACTTCATTCTGTCTCTTGCTTCATTGAAAGCGTAGATGGATTGAACCTCTTCGCCACCAATACCATTATCATAGATAGCATCATTCTCAAAATATTGTAGAGTAAAGTCTTGAGAATATGCGTTACCACCAGTTAGAATGTCAAGAGAAATGGCATCAATAAAGTAACCAAGGTCTCTCTTACACTTAGTTTCAGTGCTAAGGATACCAGGATACTGAGTTCTTGTAGCATTCCAAGAACCATTAATAATCTCATCTTTGTTTTTCTGGATCAGACGATATGAATCATAGTATCTGGAACGTGCATTTGTCTCTTCATCACCAGGGAATACCCAATCAGTTGGATAAAGATCATAGTTAACAGTGATGTTACCAATAGATCTATCAATAATTTCTCTTCTGTTCTGTTGGATTAGACGATATGAATCGAAGAATCTTGATCTTTCATTAGTTTGAAGATCGTTAGGGAAGTAGAAATCAGGATAACTGATAGAGATAGATGCTAGTGACTTATCAATAATCTCCTGTCTATTCTGTTGGATTAGACGATATGAATCATAGTATCTGGATCTTGCTGTAGTTTGAGAATCGCCTGGGAAATAAAAGTCTGGATGCTCTAATGAAATAGCAGCAAGTGACTTATCAATAACTTCTTGTCTGTTCTGCTGGATTAGGCGATATGAATCGAAATATCTTGAGCGAGCATTGGTCTCAAGATCTCCAGGGAAGTAGAATTGATCATACTTAGTTGCAATAGAAGCAAGTGACTTATCAATAATCTCTTGCTTGTTCTCATTGATTAAACGATATGCATCATAGAATCTTGATCTTGCATTGGTCTCTGTATCGCCAGGGAAGAAGAAATCGTCATAGTTGTCATAATCTAATGAGATAGAAGCAAGGGACTTATCAACAATTTCTTGCTTGTTCTGAAGGATTAGACGATAAGAATCATAGAATCTAGATCTATCAGTCGTCTCTGCATCATCAGGGAAGTAGAAATCTGGGTGATATAGACCGATAGTCGCAAGAGACTTATCAATGATTTCATCTTTATTTGAGTTAATAAGATTAAATGAATCTTTAAATCTGTTTCTTGAAGTATCTGGGAAGTAGAAATCTGGGTGGCCAATAGCAATCTGTGCTAGCGACTTATCAATAACTTCCTGTCTGTTCTTCTGGATCAGACGATATGAATCAAAGAATCTTGATCTTGCGTTTGTCTGATTATCATTAGGGAAATAGAAATCAGGATGCTCAACAGCAATCTCTGCAAGTGATCTATCAATGATCTCTTGCTTATTATGTTGGATTAGACGATATGAATCAAAGAATCTTGATCTTGAGTTAGTCTCTTCTTCGCCTGGGAATACAAAATCAGGATGCTTATAAGAGATAGAAGCAAGTGCCTTGTCAAGAATCTCAGTTTTGTTTGCTTCGATTGACTCGCTAGCATCACTATATCTACCAGGAGCAACAGACTTAACTTCAAAAATAGTACCGTAGTTACCTGTTGGATATAGAAGTGTCTCCTGACCACCGTCTGAAGTGCAAGTAAATCCTAAACCTGCAATGGTAACACCCATACCAACACTTAGTTCGTGTTGTCTGTCGAGTGTGAATGAAGTAACTCCTGTTACATGATCATAAACAGCATCAACAACATTCATTACAGGGGCGTTTGCATCAATCTTAATCTCAAAAGTAGATGCATCTACACCTGCATTTGATGTTACGACACCAACATATTTGAGAGGTCCGACGCCATCAGCGACAAGACCGAAGTTGCCGAATGATGAGTTAGAGTTGGTAAGGTCGCAAGCACCACCTGACTGGCAGAGGATTGCGGTATCTGAACAGATGGTGAACATGGACACCAACTGAGCGAATGCTTCGTTGAAGATTTTAGCACCTAAACCACCTGGGTTAATCTGGGTATAGGAGTCAAGAACCATGGACTTAATAGGTCCAATGGCATACTTACCATCAATGTTTAGACCAATAGTGCCTGGAATGAAGTTTGTACAGTTCTGAATATATGGCGATTGGTCAATATAAGGAACAACTTCTGGGTTAAATGTAACGATTGCGCCATCGGATTTTTGTGCTGGTCCAATGAATGACATCTCTGCGATGTAGCATCCATTGTCTAACCAGAACAAGTCTCCTTGATTTTTTGGTGTAACCGTAACTTCACGAAGTGAGTCGCCAACGACTGACACATTGTCGGGAAGTACGATTGGGTTATCTTCTAGATAAACTCCAGCACTAATTTTAATAACAGTTCCTGGGACAGACTCTGCGACGGCAGCTTTAATGGTTCTTTTTGCGTCTCCGAGTTTCTTACCTGTGTTGTTGTCGTTACCATCTTGTGTTACATATAGGACATTAATAACGGTCGCACCAGCACCAACTCTTACAATGTCTGTTCCAATACCTGGCCTATTTCTGGCCATGTAAAGTTCGCCATCATTAGTATTAATGGCCATTTCTCCTAGAGGGAGATCAGAGACTGTAGGTTTTTTGTTAGGTACTGAAGACCTTTTGAATCTAATTTTAGGACTTGCCATTAACCCATCCAGAAAAATTTTCGGTACTTTTACTTTATTTATGAAATATCTTTATTAAGTTACATTACAATATTATAAATCTTTAAAGTCCGTAGAGTCCACAATCAACAGTAATATTCTCCATCAATCTCTCACCATCTTCACAGGTGATGACTTGAGACTGACCAGCGCAATCATTCAACCATAGTGCTCCAATTTCAAGAGCAGCATATGCTTCTGCAAGAACACTATTACTATTTAATATAGCTCTCTGAGCAAACTTCATTCTATCATCATCATTATCATAATACATTGCTGCTTTCTCTGAAGAGTTAGTAGCAGTATCAAAATAGTTCAGAACAACGCCAACATCATTACCCAAATCTTGAGTTGGAGGAACTAACTCTCCAGTAGCCTCATCTAATATTAAACCAAGTTCGATTAAAGGATCTCTGAGCGTGAAAGTTTCAGAATCTACAAGGAATCTTCCACCATCAATAAGCAAATCACCAGTAATATTGGCATTACCAATAACTGTTAGTACAGTTTCAAAGTCAGTGTATCCCTGAACACCAAGTGTTAACTCCCTTTGAGTAGGACTTAAATATTTTGTCATTTAGAAATAACCCTTCTTAACCGTAAAGTTATTTAGTGAAATAATGTACTTAATATTCCCCACCATCAAAATCGATACGGTTATCAAGATCTGTGTCAAGTTGATCAATAAAGACTTCTGGTAGACCTGGATTCTCGGGTTCTTCAACAGCAGCAGAAAGAACGTTGTCTGGGTTTTCCGCTCTCCACTTATCGAGTAGTTCATTATACATGAGAGTGTATCTATCTTTAGCATCATCGACATCAGTATCGACAAGATCGGATAGACGAAGACCACTAAGTTTATCAAGGATAGCTTGCAGAAGCTCGTTAGATGAGTCTAGTTGTAAGTTAGATCTTAAGTATGCTAAGAAATCTTCAGGTAATCCTGGTTGAGTAGTTTCAGTTAAAGCAGCAGCACTAAAAATCTCATCGGGGTTAACTGATTCATATTTTTCAGTATTCTCATTAAACATTAACACATATTTATCCAATGTGTTGTCTATGTCAACATCCTGAAGATCGGAAAGTTTCCTTGCCATTACTATTCCTGATTTAGTAACTACTTTAATATTTCCTAATGGGAGTTTACTTTTTACATTAAATAGTTTTTTTCTTACTCTGACTTTGATTGTCATATGGTAGTATCCTCGACAATTATTGTTCCAGTTACAACTCTAGTGACAAAATCTAACTCACTATTTTGAATAAACACATCAAAATAGTTTCTTCCAGAGCTCAACTCCGTTGTCATGGATCTCCCCATGGAGATATTTACCTCTGCATCTGCTGTAGTAATACCAACAACAAAACTATGCGACTTAGTTGCTGTTGGATGTTTTTTGATCTTTGCAAATGCAGTAGTATATAGCAAGTTGAGCATGTCGCCGTCATCACCAGTTAGATAGAATGATGCTTCAAAATCTGCACCTTTTTCTATTGTTAGGTTAACAACAGATGCACTCATTTTCTTATACCTTTACCGTAATTCTATTTATTAAAAAGCACCGCCATCAAAATCTGTGATTGCTCCTACTGTTCCAACATACCTCCATCCTTTAATATAAACACTTGCGCCGCCAGTAACTAAAGTTGGTACATTTGTTCCCGCAAAGTTTAATATCCCAGATGAGTAATCAAAAAACCATTCATCATTATTACCGCTACCTCCAGCAGAAAGTTTCGTCCCCCCAGATGCTGGATTTCCTGCATAAACTTCTACAATATAATCTGACCCAAACTGAGTATCAATCCAGTTAGTTACATTGGCAGAAGTATTTACTCCAACTATCTCTCTGGCAATAAAGCTTCTTCTACCACCAACAGTGTTATCCTCTGTCATTGGATAAGCATTGGATGTTCCATATGTTTCAATCAAAGTATATGATGGATATCCTTCTCCAGGAACAATGATCAAATCTCCTGTCGGTGGAGTTGATGGTATCCTAGCAGACTCAAACCAAAGACCGTTGTTTGGTATTATTATGGGTGATGGTATTGGTTCCGCAAACGGAGCTTTTTTAGTCCCCGAAAGAGTGGAATCCTCAGCAATACCAGTTTTACTTGATGAATATCCTAACTTCTTTAGAAGAAAGTCAACCTTTTGCTGTTGAGATAATGCCATTAGATCCTAGTATTAAGTATTGCGGAATGACAATGTGTTAATCTGATCTCCAGAATCCAATCTGATTCTTATGAGTATTCTATTAAAAGCATCATTAGACGATGACTCAGTACCAAATACGCATGTAAAAGTTCCTGTCCCTCCAGTCATATTTCCTGCAAAAGCGCATCCAGGAAGGGCGCTATTAGGAATACCAGAACCTCTATATGCTTCGAACATATCTGCCCAACCATTGGTTCCAGATAGGGATGTATTCCATTGGGTATTGTTTGGCATACAAACCCAAAATCCACCATAAGATCCATTGATTGAAATCAAAAACTCTGAAACGTTTGTTCTAAACATTTCAAGTTGAATGTATTGAGCTCCAGTCCTACCAGAAGAATAATCTGGTCCTACTGGAAGATATCCAGTAGAATAGTTTGTTTGATCGTGTCTTAAATCACCACCAACAACAACAGCTTCATAAGTTGCTATTGGGTTTGATGCAACCCAAGAAGTAGTAACAGGTGTTGGATTATCTCCAGAAGAACCAGCATTAACTCTTCTAGCATTTCCAGATCCCGTTCCTAAAGTTTGAATGAGAATATTATCTTCATCTATCACATCAGTTCTAGCAGTTGTACCCATGATATTTACATTCTCAGTTATAGTTGCACGAACACTATTTGATCCATATGGAGTGGTTGCAGTATAGTTTGAGAATTTCTGAGTGTTGGTGGTTACAGTGACATGAGAATTTCTAGGAACTTGAGACAATGTACATGTAACTCCAACACCAACACCAAAGTTTCTTACTGGTGGATTAACACCGTCAGTAAAATCTGGATATGATTTATTTCCCCCATTTTGAAATCCAGTAGTTTGACCAGAAGAAGTCAAGAATGTATTTGTAGAATACATATCTCCAGTTGCATTCTGACAAACAATCTCATATACAAAAGCATTATTTGTTGCTTGTGTATAATGAGGAATACCCGAAGAATAGTTTAGTGTTGGTGATGCAGGTGTTACTGGAGTAGTTGCTGCCAAAACAGGAGCAGGTACTACACTAGGATCTTCATAATATAAGTATTTTTGAGATTCATATATGATAGTTCCAACTTGATGTTTAATATAACCCATATTAAATCCATCAGGTGATGAAGCATTTAATATTCTTGAGTCGTATACCTCATAAAAGTTTGATGTAATACCAGGATTTCTAGATGATAAAAATGCGTCTTTATCATTTGCAATCTCCAATGATGTGTAAACACCATTATCACTGTTAATATCATTAGAGATACTATTATCAGGATTGATAACATCATTTGTTATCATCATCCTAGTTCCTTTAGGATCAAAGTTTATCATAGCAGAAACATCACCATCATCACCAGGACCATACTCAGTCAACCAGGTTGATGTAACACTGTTGCTAGTATTTCTTGGATATTGTGTTCCTGCTACTGGAGAAAATACCCCAACAGTATTATTAGTAAAAGAAAATCCTGAGCACAATCTACCAACATTAAGTCCAACTATACTAAAAGAAGCGTCAAGAATAGTTGCTGGTGGTTTTGGAACTAGTTTTCCTAGAATAAAGTTAATATCATTAATAGAGTTTTTTGTAAACTGAGTTTCATCTATTTCAATAGCGCCAGGTTTAAATCCACCAGCAGGTTCACCAAATCTTAAAGGACCATTATATTCACCAGCAGAAACAGCATTACTTATATCAACGGTTCCTCTGAATAGTGAAGGACCATTAACATCAAAATCTGTAGTAGGTTCACTATCAGTATTTCCAATAGCAACCTTACCCCTAAAACTACTTATTCCAGTTGCAAACGTATCTTTTGGTTTTAATGTAGTATCAACACTCAAAACGCCAGAGACTAAACCGTCTCCAACGACATGAAAATCTGATCTGGCAATATCAGTTTTAACTCCAACATTGCCAGTAACTTGTAGTGCTGTAGTGTTGTCAGTATATGATGGTATACCAACCCTAAGTGTTCTGTTAAGTTGACTTAAATACTTTGCCATTTATTCGTTTACTAAAATGCAATGACAAAAAGATTATTATAGTTATATGTTTTTATTTAGTCAATTTGTTTGTCGAACTCAAACATCCCATACTCTGATCCCCATACCATTTTTTTAGTTACAGGATCATATCCCCTATCAATAACTCTATAAGTATTTTTTCTCAATTCAGACATGGTAAATAAGAACGATTCTTTACCATTTTTATTTACCATACATTCACACCCCATGATCATACCATAATAAACACCATTCTGTTTAGTAAAAATACAATCACAGTTCTCATTCTTTTCTAAATCATCTTCAGTGATTTTATCTATATCAGTGAAATATAAAAATCTTTTACCATCCTTCACTTTATAACTACTAACTATTAGTTTATCTTCATACTGATTTATCTCCAGAACAAACTGTCTATAAGGAGGTTGTTTGCGAACAGAATATTTCTGTTCTCCATAAATCATATTATTACTTAATAACTCATGACGTAAACTAATCTGAGAATATTGTGAAGGGTATGAAAATGCTTGTTTTCGATTATGAAAAGATCCAAGTAACCATTCTGTAAACTCCTCAATCATTCAGTACTACCTCTTCTTTGATGACGTATTAATGTAGAAAATAATACCTTACCAATAGCAGATATTAGATTACCTTCAATTTCATTAAAGACATTCATATTTAGTTTGAATGCTAGATTAGCTTCTTTGATAATCTCATCGATTTCATTTTGATCGAAAGGAAGAGTATCTAATACATCTCTATAATCTCCCTTAAAAACTTTTTCATCTTTAATATCTTTAAAAATATAAAAGTTCATCCCAACATCAGGAACTTTTAAAGCAGATTGAGCAATATTTTTCAATACTTGTCCACCAGAAAGATCGCCAATATACCTAGTATAATGATGTGCAATCAATAAGTCTTGATTTTCATTAGATACCTCTTTAATCCTGGCAACATATTCTTTGCAAGATTTTGTTTGAGTAATCCTTTCTTTCCAATCATATCCTAGATAATATTCTAAATCTTTTTCTAAAGATTTTTTTCTGAAGAGTTGTGGAAAATAAATGTTTGACACAATCATATCATCTTTGTGTCTTTCAAACTCTTCTTCCATCGCGGAATAGATATGGTACAAGTCTGATAGTAATCTTACATAAGATTTCTTTTCAACCACACCTTTGAGAAAACAGGTAATGAAACCTGTATTCTCTGCCATAGTGTGAGATTTTTTAGTACCTTCTCTTATTTGTTGTGATAGGTTAGACATAAGCTCTACTTGGTATTAGAATCCGACACCTTTCCAAGATATGGATCATAATCAGTAATCATGTTTACATCAATATCTGATCCGTTCGCTTTCCAGAAGTTTAAAACTCCTCGATAAGAAGCTTTATGGAATTTATCAACATGATCTGGGTGGATTGTCGATCCTAGGTCTGTTTTATAAAGTAAAAGTGGAGTGGCGTAAGTCGCACCAGAGTTGTAGATTAGATCATCTGCAACAGGTCTTGGTTTAACACCATTGTCAAGTTTATATTTAGCGCCTCTCACATGATTTTTTATGATTTTTTCTGCATGATGCCTTGTAATGACATAACATGCGGTTGAAAAATCATTAACAAACCTGTTATGTACGGGAACTACGATATTACCAGTACAAATAATAGCTAGTTGTAAAACATCCCAAGAGTAAGGTGCTTTAGCAATAAAGTCTTGCCAAGTAAAGTTCCAATAGAGAACAGTCTCTAAACTACAATCATCTTCCATGATGACTGCATAAGGAGAATCTGATGTTTCATACCAATGTTTGATTGCTTTAATATGAGAAGTAACACATCCAATCTCACCTGATGACATCATCGGAGGATAAGTTCCTTTGATAATATCACTTAGATCATCTTCTCTACCATCGTATGCAGAGATACGCTCATAGTTTTCAATTTCCCAATACTTAAACTGATCTTCCATCCACTTACGACGCTCAGGTTGACCATCTAGATTTAGATAATAGATAGGACCAAAGTTTTTAAGTTTGTAAGCTGCTTTGTTTTTTTCTGAGAAATCAAAATCCAACTCCATTTTTTCCTCTTCTTTAGGAACATAAGATTCAATAAGTTTTTCCATGAAGGGAATGTGATATTTCTCTAGAGTATTTTTCCACTCAAACTGTTTTGCATACTCTAGGATTTCTTGACGATTAGCGACTGAATACTCTCTGTTCTTGATGATTTCGGATTCAACATATTCAATGTCGTTGATTTTATCTTCAGGGATTACAGTAATAAATCCTCTATCAATATCAAGATTTGCTTTACCCCATTCGCTAACAACAACACCTAGTCCTGCAGCGAATGCTTCCATACACACTAATGGATGAGCTTCTCCATCAGAAAGAAGAACTAGATTTCCATATTCAGTCAACTCATCATATAGAGTTTCTTTAGTCCATTCCCCAAGATAGTTTTTGTTAATATCAAACTTTTTATCATCAACAATACCAGCATAATAAAGAGAACTAATAGACTGGAATAGATGCTGTCGTTTCCGATAGTCTACCTTTGCGACATAAATGCTTTTATCACTTTGTTTTGGTTCTTCAGTTACTCTAAAGTTTTTCGAGTTTACGCCATTAGGAGTAACGAATACTTGATCTTCTGGAATATTATTATTGACGTATACTTCTTTAATGCCTTCAGAAAGAGCAAATACATTTGGTTTGTAAACCTTGAATGCATCTAGTACAGCTCGATAACCGCCAATCTTTTCTGGTTGCTCAAGATATGCATAATGTGTTGTAATCGCTGTCGGATATTTAAGATGGGGATATAGTCCGACCATATTGTCAAACTCGATATGAACAAAATCTGGATTAAACTCATCAATCTGCTTAATCGCATCAGATCCATTTGTAGTATTGACAATCTGAACTTCATGTCCAAGTTCTTCATAGCAACACTTCATGTCCCAAATAAGAATTTCTACAGCACCCCACCCTTTAGGTGGAATAGGCATCACGCCAGGACCTACGATTGATACTTTCATTCTACTTCTCCCATGTCATAGTCACACATTTCCTTTACAAGATCTTCAAAAGAATATTTTGGATCCCAGTTTAGAGTTTTTTTGGCAAAACTGGGATCTCCAACAAGAGTATTTATCTCTTAGATAACTCCTGAATAAACTCGTAGTCTCTATGCTTTCCAGCATGATTTTCAAAGGCAATAAACATATCTGGATTATTTTTATAAACATATGCCATAGCACTTTGCTCATTGTTGATTAGATTGTTAGCGATCATTTTGTTTTGAAGGACATCATCTACAAGATCACAGAACTTACTCATGACTTCTGCTCCTCCACACCAAAGACCTCCCATTACCCACGTTCTACCATCCCACAAATCTTCTAAGGTATATGATTTAGCATTAACCAAATCTCCATAGTAAGACATGAAGGTTTGTATTATAACATGGTCTTTGCAATCTAGCAATGTTTCCATGGCAGTCTGTGATGGATACTCCAAATCCATGCCAAAGAAAAATCTAGATAGACCAGCATCCATCCACATAAAAAGTTCAGTATTAAAGGGATTGTCGGAAATAATCCGATTTACCCATCGAAACTTAGAATAGATAACTGAGTTATAAAGAGCTAGTTTACATTCTACTCTGTTGGGAGCTTGAACTTTTTCCTTAAAGTTATCAGAGTTTAAAATACCATCAATCTTCTCAGTTAAATGATAGTAAGGAATATCTTCCAATGCTTGGGTGATTATCTTTGTAGGCAACCCTTCCCTACATTTTTCTACAAATGAAACAAGAGACTCTTCTACAAAGATTACCATCGGTCTGGTAACTTTTAGAGTTTCTTCAAACCAAGAAAGATATTCTTGAAACTTTCTACCATCTCCATCTTGTTCTCTATTGATATCATAAAGAGCAGTTACTATTGTGATAGAATCAGACATGATATTTTGAATTATTTTTACTTAAATGAACAATCTTAGGTTCAAAATCACAGTATTGACCGAACATTTCTGGGTATGCAAACTGTGGTCCTAAGACATTTGTATTATCTCGGTTTTCTATAAGAAACTTATTAAGGTGACTTTCATCATGCCACTGAGCAATTACATCATTATCTAAATCTATTTGAACTCGACGATCGAGTTCACAAATAAGATTCATAATCTTTGAAGACTTTCCTCCCCATAAGCATCCTTGGAAATACACAGATAAATCATCATCCTCTGAAATGGCAGATGTAGATTTTTTATTCGTCTCAAACGCACCAAACTTCTGATTATGTGGGGGCATCTTAAGAAAATGGCAAGGATGATGAACACCAAAGAAATCTTTAGTATCATCAAAGAACTCTTCTTCAGTTACAGTATCTACAACTAAAGCATCCGCATCAATAAAAACAAACCAATCTGTTTCTGAGATTACATCTTTTGCTTTTTGAATAATCTCAAATCTTTTTAGTGTGATATAAGGCCATTCAATATGCTCATAGTCATAGGTATTAATATCTTCAGGAAAATCTCCATCACCATCAGTAAAAACTAAAAACTGTTTTTCGGTATTAGGCAAAAAATATTCATGAATATTTTCATAGTATCTGGGAAGAAAGTTTAAATACTTTCCTGTTCCAATAAAACAAATAGCAACTTTCATCGTTTTAAAAAATCATAGTTTACATGTTTACCTGCAATGTCAGAGAAGTCACTTCTTTGCCATGCCAAATGAGGTCTGAAAATATAAGTCCTTAAGTAAGATTGCAGTTTTGTATATATTACATCTAATGGTCCTTCCATCTTAGACACAAAATCAATAAGCAGATCATAGCAACTACTGTTTATTGCATATGCATGAGTAGCGTGAGCATTATAAACTTTATATACATGATCCGTTACTTTGATTGGCGGTCTATTCATGTATGGATAGCATAATGCATGAGTAGCACCAAGATATAAAATATCCCATTCAGGAACTTCTTTTATATACTCTGAGAAAAGTTTATCAAAGTTTGAACAAAACTCAACATCATCTTCTAAGATCAAAACATTTGACACATTATCTTCTTTACACTTTTTTAAAATGTTTAAATGTGAAAGAAGACACCCTACTTCTCCATGACTCATTTTTCCAACACGATCATGTTTAGTGCCATCTACGGCTTCATACCTTTCAACATTAATATTATATTGAGAGAATACTTCTTTACAAATATCCCATCGTTCTGGTCTTCGTTCTAGATTGACACAATAGATTTTTTCAAAGCAGTCATTAAGAGTTTTCATCGTATCTTGTTAAATATTTTCTAAAAATAGAAGATCCTGCATTAAATTTTACTGCTTGAGTAAACAAATCTTTTTGCCCACGATCATGGGCACTAATGTTATTATAGATTCTAATATATCCCTTCTTTGATTTGCTGTTTAACTCTTCAATATTATCCAAGTATCTTTGCCAATTTGGACGCTCTACAATATCATTACTGTCTAGTATTTTTTTAATACAGTCTGGTTGCAACTCAAGATTAATCAGATCTTCATAGTAAATAAAAGTTGCTTGATTTTTGCTCCAGTCATAATAACGAAGAAGATTGCAATAATCTTTTATTTGATCATTTAAAGATCTAGATGATCCTCTCTTTGAATGAGAAACAATAGCATCATAATAATCTCTAATAATAAGAGTTACTTTTGAATCTTTGATAAGTTCTTTTTCATTGAGTGTTGGATCTACCAAATGAAACTTCCTAAGAATCGGAGGATTCTTAGGTTTAACTTCTAGGTTTCCACCAACCAGATAGTCGATTGCACTATCTGGAATGTCTTCATTAAAATCAACAACAACCCTTTCGGTAATGTATTCAATCAAAAACCTCAATAAAGTATTACCACTTCTAGGGTAAGATATTAAACAGTTTGGTTCACTCATAACACAATCCAATCACTACAATATATATCCTTAGTTTCAAGGTGTGCATTATTTGGACCAAACCATTCCTTAGGAGCAACAATAGTTTTTGCCTCCGATATATAAGCTCCCCACCAACTAAAAGTACTACTAGCAGTAATGATATATTGACACTTTGTCATCAGACATAGGTCAAGATATGCATCATCAGTTTCAGAAACTAAGAACCTATCAGAAGAAAAAATAGATTGCTTTTTGCACCATGCAGGATCATCAGAAAAGATTAGAACCTCACAATCTCCAGGAATCTGATTCAAAGCTAGTTGAAAATAGTTTTCATTCTGAGAGTTATGACTCGGATTATTTACATAATCAGTTCTTCTAATGTGAATAGCGGCAACGTTTTCACTAAAAGAATCTCTTACTTCAGTTGCAACAGATTCATATTCCGATTTAAATTTAAAATCTTTTTTGATTTCATCTTTAATATGATCAAACCATTTAGCACTTTGAAAGAAACCAAATAAGTTTACGTTTCCTTCTGGTAGATTTTCAAATAACTCTGGATCAAATCCAAACCCTTTCTCCTGAACAGTAGGAAAATCAGAGATACCACGTTGGCAAACAATGTCAAAGCAATCGTCAATATTACTTCTAAGTTTTGTATAATAATGTTTACCAAATACCTCAGTTGGAGGAATCATAAAATCCTTACCATGCTTTACAGCAATACCTTTAGTAGCTGCGTACTGGAACATTTGATTTCCCAAATGTCCATTATTACCAAGATGATTAAACGATATCATAGTTTTCTAAAATAAAATCTTCTAGCACTCCAATCTTTTTAACACGCTCTAGATTATCTTCTATAGCATCCATTTTATCATAATAGATTTCTTCAGAAACTTCAAACTCCTCAGTGAGTTCAATAATACCTTCTGCATTAAAATACTCACTGATAGAAGGAGATCCCATATAGACTGGAATAGTTCCAGTTGCAAAACAATCTAAAATCTTTTCAGTATGATAGGAATCGTAGAATCCATTCTCAATCGCCACTGAAAACATATAATCACAAAGTCCTTCTTCTTTCAAAGGGATTTCATTAAATCCTCTACCAAAAAGATCCACTTGATCACCAATCATATCAACCCATTTTAGTCTGAGTTTATGTCCTGGTGTACTATTTTTATTTGATGTAATAAAAGATAGCATCTTTGTTTTTGGATATACTTGTGGATCTTTAATCCAAGTTCCATTTGGAGGACACCATTTAAATCTCTCATCAAGATCCAATAGTTCTTTATTGTGAGTGAAAATATATCTAAAAACTTCTAGATATTCTTTATAATCTCTTTTTACATCATTAACAATATCTGGAGTAACATACTTTGACTCTAGCAACCACCCATATTTAATACCTTTTACATTATCAGAGAATGCTTGTGTCATGCTCCGATCAACATAAAATGAAATCCCATTGCTATCATCAAAAACCCACTCTACAGTTTTTGCTTCTTTCCCATGAACAGAGTATCCTTTATTTCCATGAGTGAGATGGGTAAAAGAATCTCCAACCAAATTTAACTTAGTTTTACTCATCAAATACACCCTTGTAAAGTTTAACACTATCTTCCCTGATAGGAGTTCCATTAACAATGGAATCTTCAACTAGAAGATTAATAGCTTGGACCAGTTTAGGTCTTTTTACTTTGAAGCAGATATCGATCTTTTTCTTTAGTTGAGCAATCTCTTCATCAGTTGTTGCTTCCTGAATGGCATCTTCTAACATCCAAGTTCTAATATGAAGAATAGCAAGTTTCTCCACAACTTCCCCAAGATTATCTGTTGCAATATACTCAACATCAGGGATCTCTCTCTTGGAAAGAAATGTTTTAATAGTTTCTTGAAGACAATCTTCTAAAAGTGTTCCGAATGTAGTAATCATTTTAGTACATAATAGGTTTTTTGATTTCAGTTTCAATCAAATCATATACAACATTTAAGTTGTGTTGATCTGTATTAACTTGCTTTGCTACTGAGTTGTCATACCAAATGCCTTCACTAGGATACTTAGAAAAACTAATATAAGTTTTTGTCTTATCCAAAAGATTTTTTTTAGTATGTGTGTAGCAATATGGACCAGATGCCCTTCCAATTATTATATCACATGATATTGAAATATATGATATTAGGAGAAGGTCGCAATCGATATTACCAGTTATCTGAGGAACTCTGATAATGCTTTCATGATTTATCTTTGTTTTATTAGTCATCAAGAAAGCAACCTTAGGATATTCTTTAGCAAGGCGCTCTATAACTGGATCAAAATCAAAGTTTTTAATCTGACCAGACATGCAATCATTATTACATACCAAAACTATTTTGTCATAACAGGCTCTTATTGTACACAAATCATTGATTACATTATCTGGAACATATGGATCCATATCAAAGAACTTTACTGTAGGCAAAAGATCTTCTTCATGATCATATTTAATGCCATAGTATTGAAAGATTTCATCTGCTAGAGGAACATATCCCCTAAAAGAACATGCATCTTTTTTAACAAACTTTGCTTTTTCTTTCCCAATCCAAGTGTTGATAAGATTTTCCTTATAGTTGTTTGCACCTCTTGGGATATGAATATTTGGGTTTGTGGGACCAGCATACAATCCTGGATAATCATTTAGAATTTTAGGATTCATTCTATGATAATACTTTACATCAAAATCATTTTTTAAAAACTGATCGATGATTATCCTAGAATAAAAAACATCACCATTATGAAAATCATTATAAAGTTTAATAGTCATAATACTTCTAAAATATCAGATAAAAGTTGTAGATGATCTGGACCAACAAACTGACTGTTACCAATATAAATCCCATTTTCATGAATAAGATCTACATTTAAAGTACCTTCTTTGTTACTGCAGATTTCATAGTTTAAGTATGGTTGTCGTAACAAGTTTCCACCAACAACTGGTCGATATTCAACTCCACGGTCAATAAGAAGATCAATAAGACGCTTCTTAACTTCAACCGTTTTACAGATTAATGGAAAGCAAAAAGAACTATTTCCAAGGTTATGTGCAATGGGGTAAAGTTTAGAGCAGTTGTTTACAATATCAACATACTCATCATAGTTTTCTCTCCTAATATCAATAATTGTATCAAGACGTTTTAGTTGAGAAGATCCAAGCACGGCACCTAACTCAGTATTCCTAAAGTTATACCCATCAGTTACAAACAAAAAAGACTTTTCAATCTCTGGGTTTTGTTTAGAATAATAGTCAAAATGATCAGATGCTCTAGCAAGACCATGCGTTCTTTTCATCTTCATCAGATCATATAGCTCACTATTGTTAGTAGAAATCATTCCACCTTCAATGGTTGACATATGGTGTCCAAAGTAAAAACTGAACGTAGATCCTAGACTATTAGAACCAACTTTTTCTCCAAGTAGTTCACATCCATGAGATTCGCATACATCATCTAAAAAGATGGCGTCTGGAAAATAGGACTTATATACAGGAACATTGGCAGGAATACCAAGCAAGTGTGTTACAAAAACTAACTTAATATCTGGATGTTGTTCTTTAACATACTGCAAGGATTCTAAATCAAATCCATAATCTTCCAAACTAACGTCACAAAAAATAGGAGTAAGTCCAAGTTGAAAGATGGGATTAATATTTGTCACCCATGTACATGCTGGTAGCAAAACTTTATCTCCTCTCTTGAGTCCATAAAGTTCCATAACTGCAGCAATAAGAAGAAAGTTTGCCGTACTGCCAGAGGTTACATAAAGAGAATGTTTACAACCTAACCAGTTAGACCACTCATCCTCAAACTTTTTTACTCTTTCTCCTTGAGTAAATCTATCTGACGTAAGAATAAACTTTGCTAATTTTAATCTGTCCATAAAAGACAGAGTATTTTTCATCAATGGCCAGTTATACCCTTTCATATGTGCTCCTATTCTTCAAGAACCAATCAATAGTAATCTTAAGACCATCTTCTAAATTTGTTTTAGCAGACCAGTTTAATGATTTCATTTTAGAAGTATCCAACGCTCTCCTCGGAGTTCCGTTGGGTTTTGACGTATCCCATGAGATAAGTCCTTCATAACCAACATACTTTGCAACGATTTCTGATAACTCCCTGATACTAACTTCCCGATCTGGTCCAATATTTATAATCTCTGGATCATCATAGTTATTCATCAAAAAGATAAGACCATCTGCTAAATCATCAGAGAATAAAAACTCTCTAGTAGGACTACCATCACCAAAACAAGTTACAATAAGACTATTATTATCTTTTGCAGTGATAAACTTATTAATAAAACTTGGAATAACATGACACTTTTCGATATTGAAGTTGTCATTGATTCCATATAGATTGTTTGGCATTACAGAAATAGTATCAAAACCATATTGCTCTGAATACTTTTTACACATAATGTAACCAGAGATTTTTGCCAGTGAATATGCAATGTTAGTCTCCTCTAAAGGAGAAGTCATTAAATATTCTTCTTTGATTGGTACTGGAGCATGTTTAGGATAGATACATGCTGATCCAAGAAATGCAAGTTTTTTAGCTGCGTTTTGATATGCTGCATCTATAACATTTGTTTGGATCTGTAGATTATCTCTAATAAAATCGGCAGGGATTGCTTTGTTATAACTAATACCACCTACTCTTGCAGCAGAAAGAAACACATACTCAGGTTTATGATATTCAAAAAAGTCTTCTACATCAACTTGACGAGTAAGATCTACTTTTGATTTATCTGCTGTAATAATATTGGAATATCCTTGGTTTGTAAGTTGCCTGATTAGAGCAGATCCTACTAGACCTTTATGTCCTGCAACATAAATTTTCGAATCATGATTCATTTTGACACATCTCCATAACTAGATCACAAAAAGATACAGTTGGTTCCCAACCAAGTTGTTCTTTTGCTTTTGTTGGATCTCCCAAAAGAGTTTTTACTTCTGCTGGTCGATAATATTTTGGATTAACTGTAACAATGGTTTTTTTAGTCTTTTGATCCATACCAATCTCATCTTCACCACTACCATGCCACTCAATATCCATTCCAAAATAAGGAGCTGCTTTTTCTACAAACTCTCGAACAGAATGCTGAACACCAGTAGCAATGACATAATCTTCAGGAGTTTCTTGCTGGAGCATCATCCACATTGCTTTACAATAGTCTCTGGCATGTCCCCAATCCCTCTTTGCATCTAGATTTCCAAGTTGCAGAAGAGTTTGCTTCCCTTCAGAGATTGCTTTTAGTCCTCGTACAATTTTACGAGTTACAAATGTCTCACCGCGTCGTGGAGATTCGTGATTAAAAAGAATACCACTACAGGCATACATTCCATATGACTCACGATAGTTCTTTACAATCCAATATCCATACAGTTTTGCAACACCATATGGAGAACGTGGATAAAAAGGTGTCGTTTCTGTTTGAGGAATCTCTTGCACCTTTCCATAGAGTTCGCTAGTAGATGCTTGGTAAATACGAATCTTATCTTCCATACCCAGAAGACGAACTGCCTCAAGGACTCTAAGAGTGCCCAGTCCATCAGTCTGTCCTGTGTACTCAGGCATCTCAAACGATACCTTGACGTGACTCTGAGCGCCAAGATTATAGATTTCGTCTGGTTGAACTTGCTGAATAACCCCTACTAGGTTAGTAGAATCAGTCAAATCTCCATAATGAAGATTAAGTTTATCGTAAATATGATCAATACGATGTGTGTTGATCAAAGAAGCACGACGAACAATACCATGAACTTCATAACCTTTTTCAAGGAGAAGTTCTGCGAGGTATGAACCGTCTTGTCCCGTAATACCAGTGATTAAAGCTTTTTTCATAAATCAAACTCTTCCAAAATCATCTTCAAGTCTAACAATGTCATCCTCATCGCAAGGATCACCAATCTGAACTTCAATAAGGGTTATTCCTGTTTCGCCTCCCGTAACTCTATGCACAGTAGTTCTTGGTACAAAAATAAAGTCTCCAACTTTTACATCTCTTTCAGACTCACCCACAATAACTTTAGCATCTCCTTGAACAACTGTCCAGTATTCGTTTCTTAAGTTATGATACTGGAGAGAAAAACTTTTTCCAGGATCGACATAAAGTCTTTTACATTTATAGTTGGAGGTTTCGGAAAAAACTTCCTCATACCACCCCCAAGGTTTTTCAACTCTTTCCATGTACATAAACATAGTGACTATGATATGTATACAAGAAAAAAGGAGGGTTATTACACCCCCCTTTGTAGGTCTTTTCATGCACGCCACTTGCTCTTTAGAGAAGCAAGAAACTCATATTAGGGTCATATGACTCCACCACACATTTTTGAGAGAAATGAGAAACTCCAGGGGTCAATGACCATCCCGACCAGGATTTTTATAGACTCTCCATGTCTTAGGCAACTTCAACAGTTTCAAGATCATTATAAAGATATTCCATTAAAATCTCATAATCATCAAGAGGATCTCCAGAGAAAACTACTCCACTATTTCCATAAAAGCGTCGAACTTTTTTATAAAGTTTTGGATTTTTAACATCCAAAAAGATTTCTCCATTTGCAGCAGACCTAAGTGTATTGATGTCTTTTTTGAACTTTTCTGTAAGTGCCATTTTTTTGAGTGTTGACATTTATATTATAATGGTTTGACAGTTTACTGTCAATAGGACATAAGTGGTTATGTCCAATGCAGGTTAAGGGAATTGAACCCTTCTTAGCCGCTTTATGAGAACGGAGCATTCAACCAGATTGCTAAACCTGCTCGTCTAGAAACTCTGCTAGAAGTCAAGATCCTTCTTGGTGATCTGTGTACAAGCGTATGAGTTCATCATCTGCTGGAACCATAACTGCAGTTTGCTCATTTTCTTCGTTTTTGATTCCTATATGCTCCCCATTCTCAACTCTTTCAATCAAAGTTTCCCAGTTATTTTGCCAATATTCCACTGTGTAAATTTCAATAGTTGTTGTATTTATCATATGATTCAAAGAATATTTTTTTGTAATCAGAAATAAAATTATAGAATGCTTTTGAAGGTCTTTGAGATTTTAGATTAAATGTCAATGAAGTTGATATATGTTCTTTAGGAATAACATTTTCCAACTCGTAAACTTTTAGATAATCTATAATAAACAAAGAACAGATTTCTGGATCTAAACTTTGCATGAATAATCTCTCAAGTCTTTCCGTAGATTCTTGACAGTTTTGAGGTATTTTATAATAGTTATCAGAAAAGTCTTTGGTTTCTATTCTATTGTTTTCTATGTGGTCTTCAATCGGGGATGTATTTTTTTCCAAATAATATCTGCAGAATCTTGTAAAGATATTTTCCATATAAACTGCATTATATTCTGCAACCTCATTGACATCTAGTTTAAAGTTCCAAGGCATTCCACTGAAGCAACATACGATATGTGCAATATCATGTGTTGGAGTTGTTGGAGGAACCTCATCACTATGTAAAGTTAAAACTTGATTGTCAGAATAAAAAACTTTAAAGAGTGTATTTCCTTTATCCCAAGACCAAAAAATTTCTTTTACTTCCATCAGAATAATAAAGGGTAATCGGAATGACAGGATTGGAACGTCTCAAGTTCCTGATGTAGTAATCATACTACTTTTTATGCCGTTTGTCAAATGGTTCCCAATGTTCCCATCCATATTTGTGAACTGCCCACATACCAAGGATAGGGACAAAGACGAGAGACGCTGAAAGAAATCCCATAGTCCATGGATTATTTAGTACCCATCGAGAAAAATGTGCTACTTCATGTATCATGGATTTTAAGGTATAAAACATGAAAGTAAAATTAAAGTTTCCATTACATACTCCCATTTCTAAATCCTACTATATACCCAAGTAGAAGTCCGCACATAAATGATACCCACAGGTATAGCACATGAGATGTAAATGCAATAAACTCCATCCATTCAGTATACGTCATCATCCCCCTCGTAAAGTGGGCATGGTTCTTCGAATAACAATAGCATTCGCATCTCTTTAACTTTTTCCTGCAACTTTTCGTAGTCTTCTTCAGTCATAATGTGATGTTCATCCATGAGAATACGGGTGGTATTACTCCAATAAGTCGAAGTAAACCCTCAGCAAAAAGTGCAAGAACAACCCAACCAACACACATACTAATAATCGAAGCATTCCGATTATGACGACGTATTGCAGCATCGATCATCTCCTGGACTTCACTGCGACTTACATAATCATCATCAAAAGGACTCATCATTTCTCGTCCCCCAGATACTTTGCTGCTGGATCTTTTTTAGTCTTTACTATAGCACAAGCTCTTTTGTAAAACATGTTGTCTGTATTCCCAGACTCTTCAAAAACAGCTTTGACCTTTACCCAGTTTTGATAAGTATGATCGTCCATGTGTTTTTAGCTTATTTACTAGTTATGATATTATTCTAGTGACTAGTAAAAAACTTGCATGGTTTATATCGATACCGTAACACTGTTTAAGAAAATATTAAATATTAAATATTAAATAAAAAGGAAGATCAGGGATTCGAAGTTTTAGCGGACTTCAAAGTCCAACTTACGAACATTGCGTTGTCTTCTTGCCTCTTGCCAGGCAATATCTTCAGGACTTAAAACATTATTTGATTGCTTTGACTTGTAAGTGTTTAACATAACTACCTGAGATAAGTCAACTGCAGAAATATTTTCATAATCTCTAATGGTTGCCATATTTGGACAACCACAAGTAACAGTTTTTCCGACAACCCCTAAAAGTTCTTTAGAACATGACTTGCATCTTATTTTTACAGGATCCATAATATAACATGCTTTCTTATTATTTATAATGGAGAATAGCGGACTCGAACCGCTGACAGCCTGCTTGCAAAGCAGATACTCTACCAACTGAGCTAATTCCCCTTGCCCGTTAGGTTGGACTCGAACCAACTACTGAATGTAAGGAACCAAAAGGTTCAGAGCGAAATACGGGATTCGAACCCGTGACACCAACTTGGAAGGATGGGATGTTACCACTACACCAATTTCGCATTTGATGGAGTAAGTGTGATATATCTCATAAGGATATAACAGTGACTTACCCTCTATCACTTTTATATATTACACCAGTTCTTGGATATTGTCAAGTCCAAAGGTTATGGTCATATTCCCAGTGGCAATTTGGACATAATGGCATTATGTTTTCCTTTGAGTTTATAACACTAATCATAACTTCTTCACTAAAAGAAGATATTGGTTTTATGTGAGCAATTTCTATATGTTTATTATATCCACATTTAACACATTCGGTAAATCCAAGTTTTTTTCCAAATGCTCTTGCTCGTGTTCTTACCAAAGCAAATGCTGAGGACTTGTGATGTTTTTCATATATTGCTTCTTTAAGGGTCATATCTTTTACTTCTCTATCTTTTAACCATATCAAATAGTGTTCTTTACAACGAGCACGATTTGCTGTTATTGCTTTTCCACAATCAATACATTTATGCTCTGGTTTTCTTTTAGGAACTTTTTTATTATTATAAGAAGCAGCACAACTTCTTCCACAAAATTTTGGATTTTTTGTTTCTACTTTACAAAACAAGCACTTATTCATAATGGAACCTTAAAGTTATTTTTATTTATAAACCTTAAGGTTCAAAAAACGTCTCAGGAGGGACTCGAACCCCCGACCAACTGCTTAGCTTACCACTACGGATTTCCCCGCCATTTCTGTTTGTGGTCTGGACTTTCTCTTTACCATATCCTAAAAGGACTTAGGCACTTCCCGTCAAGTCTCTACACCTTCATCTTACGATGCTTGGCTCGGGATTATCATAGTCTTAAGACTTTAGAGTTCCCCGAATTTGAGAAGTTACATTTATAAAGTTTCCCTTATAAAGCTCCTTTGTTAAAGGCAGATGCTCTTTCCAACTGAGCTACTGAGACAAGAGACCTCCCTGTTTGTGCATCGTTGAGAGGCATGGGAGGGGTGAGACTTATACGAAGTGTGGACCTTCGCTGCTCATAAGACAATCATACCAGTTAAAGATTTGATTGTCAAGTGTTTTGAGGTCTTACTGGATTTATGAAGTGGCCAGTTTCTACACTAGTTAAAACCTCATTTTTATTTATTCATCGCCCAAAACAAGATATGTCATTTCTTCTTGATCTGGAGGAATATTGATCCATTCATCAAACTCTTCTGCAATCGCTACTGCGTCAAACTGAGATTCAATATCACCTTCTGCAAGGTCATGGATTCTATTGATTGACCATTCACGAATAAGTTTTACTGGTTCAATCGTCTTTTCCATAATAATCTTTTCTGAAGTATCTGCTGAGGATGTTACTATTGTAGTATGCTGGTTCTCCTGTGTCAAGGGATTCGGTGAGGACGTTGTTCTGGAAGAGTTGTTTTGTTTCTTCAAAGTTTGTTTTGCCTTTTGTTTTGTGGAGGGAGAGGATAGTCCGTCTGAATATCCCCTTGCCATATTTTTCCACATCTTCTTTAAGTTCTGGGCAAGATCCATAATAGTTTTTATAGGTGTTATCATCTTAAGATATTTATGGAATAAAGTCAAGAATATTTTCAGTATAAATATTTTTATGGTAGAAAATATTTTTATGACTTGGAAGTATAACAGTGAAGATTTTATAGAGTCCCCAAAGGGGATAGAAGGATTTGTTTATCTAATAACAAACTTAACCAATGATAGAAAATATATTGGAAAGAAATCTTTTTGGACAAGAAGAAAAGATAAAAAAACTGGTAGAAGAAAAACAAAAGAAAGTGATTGGAAAAATTATTTTGGTTCCTGCGATGAACTAAATGAAGATGTAAAACTTCTTGGTAAAGATATTTTTTTGAGGGAAATTCTTTATTTGTGCCCTCACAAAAAATCAATGTCTTACTATGAAACCATGGAACAATTCAAAAGAGATGTTCTAATGACTGATGATTATTATAACACAAATATTGAAGGAAGATTTTTTGTTAGTGAAAGATCTGGAATATATGAAGTTGTTATGAAAAATGATAAGTTTTGTGATATGAGAAGTGAGAAAATGAAAGACAAATCATATAACCCAATGTATAAACCAGAAGTTCGTGAAAAATTTAGTAAGATGTATTCGGGTGAAGGGAATCCAATGTATGGAAGAAAACTCACAGAAGAACATAAAAAAACACTTACTACATCAAGAAATGTTAGAGTAAGTGATGGAGAAAATGTTTGGGAAAGTGTTACTTCATATATGAAAGATAAAAAAATTGGGTTTAAAAAATATAAAGCACAATTACAAGAGGGATTAATTTTTATCGTTAACTAATTCTATTATATTTTCTCCCAACGTATTGTCGTTGGTTGGAGAGATTGGTAATGTTATAAACAAAACCAAAGTAGTCCCCAATATCATCGCTATTAAAAGCTCGTTCCATGTAAATCCAAGGATTTTCATAATCAATATCGATATTCATCAAGTATATCAAGAACTTTGTTTAAGTATTTATGAGCAAGATCTCTCTCACCCTTCAATACTGATGAAGGTTCTTGATCTACCTGAGTCTTTAATTTTAGCACACGAACCTTGAGTTCGTCTTTCTTTACTCCATTGCTTGGCATAAAAAATGTTGTATCTTCACTATCTATGTTGTTATTCCAGTAAACTCATCAAGCACATCATGATTTCCAAACATAAAGTCATCATATTCTGCTGCTCGTTTATAAGCATCTAAACAAAGTTTAACTTCATCCTTGCTTGGTTTAGGAGGAGTCAATGGTTCGATTGAATCCATAAACTCCCACTCTTCTTTATATTTTTCTATACTATAGCTTGAATCCTGAGAATGTGTTGGACTGGACATCTTGTTTAATTCCTCCTACTAAGTAAGATTCTGATTCAGTCTCCTGAGGAGCAACTTGAAGACCTTTGGAAGAAATCCAATGCTGCGTCCATGGGAGTGGATTATTATTCGCAGAAATATCATACTGAGGTTTTAACCCGATTGCTTTTAATCTCCTATTGGCAATCCATTCTACATACTGTTTTAGCAGTTTGTCGTTCAAACCAATCATAGATCCATCTTTGAACAAATAATCTGCCCACTTCTTTTCTTCATTTACGGCAAGATCAAATGCCTTATAAGTCCACTCTTGTTCTTCATCTATGATCTTTTTCATTTCAGGATCATCACCAGATTTCCATTTGTTCAAAATGTTTTGAGTAATTGCAAGATGCTGATTTTCGTCTCTGGCGATGAGAGAGATAATCTTAGCGGATCCTTCCATAAGTTTGAGTTCTCCAAATGCAAACGAGCAAGCGAAGGAGACATAGAACCTAATACCTTCAAGAATATTGACATTTGCAACTGCTCTGTACAGTTTTCGTTTGACATCATTGATCTCCCATTTAGAACTTGGTGAAGATCTGAAGTCTTCTTTCCACATATTGCCAGTGCCCCACATTTGAGCACTACGAATAAAGTCATCATATGCTTCTGTAACGCTTCTAGAACGCTCTAGAATACGCTCGTCAGTGACAATCTTATCAAATACTTCAGATGGGTCTGAATAAACGTTTTTAATGATGTATGTATAAGAGCGACTATGGATCATTTCCATGAATCCCCACACTTCTATACATGCCTCAAGTTCAGGGAGTGAGCAATATGGAAGGAATGCCATATTAGGTCCACGACCCTGAATAGAATCAAGCATGATCTGATACTTCAAGTTAGAAGTATAGATGTGTTTCTGTTCTGGTTCTAGTGTTTGATAATCTCCACGATCTTTTTGTAGTGAGACTTCCTCTGGTCTCCAAAAATATCCAAGTTGTTGAGTAGTAAGTTTATCAAAGATTGGATATTTGTAAGAATCATATCTTTGTGGACCTAAAGGTTTACCAAAGAACATTGGTTGCTTTTTAGTGTTCACTTGTTCAGTATTAAATACTGTCATACCTTCAATCGTATTAATCTGTTCTTTGGTTGTCAGAAAGTCGTATTGCATTCGTTGCCTCGTTAAAATATAAAGTCGTTAGATTTTGCAGGATTCACAATCCTCTTGTTCATACTCTTCTATTTGATTTAGTAAATCTTGAAGTTCTGATTTTTCTTCATCAACTTCATCACTCTTACTATCGTAAGTATTTTGATAATAAGATGTCTTCCAACCGTACTTGTATGTGGTTAGTAAGTCTTTTGCCATTTCCGAAACAGGCACTTCTTTGTTTGGATAGTTTTCTGGATTATAAGACCAGTTTCCACTGATTGCCTGATCAAAGAACTTTTGAATGACTGAAATGCACTTGATGTATCCGTCATTATTTTCCATATCCCATAGAAGAGTATAGTTATTCTTCAGTGTAGAATAGGATGGAACAATCTGCTTAAGAGGCCCTTGTTTTGACTTTTTAATGGACAAGTATCCTCTAGGAGGTTCGATTCCATTGGTAGCGTTTGACACAACGGAACTGCTTTCTGAAGGCATTTGTGCGGACAATGTTGAGTGCCTAAGACCGTGATCCAAGATGGATGCCCTAAGCTTCTCCCAATCACGTTCTAACTCCTGGTTGCTAATCTCGTCTACATCTTTCTTATATGTATCAATCGGAAGAATTCCATCTGCATACTTTGTACGACCAAAGTTTTCGCACCAACCCTTTTCCTTTGCAAGTTGATTAGAAGATTTCAAGAGATAAAACTGAAATGATTCTGAGAGACCATGAATTGCATCCCATGCTTCCTGAGAGTCATATTTAAACCCTAGTTTAGCAAGGTAATGTGCTAGACCAATAAAACCAATTCCAAGGGATCTACGTGCCCTTGTAGCGCGTTCTGCTGCCTTCACAGGATACTCCTGGTAGTCAATCAGTTCTTCGAGTCCACGGACGGAAAGATCACACAACTCTTCAAGTTCAGAATCCGATTTAATCTTACCAACATTAATAGCAGAAAGAATACACAGAGCAATCTCACCAAACTCATCATCAATATGAATGATAGGATCTGTTGGGAGTGTAATCTCTTGGCAGAGGTTAGACATGTTAACCTTGTCTTTAAAAGATGAGTGTGTATTGGAATGGTCGATATTCATAATGTAGATACGACCAGTCTCTGCCCTCTCCTTCAGAAGGTTTAGAATGAGTTCTTGAGCACCGATAGTTTTTCTTGGAATAGACTGATCTGATTCATAATCATTGTATAGTGCATCAAATCTATCAGTACCAAAAGCATCATACAGAACAGGAACGTCGTGCGGACTGAAGAGGGAGATGTCTTGGTTGTTGATGAAACGCTCATAGAACAGCTTGCTGATTTGAATGGAGTAATCTAGTTTACGAACTCGGTTATCTTCTGTGCCTTTGTTGTTCTTAAGGACTAGAATGTCTTCGATTTCTTGGTGCCAGATTGGGAAGTGGACAGTCGCTGATCCACCTCTGATGCCATTCTGAGTGCAGCATCTGACAGTTGCTTCAAACTTTTTGAGGAAAGGGACAACGCCTGTGTGCTGAACTTCTCCGCCTCTGATTTTGCTGTTGATGCCACGGATGCGACCTGCGTTGATACCGATGCCCGCCCTTTGTGCAACGTATCTGCCAATAGCCATATCAGAGCTAAAGATAGAATCGAGGGTGTCATCAACATCAACAAGAACACAGCTAGCAAATTGTCGAAGTGGAGTTCGCACTCCCGCCATGATAGGTGTGGGAATGTTGATTTTGTGTTTGGAGATGGCATCGTAGTAATCCTTAACGTATTTGAGACGTGTCTCTTTAGGATACTTGGAGAAGATGGTTGCCGCAATCAGAAGATACATGAACTGTGGCGTTTCGTAAAGAGAACCACTACTCCTATCTTGTACAAGATATTTATCTACAACTTGCCGTAATCCAGCATATGTAAACAAATAGTCACGACTATGATCAATCATTGATTGAAGTTTATCAAACTCTTCATTAGTATAAAGATCCGCAATTTCTGCATCATAAACTCCTTTTTTGATGCATTCATCTACATGTTGTTTTACAGTCGGAACCTCATGCATACGTCCATACAGTTGCTTTCGAGTGGCAAACAAAAGCAGACGTGCCGCAACAAACTGATAGTTGGGGTGATCGAGGTCAATTAGGTCACTTGCAGAACGAATCAGGATCTCCTGAATCTCTGCTGTAGTAATACCATCATAAAATTGAATACCAGATTGCATTTCAACCTGAGAAGCAGAAACTCCTGCCAGATCTTTACATGCTTCCTCCACCATTACGTGAAGTTTATTTAAATCAAGAGGTTCAGTTTTTCCATTTCTTTTGACGACCTTTGTACCGTTACTCATATCTTTTTCCAATTGTTAAATTTAATCTTTGCTTGTAAACCAGAATAGGTATTTAATTTTAACATAGACATAACATCATGTCCAGAAAGAACCATATCATTGATATCTTTTTCTATGATGTTGGTTGGCCAGATGACGACTTTTTGATTTCTTTCGATACATCGTTCAATCCTTCCAACAATTTCTCGATTCCTGGGCTCGTTATCATAAACAAAAATGAGATCGCTTCCCTCAAGATAACCCAGGTCACCATCACTACCACACAAAGCCACGCTATTGTTGACGAAAGTGCTGTCAAAGGGTCCTTCGACCACATAGACAGGTAATTTTGTATTGATTGTGTCAAGTCCATATATCTTTGGTGCATTATCCGTAAGCATAATGGTGATATATTTATTGGGTGATTTATCTAGTGCTCTGCCCTGAAATCCCAATAAGTTCTTTTGCTCATCATAGAGAGGAATAATGATTCGACTATTGTCATAGTTGACATTATCGAAAGTTTGTTTCTGAGAATTTGTCCACTTTTTAAACTTTGGGGCGAAATAAAACTTATCTGGATTAAGTTTACGATTCTCCAAATATTCTTTTGCGGCAGGAATCTCAGATGCTTTTGGTAGATCAATAGATTGCTTAAATAATGGTTTTTTAAATTCAAACTTCGGTTCTTCTACAACAAAGTTTTTGCCAGTATGTCCCTCTTTAAATTTCTCAATTGTATATTGCTTATGAAGTGTTGTATCTAACTGCTTCAAAAAATTATTCAAAGACATGCTAGCACCACAGTTATGGCACTTAAAGTTACTGTTATTCTTTACCTGATAAATGTAACCACGTGTCTTATTTTTATTTTTTTGAGAATCACCACAGATTGGGCAACGAAAATTGAAAAGATTGTTTTTTACTTTCTTAAATTTCTGAAGACGGGTAGAAATTAGACTAATATATTTACTGTCAATAAGGTCCATTATTCACCGATTTCGTGGATTACTGGTTGTTCGTGAACAAGAACACGATATAGTTCAGGGTTATTTCCAGCACTTACAGGAATAAACTCTGTATCTGGATTAAACTCTGAGTCACGAACTGCCTGATTGATTACAATAGAACCATCTGGACCCGAAATACTACGATGATATGTTCCGATAGGAACTACTAGTGCCCCACTCTTACGATTCATGTGAACAATGTGATAAGGAAACTTCCAATCAAAGTTCACAAGTTCAAACGTTCTTTCACCTGAGAGGACACGATTATGGTCCACTTGATGATGGTGGATGTAGAACTGTTTTGCACCGATGACATCGTCTGGTGGTGAAACTGCTGGTCCTTCGTGTACCACAAGATCAGATGCGTTTGAATCATCTACCGAAATATCATAAAAAACAACATCGGGGGTCTCACGAAACACCCGATGCTTACGAAACTGAACCGAACTCATTCGGAAACCTACTTTGCTCCGTCAATTATAACCTGAGGTGGTTGACTTGTCAACAAAGATGGTATGAGATGACTTCCAGCAGTAATGAGAGATACTGAAAGAATCAAAACTCCACCAAGTTGCCATCTAAATTTTAATAAACCTTTTATTTCTAATTGAACTTTATCAATTCTTTCATGCAATACAGCGTGTGTCTTTTCTTCAGTCAACTTCATTTCATCAATCATTTTTATGATGATGCCATCAGTTTTAATACTTTGATCAATTCTCTCATCATGTTTTGTTAATATCTGTGCTATACGATTATTACCTTCCGAAATTTTATCTACAGCTGCTTCCAACTTCGCAAGCATCTCTCTAGAGAGATCTTCGTACATGTCTAATTTAGATTCTAAGACTGCTATTTTGGGATTTTGACCAAACATTATTTGCCCCTTAAATATTGCAACCACCACTTACGAGAATTCAATCCACCTTTTGCATAAGTCTTTTTATTTCTTTTTCTGACAGGAGGCAAATCTCCAGCTTCATGAGTTCCAGCAATTTGACCAGAACCTAAAGTCATTCCCTCCTCATTTAGAGTTCTAACAATAGAAATAATCTTGTTTATATCCATTAGATAGAGTTTAATGTGCGTGTACAATAATCATCATCAGGTATATTATTTAATTCAGTTTTTGGATATTCTGGTATTCTTTTAAGAAAAATTAAAAAACTTTTTAGCGATGGCCACAAGTCTTCTTCCATATTATAGAAAAGCAAAGGAACTGCGGCATCATCAAATACATTAAATAAGACAGTTAAATGATTAAGTAAAAGATGGGACTTTAAAATCCCATCTTTTCTATATTTACGCAATAATTTTTTTATATATCGTATTCTCTTCAAATCCTCATCAAAATCATCCTTAGTCAAAGCTTGGGGATTATTATAAAATTTTATAGCGAAAAGCATATAATTACTTTCCGTCAATTCATTAAATCTCATATTACATCAGTCTAAATCAAGAATCAGGTAAGATATCATCGTCTGCGGTTCCACCAGGACCAGCATCTCCAGTAATGTGGCTACCTGCAACTAATACTTCAGTCTTAACTCTAAGTACTTGTCCACCAGCACCATCTGTTCCCATGTAGGTTGTAATTCCAACCCATCCAGCATGAGCAGGTTTGTATTGTGACCCATCGTCAACGGCAGCAGTTTGCTCTGCTACATCTACACCATAAATTTCCTCACCACCCCAATTGGAGTCTTCATTGACATAAACTGGTTGCTCAGAAATGTTATATGTTACAGCACTAATTGCAGTTCCATCAAGACCAGTGGTATTGACGATTGTGCATGTGGTATTTCCTGTACGCTCATTTATAACTGCGCTTCCTTTACCTGTAATGGTAATAACCGCACCCTCAATGGTGGCAGCAGCAGGAAGAGTGGCACCACCAGCGAAAGTTGCAACCTTAGTTGTAAGGTCAACGCTAACGGTACCAGTCGAGTATAAAGAGTCTGATGATCCCCAAAGAGACATGTTTTCTTACCTTTAATTCTTTATATTGATATTTATAAATTATTCCGCTTCCCTGGCAAGAATCGCTTTCTTAACAACTTCAAGAAGTTGATCGTCCATATCAGTTTTAGTTAACTTAACCGCTTTACCCAAGATAATAAGACAGATCTCAACCAACTTTTCACCGAGTTCTTCGTTTTCTGGAATTTTGTTAACGGCATCTGAGATTACCTTTGAGGCGATTGGGAGTAAAAATGCAAGCATGATCTTATACCAAATGATCTACAAATATATAGGAGATCATTTTTTATTTTTTGCTGCTTCCACTTCTTTTGTAAAGTCTTTGAATGATTTTCTTCCAGGAGAATCGGCATGTTTAAATGTACGTTTCTTTTTAGAAGACTTATCAATTTCCCTCATTTTCAAAGCATCGCTAACTTTTCTTCTCAAACTTGGTCTTCCTATAGGTGGTTTAGTCTTATCAATCGCTCTCGCAATTTTTAAACCAACACCTTCTTCAACTTTCTTCTTTTCAGGAAGACCTTTATGCTTAGTAGAAGCAAAGTCTTTTACATCCTTCTTTTTCATAGAGGCAGCAACTTCGGCAGTTTCGGGAGTTGTAGGTGCCATCTCACCTTTTTGGATGGCACGAACTATTCCAAAAAACTTTTGCTGGGCTTTAGATACTGCAGGCATATCACTTCCTTTGGGTTTTCTTTGCCATAACTGCTTTATCACCGTACTTTGCTTTAAGATCTCCAACTACTTTATCAAATGCAGACATTTGAGTGTCTCCAGATGATTTCTTCTTAGGACCTGTTGCTGTTCTGGGGGGACGACGATAATCAGTATTACCGTCAACACCACCACGCTCCATACGCTGATCTCTTAGACGATCTTCCGCAGATTCAATCATATCACCTTCCATATCATAAGACATTTTGATACCCATTGCTCTCAACTTGTTCCTACCAAGATTAATTTTTGTCTTCATAGATCTTGGATCTTCATCATTGTTTTTCTCTTCAGGTTTACTAGAATCACAACCCTCACTATAATTCAAAGGAAGTTTTCCTTGCTTTTGCATTTGCATTGTCTGCCTTTGAAGCATCATTTTCTTCTGAAGCATTTTTTTCTTCATTTCAATTTCTTTTTGATCCTCTGGATTAGCAGACTCAACAGTTGGCTTCAAGTTAATATATTTTTTATTATTAACTTTTTTACCAGTTATTTTATCACCACAGGATCCACAATCTTTTTCATAGATAACTTCTTCACCAACAGATTCTTTTCTAGTATCTTGCCCATCAGGTTTTCCACCCTTCTTACGCTGAATAGCGTTATGAACTGCACCAGCATGTTCTTTAGAAGAAGATTCTACTTTACCATCTCCATCATAATCTTTCTTTGCCTTTTTCTTAGTACTATCATAAGAAGTCATTTCAACTGAGGCAATATTTGGATTTGCGCGAAGTTCTGCAATCTTTGCACGAGTCGCATCTCTTGTGTATGAATTACCAGTCTTCTTATCAGTTACTCTAATATGATACTTTTGGTCCTCTTCTGTAAAAACTTTTTTAAAAACACTTTTTACAGTATCTTCTGCAAGTTGTGGAATATTATACTCTTCTTTTAATCCACCAGTAAGTTTTTTCTTTGCTAAAGCTTTAACAGCAGAGGGTGCTGGAGATTTTGCCAATTGTGCAAGATAAGCTTTTGCAACTTGAGCAGGATTAAGATTAGTTTGTCCACTCAGGGATTTTCTAACTTTGTATTTTACATCTGATGCAAGTTGGGATGCTTGCTTTTCAATATCAGTATCACCAGCGGCATGACCACGGCGAGCACCGCCTGTATTTTTAGACATGGAAATCTCGTAATTCTACTTTTTTCTATATTTATTTATGAATTGCTTACTCCAACATCCTGGCACCATACCTTCAACATACTTCCTATAAGAATCTGTACCAACAAGTCTTTGATCTGCAGGAACTCCTTGTTTTGCTTTACTATTTACAACCGCTTCATTTACATCCTTAATCCAAGACTTAAACATAATCTTATCTTCAGTTACACAAATTAAGTAATTAGTTCCACGACGAATTATCTTACCAACTAATCCAGTATTTACATTCTCTACAATTTGACCTACTTTGAAAATTTTATTATTAACAAAGTTTTCACGAAGATTTTTCCAATCAAATTTAGGAGCAATCTCCCAGAGATTCCATCCTTCTTTAATTTGCATAGCAGTGCGAAGATTATTGTAAAGTTCTCTTGCCTGCTTATTATTCAAAGTTGATGGAACACCTTTGCGGAATGATGCAAAGTCTCCTTCTGCTGCTGCCTTTCTCTGCTTGGATGCAGACATGCCAGAAACATCATCACCATCAGGATCTCTATCACCTGCCGAACGAACTTCTACATTATCAAAAGCATATAATTTTCCATTATAATTGTTTGAAAGATTTTCAAATTCTTTTACCCTGTCTCCACCACCGATAATACGAACACCAGAATATCCATCCATGTGCGCCTTCTTCAAGACATCAAATATAGTACGATTTTGTGGGTCATTAACAATTTTCTCACTATGCTGAGGGAACATCTGACGCATCACAGATACTTTAGTATCAGCATCTAATGGATTTTTTTTCTTATCATTAGATCTTGAAGGGACAATAATATAATCACCATCATCAGAACTTGATGCTACGGTATCCAAAAGTTTTTCATGACCAGTTGTTGGTGGATTAAAACGTCCAAATGCAATAGTCAGTGTACCTTTAGTTTTTTCAACCTCTGGTGGAACCATAGGTGGTTTTTCTGATGTTGGTTGTTTTTGAGTTTCAACTCCTGCTGCTGGTTCTGAAGTCGTATTTGAAAGATTTTTTTCCTTATCAGTTTGTGGAGGATCTTGCTTCCCAACTCTTTGTCTTTTATTAAAAAACTTTAATCTTCCTTTTTCCGTTTTCGCTACAAATTCACCATCTTTATCATACCAACCACCATGACCATCACTCTGCAATCCCATTCTAGAAGCTTGTTGGACTGCTACTGATGCTGATGCTTCCTTGATAAAATTTAAAAAACTTTTCATTTATCCCAATTTTTCGCTACTGTAAAGTTCGCTTTACTAAATTCTAAACGATCTACAAGTTTTAATGCAGATCCAGATTTGATTGCAACAAATCCTTCTGGTGAAGTCTGTCTGTAACCATCTTCGGTGTTTATAAACGTCCCGAGAGATTTAACCTTTTCAAGTTGTCTAATTACAATTGTTTTTGCAGTTTGAAGATTCATATAAGAAGCAACTGTCATATAAACAGATTGCTTATTTTTTTGTATGAAATTCAAACCATCTATCTTCATCTTTAGATATTTATTCTTAGTTGTTTTTGTCTTTTTGGACATTATTTCTTTATCCAAGACATCAGAATAATAATTTGAAAATTGTGATGTTACTTCTCTAACGTTTGGCAAACGTTTTCCGTTCTTAACATAGGTATTGAAATACATTTTAAAAAGTTTTGACATGATGAATTTCGATTCGCCTGTAGATGTCAAAACATCTAAAAATTTAGAAGCTTGCTTTAATGATCCTTCAGCCCGATTTACTGCAGATATATATTTCCTATATTCTGGTTCAGTAAAATTAGCAATTCCAGTTGCATCAGTAAAAGAAGCAGATGCAACATAAACATCAGATGTTTTAGTCAAATTGGAAGTATTAGCACCAAATGAAGCAGACATTTCTGGAATAGTTTCTCCAGTATATTTTGTATGGAATACTATTCCTATTTTTGCAGTTTTAATAATATCCGCTAATGGAGATTGAATATCGACAGCATATGTTATTGTATTTGGTCTAAAAGAAATTACTCTTTCACCATTAATTGTTTGTACAGATTTATCATCAGTAAACAAAAGATCTCCTTGCAAAACTCCAGTTATGTTTAATTTTTTCAAGTGCTTCAAACATAATTTTAATTTTGCTGCCAATTGCCCAGTATACCAAAGATCAATATCTTCTTCATGATAGCATATCTTAGGTTCTGTTTTTGCAAAAACTGATTTCGTTCCAACAAAAAATAAATTTGTTTGTGGATCTACACCACAAACAATAGCTGGAGCACCATCCCATTTAGTGGTAACACTAATTGATGATGTTTTTTGATGTAGCATATCACCAAGTTCTCTCAAAAATGCTATAGCATTTTTTCCACCATCGGATCCATTATTAAGAATGTCATCTTCTAAATGTTCTAAGTGTGTGTTCTTTGCCATTATGCTTGAACTCCAAGTCTGTCGTTAAGTGGTGAACCTTTGGATGCTTTAGTTCTCAATACAAGTCTACTGTTTACATTAAATTCATTATGAAACTTGTTCTCAATCTTGAACTCTGGCATCCCGTTGTTGTTAATCTTGAACTTATAATAAGACACTTTCTCCATGAGAAAGTCCCTAACAATTTCAAGATAGTTAAGACCACTAGTGCGTCTTTGACTAATCTTTCCTACAGCAACTGCCATTAGATAAGAAAGTTGATTGTACTTACCTTTCGCTCCAGTGGTCAAAGATGGATTGCTAAGATACCTTGCACCACTCATCCAAGTATCGTACATTGAATTCCAGGTTTCCATATTATCATCGATGATTGTATCAGTAAAATTTTGATGTGAAGGGTTCTCTGGTATGATCTTATCTAGATTAGCAGGTAGAACGCTCTTAAAGGGTTGAGTCTGTGCCAGATATCTGATTGTCTCATATGTGGTCTCGGCAACGCCCTTATTGGTTTGACCTAAAAGACGAAGAACTTCATATTCTGGAGTATTCTTAAACTTAATGATAAAAGCATCTCGTGCATTATCATCCACAAATTTCATTAGGTCTTGTGGTTTAATAACGTTAGTTGTGGAAGACATTGCTTTCACAGAGAAAGGATACTCTCTACCTTCAGTGTCATTTATTATAAAATCAACCAAAGGATAATTTCCTGCTGTTGGCACAAATATAGATGCATTATTCACATTCAAATTGGCAAAACCCATCTTTACCAAATAGGAACTTCCTCTTTGTAAGACACATATTGGTGCTATTAATTCACTAAAATCTTTAATTATTAGATTGACACATGAACTATAAGCAGAATCATTTAGTAAAGAATATGCTGAAACTAAATCTACTCTATCTCTCTGACTATGTGTATTACAATATTCAACCAATTGAATAAGATAGTTTTTTACAACATCTGGTAAATCAGATCTATTATTAATAGATCCCATTATATTATTATAATAGTCCGAAAAACTTAATCTAGTACCACCAACATTTGGAAAATCTTGTGGTTTTAATGAAAAACTAACTCTATTAGATCCAGTTGAAGGTTTTCTTATTCCTAAACTTCTAACCCAACCCTGTACTGGATCATTATCACCTTGCCTGTATGTAACAGGCATTCTGGGAATATAGTTTGGTGCATTTATTGGTCCAACATGTATTACTGCATTTTTAGGAATCGTACCAACTTTCTTAGCAGTTCTGCTACTACCATTATAGAGTATTAGATCTTCTTTAGATGTAGTTTGTACTCCTCTTCTAAAGGCAGAAACATATCTACTCCACACTTGATTAAGTGGTCTTGCAGACATTTTTTAACAACACACTTTCTTTTATTTAGTTCAAGTAGCGAAAATTTGAATAGTACATCTAAAATCTTTTGCATGGGGTGATATTGGTGTCACCATATGTAATTGTTTTTCATCATTTATAATGATCATATTTTCTTCTGGTACAACACATCTGAACATATCAATTTCACATTGTTCATCTTCTTCACTTTTCCACATAAAAAGACCACCATCATATGTCTCACTCGTATTCAGATATAGAGTAGCACCAAATATATAATCATGATCATTGTGATCAGAAATAGCAGAATAAGAATCCCAAATATAATATTGAAATGCCAAAGAATTGTAAGTATAATTTTTAAAAATTACAGATAACTCTTCTTCTAGTTTTTCAACTATAGATTTATCTGTAATTGGTGTCATCATACATGGACCATCAATATTTTTTAATAAACTAGGTTCCCATCTGAAAGAACTAGATCCCCATACGTTTTCTTTTACTTTATTTGATATTAAATCTGTTTTACATGCATCCAGAAGTTGATCACTTAAAACATCAATAAAAATTTTCATTTGTTTTCTTCTGAAAGAAATTCATCAATCTGCTCATCAATATCATTAATTACATTACGAATTTCTACAATTCGTGGTGGAACATACTTAGGATCATAAGTATATCCTTTGGTATCAGTAAAAAGTGATGCACGAACTGCTGCTGCCTGATATACAGACAGTTCTAATGTTACTTTCTTTTCTTCACTCACAGGTCTACCCCCTTCACTTTCCAATCTGGGTCAAATTCTTTTCTTGCTTTGGACAAAACTTCAATCTTTTCTTTCAGTTCCTCTTCCGAATCTGCTTCAACAACCCAATCAGTAATACCTAAATTGGGGAGATTGATAGTTGCTGATACTTTACTCACAGGTCTCCCTCCGCACGATTTTCAGAATAGTATACATCAAATGCACCACCAGGATATCGTGCTTCAAGTTTCTTGACATTACGTGCAATCACTTCGTCAAAAGAAACTTCAAGTGCCATACATGCCTGAGCAGCATACCACATAAGGTCACCAAGTTCAATAATCATGTGCTCACGATTATCTTCGTTGAACGGTTTACCTTGAAAAATCATCTTCTTAATGATCTCAAGAAACTCACCACCTTCGGCATTGATACCTACACCAGCAGTCAGAAGACGTTCGATGTTTGCACCTTTCTCATCGAGTTCAACCAAGCGATCAGAAAGTGCCACAAAGTCTGTAGATGCTTCAGAAGTAACCGCATCTACAAATTTTTCGTAACGTTGAAAGTCAATTTTAGTCATACTTCAAAAGGTTGTTGTTGATTTTGTTTCAGTTGTTTTAGTTTTGGGGAAGGGAACATCTCATCAAATTCTTCTTCAGAAACGTTTTTCCAAGAACCACCGACACCACCGTTCATATTGACGACAATATCACTAGTTGGAAGTTGTTTATTGTTGGCAATATCAATTATATCACCAGGAAGAGGATTGAACATAAAGTAGTGTCCATCCCATCTTCGATTTCTCATATTCATGAGATTGACTGCATCTCTTTCGATGCCACAGTCAACAATTTTTTCCCCTTTAGGATTAAATACAGAATAATAACCGTTCATATTATGTTATTTTCTTTTAAATTTTAATTCCTTTTGTACTATTTGTCAACTAATTTGATGTATCCAACAATATTCAGATACATCAAATTGTTTTATTTTTTCATTAACTGCAGGATAAACACCACAGGAATCTTTATCATCAGGATTATAATCATGACCAGCTAAGATTCCTCCAATTTTTACTTTTGGTTTCCAATAATCTATATCATTACAAACGTCATCATATTCATGAGAAGCATCTAAAAATACAAAATCTAAACTTTTATCTTCAAAATGAGTAGATGCTTCCAAAGAAGACATTCTGAGAGGAGTATAATACTTTTCAACTGGTTTCATATTATTTAAAAAAGTATTATATAACATATGAATATTTGGTTCATATGCATGATGATTTCTATCATAATGCTCTCTACTCCCCAACCAATGGTCAACGCAATAAAATTGAATATCTTTGTTGGAATTAGCAATTTCCACTGCCATAAACGAAGAAGATTTTCCTTTCCAGGATCCAACTTCAACAAATTTACTGCCAGATGAAAATTTTTCAACTACAGATTTATATAAATTTGGATAAGAAAACCAATGTTGTCCAAAGTTTGAATTTTGATAGATATGATCCATTATTAAAATTTAAATCCGTCGAATGTTTTTTTAGGTTTATCTTCATATGTATACTCTTCTTCTTTGCCAGAATCAAGTATATCTTCCTGTGCAGTTTGCTCACAATCATATAAGCGCATCTTGGCACGATCAATACCAACAATAAATCTCTTATTAATAGAAATATCATTGTATCGATTCTTCAACTGCTTCACCATTATCTGACCAAGTTGTTCAAGTTCCTCAGTGCTAATAAGGGCAAACATAAGATCAGCAGTAGCAGGGAGACCAAAGGACTCAGAAGTGTCAGTAAGGTCAACGTCACTGCTGCCATAACCAGAACGAGTGGTCTGGGTGGCAGATACGATAGGGACCTCGGCTTCGACAGCCAACCCTCTAAGCTCCTCTGCAATAGATTTAATATAGCTATATGAATTGATAGAGCCGTTCTGCCTATAGCGGGAGGAAGCACATATATTAAGGTAATCAATGAAAATAATATCAGGTCTAAATGACTTCTTAAGTGCAAGTTCATTAAGAAGTGCCTTAAAGTGTCCACTGTGTGCGCTAGCAGTCGGATACTCTTTAATTATAAGAGTTCCTTGAGTCTTTGCTGCTAACTTAGTTACTTTGTTTTCAAACGAAGACCTGGGAAGATCAGTAAGATCTTGAATGGGTACGTTGAGCAAGTTTGCATCAATACGCTCAGCAATTTTCTCTTCTGCCATCTCCATTGTAATGTATAGCACGTTACGTCCACTAAGCAAAACGGAGCTAGCCATATGGCACATGAACAAAGACTTACCGACACCTGTCCCAGCAAGAGCGACATTAAGAGTCTTGTTAGGAAGACCACCTTTCGTAATCTTGTTGAAATACTCAAGATCAAAAGGAATACGGTCTTCTTTCCTGTGGTAAGAATCGTATCTTGCTTCATAATCATTTAGATAGTCATGACCAATATGGTTGTCAAAAGATACTGCCAGAGCATCTGAAAGAATGCTTGGAATTGCATCCCGATTCTTTTTATCATCTTGCCCATCAGCAATGCTGATAGATTCCATCAAAGCAAGATAAATCGCACGATCACGGCACCACTTCTCAGTAGTATCTAGCAGCCATTGATGATCTACAGGAGAGTCATTGAAAGAATTACAAACATCTCTAGTCTCTTTAATTTCAGTCTCGTTTAGATCTGTTCTATTCTCAACCTCAATATTTAATGCTTCGGTTGTAATTGCAGATCCATACTTAACAATGAACTGAGTAATCTCCTCAAAGATCACTTTTTCAGATCGTTGTTCAAAATATGATGGTTCAATAAATGGAATAACTTTACGAGAATATTCCTCATTGTGTATTAAATTTTTGAGAATAGTAGTCTCAATTCGTTCCATAAGAGAATTCGTTTTTTGCAATCTCATCAAGTTTTAACATCACTTCTTCAGTGAAATATGTTTCTGGATCTTTCAAGATTTGTTTTGCATAGATTTTTTTACCATCTATTTCATATCTACCAGCAACGTTTTTCCAAAGTCCGCCAATCTCACCAAGTTCAAGAAGACCATAATATCGATCAAGACCACGCTCATCGTAATAAAGACGCACCGTAACATCCTTGTTCTCCTTGCTTAAACGCGACTTAGCAGTCTTTGCCTTAATAAGATTTCCGACAATTTCTGTTCCGTCTTTTTCTTTTTTCTTGCTGAGATAAATGATGGTACTGGCAGCATACTTAAGACCAGAACCACCGCCCATCTCTTTAGTAGGAACGTAAGCACCAATGACATCGTAGGTGTGGTTGGTAACAATCATAGGAATATTAGCCTGCCCCAACTTCAATGTCAACATCCTGAAAGCACCTTTGATAAGTTGAGATTTCGTCATGTCACGAACCTGCTTATCATTCAGAGCATCATTAATTTCCTTTTCCGTTGAAAGCATTCCTAGAGAGTCTAAGACAAACATGCAGGGTTTGCGCTCATCTTCAGGTTTTTTTAAGTAAATATCAACTGCCTTGAGTGCCTTGGTACGGAACTCTTCAACAGTCACAACATTAACAACAACAGTCCTCTCAAGATCTACCCCACGACTTGCGAGTAGAGACTTATTAACAGCGGCTTCAGTGTCAAAATATAGGCAATACCCATCAGGGTTAGAATCCAAAAAGTTCTTGACGACAGCAAGGGAGAAAAAAGTTTTTCCAGTGCTAGACTCGCCAGCAATGGCAGTAATCTTATTCCCAGATACACCACCAAATATAGACCCTGAAACAAGTCCATTAAAAATGTAAGAACCTGTGTCAACATAAGTTTCAGTTTCATCAATATCTGATGCGAGTTTTGTATACTCATCTCCAATTTCTTTTACAATATCTTTAAGAAAGTCCATAATCTTTGTTTCTGTAGTTCATTTTCCAACACCAAAACTTCCAATAAAGTTTTGTTTCATCACCATTCCTTTTTAATGAGTCCATCAAACATTGCAACTCACTATCTGACAAATCATTAGGAGTCCAATAATGATTCTTTTTAGACGACCATGCCATACTGCTCCCTTAGAATTTTTTTATAAGATCCACCAGGGTTTTCTTCACGGATCTCTTTCACAATCTTTAACTTTTGATATAGTGATGTATCTCCACCTAGACGGAGAGCATTCACGATCGTAGCAAGTTCTTTATCAGTAATAGGAAGTTCCATTTATTCCCAACGTAAGGTCTTAAGGTATTCTAGCACATTTTTACGAACATCCATCAACTCATGATAACATCTTTGATTGTGAGCACACTGTCTAAGTGCAGAATCTGGTTTATGAACCGATTCAATGAAAATATCAAGTCCTCTATTCCATTTATCTTGTTTTGATTCTCCATCATCAATTACATACTTATCATTCATAAGAAAAATTCCTCCAAGTTAATTTTTTTCTCAATATTCCACCCAATAGCATCAAGTATTGCCTTAAGTGGTTCTACAAAACTTTTTTCAAATTGTAGATCATAATCAATATATTGTTCAAGATTAAGCTCTTTAGGAAAATCTTGAATAAAAGAGATAATATTCTCTTGTATAATATTTGGTTTTTTTAAATAGATAAATTTAATTTTCTCACCATTGTTAATTAATGAATACTTTTTATCCAACTTATTTTGCTTAATATAATGATTAAACAATAAAGCTCCGCGACAATGAATGGGAGTACCCTTTATATAGATATCAGAAGATGAATGGTATTTACGAATATCAGAAGCTGTTCTTGGAAAAGCGATAGATTCTGGTGGAAGTTCTTTAAATTCTTGACGACACTTATCAATAAAATTAATTACGTCATCTTCAGTTCCATTCATCATCAACTTGAGTCCATCTTTAATCATCTTCCGACATGGTGCAGGAGTAGATGATTTAACTGCCTCAATACCCATCATCTTGAGTTTGGGTTCATTATATTGAACTCCCTCACTATTCCATACGTTCAGAATGTATCGCTTCTTAGCAGTCCAGATACCACGTTCTGCGATGTTCTCACGCTTCATGATCATTTTTTGTTCATATGCCTGAACATAATTCGCAAGTTCCTGATAAGATTGTTCGATGAATGGTTCCAACTTATCTTGACAGATCTTATCAAGTAGCGAAACAACTGCTGTTTTATCACCAGACTTGTTACTAAGAAATTTATCAACAAGAGGTCCCATATTAAGATAGATTGAATCGGTGTCAGATGCAATGACATAATCCTCACCATCCGTTTGCAAAATCTTATTTAGATATCCATTCATCCTGTTCTCAATCCAGCGGATTGAAACCTGCCCAGAAAGAGTAATTGCTTCAGCATTAGCAAGTTTAAAATATCGAAAATACTGATTACCAATAGCACCATAGGCAGAGTTCAGTTGAATCTTACGCGCCATCTGGATATTATTGCATCGAGAAATTTCTTTTTCGAGTGCTTTAGATGGATTTTTTTCATAATCTTGCTTTGCCTGAAGCATTTTCTTTTTAAAGATAGTTCTATCTTTATAAATCTTTTCCATCAGTTCTGGCAGAAATCCACGAACATCCTTCCGATACATGGCACCATTGGCACATACCGCGTTGTCCTTATACATCTCAAAAGTCAGTTCTTCATTAAGTATCTTATCAACGGTAGCACTTGGATGTCTGATATCCTGTAAAGTCTCTGGCGAGATGTTGTACTGCATAATGAGATGAGGATACAGGCTGTTAAGGTCAAAACTAACAACCCAATCATACTTTCCTGGAATCGGTTCCTTGACATACGCTCCCGCATATTTGGAGTCTTTATCAGAACGTACTTTTGGTGGGATAGCAATTTTTCTATCCTTTAAATAGTTATAAATGATAGTATCCCACATTCGCACTTGTGAAAACACATCTTCATAATTAGCTTTTGCGTCATATGCAAGAGTTAATGCCAAATCAATGAGTTTCATTTTGTCTTCCATGCGGTCAACAAGTTCCACGTCAATGATATTGTACTCTACAAATTTTTGCCACCCCTTTGTATAAAAATCTTTAAATGTATCAAACTCGGAGTGATCCAGTTTTTTCTGTCCAAGTTCTACACTCGCAATGTAGTCCAAACGATAAGATTCCTGCGCTTTATAAGTAAACTTCTTATAAAGATCCAAATAGTCGAGTTGAGAAACTCCACCAACATCGTATGAAATATTTTTACGACCAGAAATATAAACCTCCTGCTCTGTAATCAATCCCCATGGAGAAATTCTTTTCATAAGTTTCTCGCCAAGAATGCGTTCAATTCTACGAACAAGATATGGAATATCATAAAGTTTACTATTCCACCCAGTAATAACTTCGGGAGTATTTCCCTCAATCATCCACCAATTGATAAAGTCATTCAGCAATTCATATTCAGTTCTAAATCCTTTGTAAGTAACATTTTGTTGCTTATTATTAAAAGGTCCAAGACCCCAGGTTCTGATCTGCTTCGTAGCATAATCCTGAATTGTAATCAACAACACCTCTTCAGCAGCAGATTCCACATCAGGGAATCCATTCTCTGATGCAACCTCAATGTCGAGGGTTACTACTTTAATTTTACTAATATCAAATTTAATTTCATCTTCTGGATACATTTCAGAAATGTACTGATAAATGTATCCTGTATTTCCATAAACTTTAAAATTTTCAACCCCATCATATTTTTTAATGAATTCACGAGTCTCTCTTACAGTTCCAGGATTAATTGGATCAACGTACTCACCATTCAAAGTTGTATATTCTGTTTGCTTATTGGAAGGCACAAAAAGAGTCGGAAAAAACTTCTCTCGGGTTGCAAAATGTTTTCCATTTTCATAACCTCGGACCAAGAAGTGATCTCCGACCATTTGAACATTAGTATAAAAACGCATTAGGAAATAATATCAATATATTTTGTTAAAATGTCTTTGTTGGGATCAATAATTGTTAAAACACTATCAGAACTAATCAACATAGTGTCTTGAGATGTATATTCTGATAACCATGGTGTTAAGTAAATACTATCTCCATTTTTATGGACTTCACATGGTTTTATCAGTTTACAATTAGGTTCACCAAGTTCAACATCAACTTCTTCAACCTGAGATACAATAGCACAATTTTCTCTAAGAATCAAACACTTAATTGTTGCTTCCATTTCATTCCTCACCTTCGGTTTGATTCAGAGGTTCATACATTTTCACCAATGATTCTACGGGATCTACAATTGTTACGACCCAATCAAAAGGAATGATCATTTGAGTATCTTTTGAAAGAATCATCCATCGTGAAAGAGAAACATTCACAACACTTTCTTTTTCTGCTTCATTAAGAACGGGAGATTCGTAAGTAACTCGTTGTGGATTTGTGAAAAGATATCCAAATAGTTCATCTTCTTTTTGAACTTCTTTAATATCACTGATAACAGTTTCACCAGATTTGAGCAAAATCAACTTAACGGACATTTTTTATCAATAAAGACTAGTAGTATATATGCATCTTAGCAATAAAAAGGAGGGGTGTCAACTGGATTGTGCCAGTTACCCCTCCGTCTGCGACGACGATATTCAATTTTATTTATCAAAGACCCAGATAGCAGAATTTAGTGAGGATATCAGAACCAATCCTTTCTTTTATGATGATCAGGTACAATTCTACCGAGAGTTACACTCAGAAGCCCATCCTCAAAGCTAACTGATCTAACTTCCGTCTCGTCACTGAGGGTCCATGCTCTAGTGAAAGATCTTTGAGCCACTCCTCTATGGATGTAATCTGTTCCAGTTTCTTTGTCCTCTTTTTGTCCTTCGACAAAGAGTTTACCATCTTGTGTGTAGACATTGACTTCTTTCTTTTTGAATCCTGCTAGTGCTAGTTCAAGTCTAGATTCTACGTTACTAACTTGAACTAAATTGTATGGTGGATAGTTTTTCGTCGTTTCATGCAGATTAAACAGACGATCAAAGTATTCATCCATACCGATGCTATTCTTATTTATACGATCCATGAGCGCAGGAAGATCTGCAGCAGTATACCTTGTGAGGTTAGTCATTATTGTAGCTCCTTAAAAAGCGAGTTTGTATTTTGTGGACCCTTACGGCATCCATAAGTATATATTAACACAAGTCATAAAAAACGGGGTGTAGAACCCCGTAATTTTTTATTCGGTTTCTTCAACCTTTTTTTTCTTAGATCCAATATTATATTTTGTCTCTAATATCCAATCGGATTTATCTTTATATGCAAGAACTTTAATCTGATTCAGAGGAGCAATATCTTGAATTTTAGACACATCTACAATACCAATGAGCCCCCAATCAGCAAGCAGTTGAGCAATACGGTTACGACGTTGGACATCATTCTGGGTCAGATTTGCATATTTACCATCTAAAGCAAACAATTCTTTAAAATGGACTAAAAAATATCTACCTTGCTTGTGCAGAATATGACAACTTTGATAGATTTTTTTCTCCTTTCTTGATGCAACACCAATTCTTGTTAATGTTTCACGAACTTTTAGAAAATCATCTGGTTCATTCAGAATCACTTCTACCATTTGATCAGGCGACCATTTTACCTCAGTTTCTTGAACCACACTCATCTTTTTCCTCCAGTATCAAATTTTGATTTAATAAAATTAAGTTGTTCTTGGGTAAGAATTTTCAAAGCCTGCTTTGCCTTTTCATTACTATATCCATAATAACGTTTGACATAATCAAGATCTTTGATCTTATCTTGTCGGATCCAGGGAGAAAATCTCTTCTTTTTCCTAACGATATTTATAAGAAAATCATATTGAAGTTTCTTAGGAAGAAAGTGATACTTATTCATTTCATTTGCGAAGATGATAGTATCAATGTGACCAGAAAAACAACGATTAATAATATAAGGAGGATATTCCTTCTCGGTAGAGGGATCTTCTTCAATTAGATGTTTCTTTGTCTGATTGATACTGTTCAACCAATCCTTCAATTCCATAATTAAAAAGTAATAGTTCTTTGCGTTTTTGTTGTTCTCGCATATATTCTCCAACAGATCTCATAGTATAAGTGAGATCAAATTCAGCAGCATTCCATTTAGAATCAGTAAATCTATCTCTAACAAGTTGATCCGAATTATAACTCACTAACTGAGGCATAGAACAGGTAGAACAATCGTTAGCAAACTTGTCATGATCAAATTCTTTATGCATTGATCCTTTCTTACCATAAAGATTATCTTTAATGTCATAAGGAGGATCAAGATACACAAAAGTACTATCTTGTTCATTAAGAAGATAATCATATGAATAATTGCTTATCCTCCAATTTCTAATTATATTAGAATAACCAGGCAACTTATCAATTCCTCTCATAGAAAAATTGGAATCAGAAGCTTGTGGAGAAAAAGAAGAACTTTCAGTTAATCCAGAAAAACTACACTTGTTTATAATATAAAAACTAATGGCTCTCCAAAAATAATCAGTTTCACCACTATTCAAATAATCTTTAGATTCAAGAAATAATCCTTTAGCAGAACCACGATCAGGATAACGAGATTTTAACTCTACAAGTTTATTTCTCATTTCTGGTCCAAACATCTGCAATTGTTGCCAGAAGTTTACCAAAGGTTCATACAAGTCATTAACCCACACATTAAGATGTGGATACTTCTTAGTAATGTGAATTGCCACACTACCACCACCAAGAAATGGTTCTCTAAATTCATCATACTCTCTCAGATCTGGAAAGTATTGATCCATTTTTGTACAAGCGCGAGACTTACCGCCAGGGTATCTCAATGGTGTTTTCAGGGATTTCATAATCAGGTTTGTTATACTTCAAATACTCCCAGAAGGTTAGTTTCATTTCCTTATGGGTCATACCACAATGTTTTGCGGCAGCGGGTAAAGTCATTTTAGCACGAAACAATGCATCATTTGCTTCTGCAACATTCTGTGATGTAGTCTTTACTCTTGGTTCTACCAAAGTTTTATAATCATTTTTAAAAAAACTCATAGTAAATCTCCATAGGGAGTATCATCTTTATGAAGGAGAACTCCATCAACTTTATCCAAAAGTTCTCGCATGTCACCATGAAGAATATGATAACCAGTTCCAACGTACCATTGCCCTGTAACAACGGCAACAGTAGCAATACCCCAGAAAATATAATAGAACCTAGACTTTACTTGTGCTCTCAATTTTTCTTTTTTCATAATCACAAAATGAGTTTCTTTTCATCTGGAGTAATCAACTTACTACCATATATTTCATTATACTTTTTCTTAACAGGTTCTTCTAAATTTACCAGATAAACAATATGATTTCTTGAAATTTTAATTTCTGGATCATCTTTATCAATAACTGGTGCCCAAGGTGTAAATCCAATACTACCATTCTGTGTTGGGATAATGACCAGAGCATTTACTACTGTAACAAAATTATCATCTTCACTAATAAGTTCAGCGATAATTTCTTCACCCGTAATGATTCTCAAAAGTTTTGCATCAATCATTTAGTTTCTCCATGTTTTATACGTTTTTCATTTAAGAGTAAAAAATTTGAAAATTCTTCTTCAAGATTATCAGTTGAAGTATTACCTTGACTAACCCAAGTATGACAAAATTCATACAAAAACTGAATTTCACTTAGGTTTAAATGATGTTTTAACTTTAGAAAAACATCTTGTCTGAGATTCATTCGTTCATCACTATAACGCCAATCAGAATCAATCATTTGAATTCACACTCCACCATAATTTCAGTTAGACATGCAAGCATATTGATTTCTTGATCTGCTACGAATGCTGCCTGATACTGATACTTAGCGAGAACAAGGACAGCAGCAGGAATGCTGCCAGGAACCAAGGCTTCGTAAAGAGAGTCATAAATGCGACGGAGAAGTACAGTAGTATCATTATCCAAATTACTAACGATCCACTTTCGTACCTCAGCAAAGTTTTTAGTCTTGAGATTTTTGACAAGTTCATTTACAGCAACATCAGAAAACGTAGCAAGAATGCCAGAATCAATTTTACCACTTACGGAGTAGCGTTGGCATTCATTCAGCACTCTCCTCCAATCAGGAAAGTGCTTATTGATGAGTTCTACCAGGACCTTGTTATCGTATTCAATACCTTCTGCACCCAAGATTTCTTGGATACGCTTGAAGAATTGTGCTGCAATTCCCTGTCTTTCTTTTCCCTTAATTCCGAATTCAACCACTGCACATCGGGAGTGGAGAGGTTCAAGGATTTTATTTTTGTAATTACAGGTGAAGATGAATCGGCAGTTACCAGCAAACTCCTCAATAAACGCCCGTAGGAGGAGTTGTACATCATTGGACGTGTTATCTGCCTCATCAATGATGATGACTTTGTGTTTTGCATCTGAAGAAAGTGAGACGGTCGAAGCGAAGTTTTTCGCATTGTTTCGGACAGTATCCAAGAACCGCCCTTCATCGGATCCATTGATGACATAAACATCTACCCCCAGTTCGTTACAAAGTGCCTTTGCTACTGTAGTTTTACCAATACCAGGAGGTCCCGCAAGTAGCATATTTGGGATCTCACCTTTATCTAGGAAACTTTGAAATGTCTTCTTAGTTGCCTCAGGGAGAATACACTCTTCAATTGTTTTTGGTCGATACTTTTCAACCCAAATAAAATCGCTCATAATAAATAAAAAGTTTTAGTTTTCAATCAATAGCAAAATTAAAGTATAACATGTATTGATCAAATATCATGAATTAAGTTAAAACTCACAGATATTCTATCATTATGCTGATTATCTTGTCCACCAGATCCATGCTTTAACCAGGATGGAAACAACACTAACTGATTTATTTTTGGATAAACAACATGAATTTCCTGATATTTTGTATATTTTATCTTAGAAAAATAAAAAGTATTTTGATTTGGATTTTCAAATACTAACTTGTTACTGTTTTGATTAACATTAAGATAAAGGCAACCAGAAACAATACTATCACAATGTAAATGTGATAGGAGATTGGTTTTTTTATTTTGAATAATAGACCAATATCTATCCATTTTTAATTTTTTTAAATGAATAGATTTTCCATACAAATTAGATACTTTTTCTATTCGTTTTATAATATTTTTATCTAAAAAATTATTATTTTCTACGTAATGATATGTTCCAAATCCATCACCATTTAAAAGATGATGGGAATGATATTTAAGTTTTTTGATTCTTTGTGTCAATATTTTATTTTCTTTTGGAGTTATAAAATTCTCCAGTATACCAATTGGTATTGAAAATATTTCACTCATGATTCATCACTATAATCACGTATTAAATTGAAACTAATAGAAACTCTAGTATCAGTTTCATTCATAATGTAATCAGAACCATGCTCTAACCAACCAGGAAATAATATCAAATCTCCATTTTGAGGATGAACTTCATGCGTTGAAGTGTTATACTTATTTTGATGTGTATAATATCCACTTCCAATAAATGGATTTGGATTTTTAAAAACTAATGGATGAGAATTTTGATCAACGTTGACGTATATAACTCCAGAGATAGAAGAATTGGGATGATTATGTTCTTTCATTAAGCATCCTGGTGTTTCTATGACAGACCAATATGAAGATAGCTTGACTTTTGGAATACCAATTTTATCAGCATAGTGATTGGAATGTTTTTCTATTCTAGAAATAATATCATTAGAAAGAAAATTTAATTTTTCACAATTTCTGAAAGAACAAAAAGATTTACCAATGAGCATTGGATGATTGTCGTCATGCATTTCTTCATTGTCAAATATTCCATCAAATATACATTTTCTTTCAATTTCGTCAATGAAGTTTGGAAATTGATATATTAATGTTGGAAATATTTCAATCATGTTTAAATCCATTCTGGTTTTCTCTCTGGAATACGACGATAGTTATCTTTTACCCAAGGTTTAGATGCAATATACATCTTATACTTGCTGTAGATGTCAACAGTATCATACTTGAATTCATCAGGACCAGCAAAAACAAATGGAGTCAACTTACTTCTATGTGCACCATCAATCGGAAATAGTTGATTTGCATATGCAAGAGTATGAAGACATGAATGAATCTTTGCATATCGATCAGAATACTCTTCACAAAGTGCTAATCCATGCCGAATCAACCACCGTGAATTCGCAAGCGTTTCGTTTGCCCACACAGTACATGGGTGATTACGAAAAGCACCCTTCTCCGTAGCATAGGGTGTGCCGTCTGCCTTGGGAAGAGTGCCATATCCATGCCCCCATTTCTCCGATGCCACAATAGAGAGCATCTGACAGCACTCTAGGGGCATCTTGACGATATGCTTGTCAGGTAGGACCTTTGCCGAAACAACAGGGTCAGGGTCTGATACAAAGATGTTCATGATAAAAGTTTGCTAAAGCTGATTGCTAAGAGAAATCCTAGCATAACTACGATGTCCCATGATTTTGTTTTTACAAAATATGGAATTGAAATGGTGTCAGCAATAACATTCATTAAGACACCAGCAGTCAAATTAACATGTAAAACAACAAAATAGGCAGCAATAACTGTAATACTGCCTACGACTCTCATTGCCGTTAGTGTTTTCATCCAAATGTAGAATCAGGTTCCAGAGCAATATAGTACTTAAGATTGTGCTGAGTGTTGGTAAATTGTGACAAAAGTTTAGAAGACACTACAACGTCATAAGCACCAGGAATAATTTTGATGTTCTCAACTTTAAAGTTAAAAGCAAACTCTTTGTCAGTCTCACCAACTACAATTGCATATTCGTTAGAAGTATCATTCTTCTTATCACGAACAACTAGTTTAATGACACCTGCCTCACCAATTGCGGAGAAATCGGGGAGTTGATAGACTTGTGCTGCTTTGACAAGTTTTTCAAGTGAAGCACTATCAAGTTGAAAACAAATATCCTGAGATGGAAGATTAATTTCTTTTTCGGGAGGAGCAACAATCACATTAGGGTCAGCAAAGAAATACTTCACACGACGCTTACCTTCTTTAATACTCAGGTAAGAAGGTTCCTGAAAATCGAGATCTGGATCATGGTGGAGAGATAATCCATTCAAAAATTGATTCAGATCGTAAATAGCAAAATCGCGAGGAAAGTCTTCTTTAATATCTGCTTCTGCAAGAATATTCTTAGCAACAGAAATTGTACGAAGACGATTACCCTCTTTTACCAGAATTGAATTATTAATTCCAGCAAAATTTTTGAGAATATTGAGGGTATTATCAGACAGTTTCATAGTTTTGGGTTTGAGTTTCATCACTGGGGGTAGGTTTCACGTTGTGCATTTTTGTCATTAAAATGCATCAGAAGAACAGCATAGTGCAGAATCTTCATAATGTCACGTCGTGCAGTGCCTTTCTTATCATAGCGAGAGGCATACTTGAGGATATTACTGCGGCAGAAGGATTCACCATCGCCACACGCTTCAATCAGATCAAGTGTCTGAATTTTATCATCACCAGCAGAGTAGTGCTGATTGTATGTTGCAGAAATATAATCGGACAGTTCTTTAAGAATAGTATCTTCACTATACTTAAATCGATTAGGATTATTACTAGTAGTCATATCAAGATCAAAGGAAATGTGGTCTTCACCTAAACCCATAAAACTTTCATAGGGAACAGGTTGTGCTGCACCAAACGTAACAACATCATCTTGAGGGACATTGAACGAAATAGTATCACTACTTTCTCCACCTGGGAGAAAACTATTAGCATTTATGTTCTGATCACCCATAGACATAAAATTAAAACTTTCAGTCATATTTAATGAAAAATAATAAAAGTAGAGGTGGTTTTTCACCTCTACAAATTATATCAGGAGAAGTTGTGAGAGTCAAGGCATTCTTTCTGATCTTCAGAAGGCATCTGGAAATCAGCATCAACTTTGTCATATAGTTCCAAAAATGCTTGCTTAGTCTCATCATCAAAACGGTTCACACATACTTGAATTGCCTTCGCTTTATCGTTAAAGATACGATATGCCTTAACAATATGAACCAGGCGACGAGTACTGATAATTTCCTCAATGCCACCATCATAAAAGGTCTTACGAATAATATCTGCCCAATCAGAAAGACGCTTACAAAAATCGTCATCCTTACAAAATTTATTCAAGATCTTCTCTTCAATTTTCGGAGTAGGATACTCTTGTTCAAAAGTTACAGGGAATCGCTCAAGGAATGCTTCGTTGAGCACGTTAGTTCCAACGAATCGCCCATCATCTGAACCTTTACCTTTAGTGTTTGCGGTTGCGATGACATTGAAACCTGCAGCGGGTCGAACAAACTTGCCGATTTTTTTAAGGAAGACTCCATTTCCTTCAAGGATAGATTGGAGACAGAGAATTTTATTAGAGGCAAGGTCGATCTCGTCAAGGAGCAGGATAGCTCCTCGTTGAAGTGCTTCAATGACTGGTCCATTGTGCCAGACGGTTGCACCATCAACAAGGCGGAAACCGCCGATAAGATCATCTTCATCAGTTTCAATAGTAATGTTTACGCGGATCAGTTCCCGTCCGAGTTGAGCACATGCTTGCTCAACAGAGAACGTTTTACCGTTGCCCGAAAGACCCGTGATAAACGTAGGGTAGAAAATACGGGACTCAACAATTTTTTTAATGTCGCCAAAATTACCAAACTTGACAAAGGAATCATCTTTTTGAGGAATAAGATTTTGTTCAATTGCAGGAATTGCTGCAGGAGAATTATAAGTTACTTCCAGATCTTCAACTGTTTCCTTTGTTACTTCCAGGTTCCATTTACCACGACCTACTTTACAATCAGTAAGTTTATTAGTAACAGTTTGATAGTTAGAACCATTCATAGCACACCAAGCACGAATATCTGCAGCAGTTACAGATTCTCCGTAAAGTTGCTGAAGAGAAGTGCGAATGTATTCAGAAGACATGGTCATGATGTAAGTTGTTTGTTTCAACTGAAGTTATTATAAATGAAAAAGGAGGAGTAGTCCTCCCCAGTGTGCCAGTAAATCAATTGGATAAAAACTCTTCCAATTCATTCAAGAGTGTTGCTTTGTTGTGTCTTCTATCTAACTCAAGACCAACAGTTCTAGCATATTCTTCAAGTTCTCTTTTGGTCATGTCATTGAGTGATACATCACTTTCATAACCATCTTCCTCAGATACTTCTCTAAGTTCTTCTTCAATTACCTCATCATAGTTTGTAGTATCTTCATCCACAATAGGAGATTCTACAACTTCTACAGTTTCTTCTACTACAGGTTCTGGAGCAGGTGTAGGAGGTGTCTTTTTACCTGCGAGTAAATCTCCAAATCTAGACATTTTAATTACCTATAACTTATAAAAATATTTATCACGCAATGAGTTCTACAAACTCACCCAAGATTTTTTTATTCATTTTTTTAGTTTTCAAACTTTTTGCAAAGGCAGACTTAATTTGTGTTTTAGTCGCATCATCAGAAACACTAAAATCACTATTCTTTGATAGAGAATTTGAAGAAATTCCAAAATAAAGATCGTATCCAGAATTTTTAATAGAAAACGATTTCATCTTTTTCCAATCCTTCATTGCAGTCTCATAACTTTTCCCACTATATCCACAATATCTGCGAATAAAAGAACCAGAATCACGAGATACGAGAACACGCATACCAATAAAATTTACATCGGGAAATTTGTCTTTCAAATTCTTAAGAAGAATATCAGTGAACTGATGCCAATCACAATCTAGAGAATAAGTAGTACCAATTTTTCTATCACGAAGGACACAACGAGGTCCAATAGTAGCCAATCCAATATATGGCTCTTCTTCCCATGGTCTCTGAACTTCAGTATGACGCTTTAGGTCATATCCTTCACCATCAGTAAGAACAACACACTGAACTTTTTGAAGATTATTTTCTTTTTTGAATTTTGGAAGAATTTGGTGTAGTGCAACCATACTTTCATTCAGAGGAGTACCCGAAAGACTCAGACCAGGAGGAACAGAATATCTTGCAGAACCCCATCCCTCAAAGCAGCGAGAAAGACGATAAATGGTTTTCATTTGTTCGTTAAGTTCTTTACCATTCACTTTACTAGTAAGAAGATTCATAAGGCTAAACCACTCACCAATATGGAAAATTCCTGCACGCTCTTTATAAGGGCGAGACCTTGTCACAAGGTTTCCATCTTCATCGTCAGAATTAATAGGATAATCAGATGTAAAAGCGTATACTTCAAAAGGAATTGAAACTTTTTTACAGAACCAAATCAAATTAAACAACTGTTTGACGGTATCAGAAATAACATCACACATAGATCCAGACCAATCCAAAACAAATACCAAACCATGATTCTTACCATCAGCAAGAGTGGTCACTTTCTTGAACAAATCTTCATTGTACTTGTAGGTATGAAGTTTGGAGCAATCAAGAACACCAGTGCGAGCAGTCGTAGCACGAGCATAAGAATCTGCTGCTTTCTTACACTCAAACTCCTTGACTAGGTAATTAACTTCTTTCTGTGCAGTTTTTTTAAATTTTTCAAAGTCTTTGTCTACAAATTCAAACATCAAATGATCTCCAGTTTGTTTGGAGTATTCGTGCCAATAGTTATTACACCTTGTGTGAATTTCACGGTTATCAACGATAACTTTATCGATATCAATTTCTGGAATTTCCAGATAAATTTTTTCACTAGCATTAAAATCTACAAGATTTTTAAGAGATTCTTCTAGAGAATCAGCAGTCTTAATATCAAGATCATTATCTTCTTGATCTACTTCATCTACAATTTCTTCATCAAATTTATTACCATCATCCTTATTTTCAGCAGTGCCACCATAGGATTCATTAGATTCTGGTTCAATAGAATCGTTATTGTTATCACTTTGGTCTTCAGAATCTGATTCTCCATTATTCTCAGAATCATTCCGAGAAGACGAATTATTACTTTCAGATTTACAATACTTGTATAGCATTTCAGATGCTACAAGAACATCATCAAATGTTTCACAATTATCAATGTAATTGATAATTGTTTTCTCGGTTTCTTTAAAATTAATATCTACAAAATTACCAATCTTAAAATAAAGATTTACACGATCTGCAAGATTCATTGTATCAACATTTTCACCCTCAAGTTGAAAAAAATCTTGATCTGAAAGTTCTTGATAACCACGATAAAACGTTTTAGCAAGACCCACATATCGACGTTTCATCATCTTTTCGATACGAGCATCTTCGACAATATTTACAATTTGTGGTGGAATATTCACCTCTTTCAACCAATTTCTGTCTGGAGTATAAAGAGCATGTCCAACCTCATGCCCAACAAGCATATCATATACATAACTACTGGCCTTTTCCCACATTGGGAGAGTTAGTACGCGGGTGTGAACGTTAAATTGTGCAGTTTCAACGTGACGATTTTCAACAACGAGATCTTCAGTAGCAAGAAGTTTAGCAAGTTGTGATTTGATTTCCTGATTAACTGCCATGGAGGAGGTTCATTCGTATGTACGTATCATACAAAAGAACCCTGCTGTTTAGGCAGGGTCATGTGACGCTTTTTGAACTGGCGTAGTGCTTCTCGCCGCGCTCGCATTGCTTGTGGTTTTAATTTTCGTTTTTGCTCTTTCTTAGAATGGTGTTGCCAGTTAGGGGTGTTCATCAGAAATTCCTCTAATACGCTTCCAATCATTATACATTGCCATAAGACTCCAACTAGATGACAAACTGTTTGGTCCTTTATCCAATAGTTCTAGTTGTCTCTTACCCAAAAGTTTCATTTGTTTATAATCTTCTTTCCAGTCAGTTTTGCTCATTCAAACATTCCTCGATCTTTCATGAAATTGAGTGTTTCTTTCAATCCACCTATATGTTTGAAACCAACATTGACCTGTGGGTATTCTGCTTCCTCACCAAATTCAGCAACAAAACCTCTCTGTGAGAAGTGCTGATTTAATTTATAAACATGAATTTGAAAATTAAGTTTTTCTAAAAGAATTTTAGCACGTTCACATTCCTGATTGCCGTTGGAATAGATTACTGCTTCCATTACTTTTTGTCCTCCTCGTATTCGATTACAATTTTATATTTAACATTACCACGACTATCTTGTTCGACGTACTTTTTAAGTTCGCCATCCAAATTTTCTGCGATTTGATGCAATTGCCACCAGGGAATAATTTTTTCCCTTTTACCCTCTACCATTTTAGATTGTTTATCATCCCAAATGTAATTATGCAATTTACCATCTTTACCAATAACTTGATAATCATATTCCATAATTAATCTCTCTGTCGCCAGTCATCTGGTTTGTCTTGTTTGAACCAATCTACGATTTCATCCGCAGAATCAAACCCCGATTTGTAATTAGATGGGTCGGGGTCTCCTAATCCCATCTTATTCATAAAATCGTCCATACTACCTTCCTCAATATCTTGTGATGCCTGGCGACGTGCTTTACGCAACCATTCTCTAGCAGTAGTATGACGTTTGGCAAGTTTCTCTGCCCAAATCATATCTTCAAGTTTGACTTCTTCCTTGTTAGCAATCTTCTTACAGATAAACTCCAGTCGGAGTCTGTATTGAGTGGATAGCATATTATTCTTCCGAGAGATAGTGCTCTAGTTGGTTGATCCTTTGAAACTCTTGATACGCTGCCTCAGAACGAACGTGAAGAATATCACGCAGGTCATCCATAATAAATGTTGGATCGATACCATCTTCTAGATATTTATCTATTGCTTCCTTGAGGTATCTGTATCTATGCCACTCAAGACTATACGGTTTATAGTTCATAATATATTAAATCATAGTATTATAGTAGCAAAAATAATTAAACATGTCAATCAATTCATAGACCAATCAATAACTGTTCTAATGCTTTGATTGTATTCCCAAACTTTTTGTAAAATATCAGAATTTACACCGTTCTCTTCCATCTGAACTATAAGAGAATTTAAATCTTTAGGAAAACATGTTCCACCAAAACCACGATCATTATCAAATCCAGGAACTTTAGTATGAGAAGATCCTATTCTACTATCGCTTGTAACTCCATCACAAACAATATTATAATCCATACCAGTAGACTGACAAAGGTCATACATCTTGTTAAAATAAGCAACTTTTGTTGCTAAGAAACTATTAGAAAAATACTTAATCGCTTCACTTTCATCAGATGTAGTTATTACACTGGGAGTTGATGGAAACACAGTTTTAAAGAAATTTACAAACTGTTTACACAATTTTATATCTCCACCAACAACATTTCTCTCAGAATTTCTGTAGTCCTCTACAGCATTTCTTGCGGTTAAAAATTCTGGGTTATGTATTACCTTGCGGTTTTTTGAAAATTTTTTCGTTGTTCCAATAGGAACAGTTGATTTAATTACAAATATACATTTGGTTTTCTTTGGCAGTTCTTCAAAAAAATTATTTAAAATACTGAGATCGCACTCGCCAGTAGATTTCATGGGTGTTGGTAAACACACAAAAACAAACATCTGTTCCAATACTTCACCAAGAGTATTAAAAGATTTGTTTTTGTCTACATCATAAACTTTACAATCAACTTTATCTCTCAAATTCTGATAAAGAGCGTTTCCAACAAAACCATTCCCAACAATTCCAATCATTTTACCATCCTACTAAATCCTTTATTTTTATCAAATTTAATAATATTATCAAATTTGTCGTGCAAATCAGACTTATGTGATATAACAAAAATGTTTGCATCTTTAATTATATAGCAGATAATTTTAAGGAATTCATCTGTTCCAAATCCATCCAAAGACGAATCAAATACCTCATCCATAATCAGCAAGTTGGTGTTTACTGAGTTTTTGAGTCTAGCAACTTCCCTCCAAGTAAAAAGTAATGCTAGATCAATTCTCATTTTTTCACCTTCACTAAATGATGAATAAGAAAAATCTTCATGAATTGGAGATTTTACTGTTTCATTAAATTCTTCATTAAGATGGAAATTAATATAAAAATCCATCATTTGAAGATAACGATTAACCTGCTGATTTATGAACGGAAGATACTTCTTAATTATCTTCGTTTTTACGCCATCGTCCTTAAGTAAGGAATAAGCAAAATCGTAATAAACGATTTCTTGTTTTTTGTTTACTAATTCTTCGGTTGTTACATGGAGATTTTTTTTAAATTCATCTAACTTCTCATGTTCAGTATTTCTGTTTTGTAGGTTACTGGTAATAGTTTGAATTTCATGTTCAAGATCTCTGATTTGTCTCTGATTGAGGCTAATCCGAGTATTGTTTTGAGAAATGCCATGCGTTAGTTTCGTAATCTCCTTAGAAAGTGCAATGAATTGAAGCTCTCTTTGTTGTTCAGACTTAATTGTTTTCTCAAGTTCTTCATAACCATCTTTAAGTTCTTTTGCCTTATTTTGAGCATCTTCAATTCTATTTACACGAAACTCTTCCTCAATATCTTGAGTACAAGTAGGGCATACCGTATTTTCAGTAAAAAACTTATGTTCTTTTGTAATGGTTCCTACTTTTTGGGATAATTTTCCTTTAAGATTGTTTAGTTTTACTAACTTATCTGCAGCACCAGTAACCTCTTCTTGCTCCTTAGTATATCGATGAATATCTTCTTCAAGACCCGTATTATCCTTCATAAAAATAACAAGTTCCTCATCTAACTTGGCAATTTTTTCTTTGTTGGCATTTATGTTGGCATTACCACGATTCTCAAGTTCTTCAATAAAATTTTGTTGCATCTTCATCTTATCTTTGAGAGTATCTTTCTTCAACTCTAAAGATTTGACTTGATCTCTCCGAACACGAATTTGATCTTTAATAAGACCATTCATCGCAGAAAAAATACGAATATCAAGAAGGTCCTCAATTACCTCACGGCGATTTGATGTCGTCAATTGCATAAAAGGCACAAAGGTGCTACTACCCAGAATTACGATTTGAGTAAAAGACTTATAGTTTACCTTGAGAATATTTTCTTCCAGAATACGTTGATTAGAACGATCATCTGCTTCCTTATGCAAAGGAACACCGTTTACCTCAATATCAAAAACATTTGGTTTGATTCCACGACGAACCAAATATTCTTTATTATTGACAGTAAATTCAATCTCAACCACACAATCTTTCTCATTGGTAGCATTAACCAATTGTGGTTTGTTAATTTTACGAAATGGTTTATTAAACAATCCAAAAGTTAGGGCATCTAAAACTGTAGACTTACCCGAACCATTTGTTCCAATTATTAAGTTTGTATTATGTTTTTCAAAATCAACTTCCGTAAATTGATTACCAGTGGAAAGAAAATTTTTCCATCTAATTTTATGAAATAGAATCATCTTTGGGGGGAACTACAATATCGTCAGGTGTAATAATTGCATATTTGTAATTATACATCTTACACGTTTTTACAGCAAGGTCATCATCAACTTCAACAACAATCATTTCAGTATCTTCTTGCTCTTCTAGTTGCATTGCATATCTTTCAGCATCATCCTCTTCTTCAAAAAGAAATAAGACTTTATGACCATATTGATCTTGAACAGCATATGCACCATCATCTTTTTTGTCTTTAAGGGTAAGAAGAAACATTACTCAACTTCACATGCTTGTTTATATATTTCTTGGAAAATATTCTTAACTACTTTTTTATCGTAATTAAATTCCGACTCATCAATATAACGATTAAGTATTGAAATTGTATTTTCATCATCATCCACAGAAAATTCTTCATTTTCCTGAATTGTAAAATCCTCTACAATTTTTAGTTCTTGAACTCCAGCTGAATGAAGTTTATCAATAATTTTTTCAAACTCTTTCGGACGTGGTTTATTACGAACAACAATCTTAACAATTTTATTCTTGTAAGGTCTTGCATCTAATAGTGATGCAGATTCATCATTGTAATAGAGAACATGAAAAAGTTTGAAAGGATTATCTATTGGATAATGTTCACAATTTTCTGTATCAAAGATGGTGAATCCTCTCCGATCACCGACATCGTTCCAGAACATTTCGTATGGATTTCCCAAGTAGTAGATCCGTCCATCATCCGATCTAGTGTGGTAGTGACCGCTGAAGACCTTCTTGAACTTTGCAAATAATTCGCCCGAAAGACCATGATCCATGAGCAAGTTTTTATGAGCTCTAAATCCTTGGAGCTCAAGGTGCCCCATCGCGTAGTTGCAAGTTGTATCTTTAATAAGTTTAAAAGACTGTTTTTGATTAGATTCATTTATCCATGGAAGCAATAGAATATCTAGTCCCCCAATATTAACTTCTTTAGGTTCTCTATAAATTTTAATATTTGGATATGTTTGAAGAAGTAATTCTGGAGAGTTTACATCATTAGTATCTTTATAGTAAGTATCATGATTTCCCACAATCATATGAACATCATATTTTTTGAGTCTATCAAATACAACTTTTTTAGACCATTCCAAACTTTGATAATCAATTGATTTTCTACTATCAAAAGCATCACCCATATGGATGACTGTGGTAATTTTTTCTTTTTCTAATGAAGGAAAGAATACCTCATCATAAAACTTTTCAAAATAATCGTGTAAAAATTTTGATCCTTTTCTTGCACCATAATGAGTATCTGTTATAATCGCAACCTTCATCGATTTCTATATTGGATGTTGTCTTTGATGGTATTATAGTCTGAACTACTATTAGAAAGCAAGCTATCGTCTACAACCATAACCTCATCAAATCCTGTCTTTTCAATAATTTTATTTTTAATTTCTAACTGCTTTTTCTCTTTAGAAATTCTTCTCAAAAAAGCATAATGAATTATTTGAGTAAAGTATGCAAAAGGATTGCTACTTTTATTTGGATCAAAATTATGAATATACTGAATACAATTTTCTACACCATCAGAAATCATATCTTCCCGAAACATGTAATTGACGAAATTAGGTTTATATGAAAGATGAGTCGCTATTTTTAAAAAACAATCTCCAAGATAATTAGAAATTAGAGGTTTTCCCAAACCTTTTTCTTTATTATCCAAGTATTTTTTTCTGTAAACTATAATTTCTTCTAATAATTGCTTATTATTTACATAATGTTCGGATTTTTTCTTAGGCATGATTTTCTGTTTATATAGAACTTATTCATTGCTGTAAACAACTTATGCATATATTATACCATATTTTAAATCATTACGCAGCTTGACAAAACCTCAAATAATAAGTAGAATACCTTTGTTAGGTTTGGAGAACAAGCTTTAGCTTTCTCTATTATCTTTAATATCTATATCTTTTTTAAAGATATCTTCTAACTGTTTTCTAGCTTCTTTTACCGAAGATATATATCCCATATTATCAGTTATATTAACTTTACCAGTTTGATTCGCAGAGTTATATTCAGCACTATCATCTTCATCACTTTCTAAGAATGCATTGTAACATTCTATAATTTTTTCATTATTAACTTCAGTCATAGTAATAATTTTATCCATTCTTACCATATAAAAATCATCTGATGGTATATCCATCCATGGTTTTATTTTAATAAATTGACTATCTGGTCCAGTAATTACTTTTAACACAACTGGATTTTGCATAACAATTACTGGATCATCATCATTATCATCAATAAAAACTAATGAAAATATTTCTTCTCCAGTAATTAATTTTATGCTACTATAAAATTCTTCTCCCATTAGTTTTTTAGTGGTATGTTTACTATATCGTAATTAAAATTTTCTTCGTTATATACCTTTATTCTCTCAATTAGATGATTAAGTGTGTAGTTGTTCCTGGATTTATAGGATATGTCGTCAGCAATGTCATAGAGAGTTGCCTTTGTTTTGTTATTTCCTTTCCTGAGCACCCTTCCAATAGACTGGAGATTCCGAATTCTAGATTTGGATGGAGAAGCAAAAATAACATTATGGAGGTTCTTAATATTGATACCTGTACTAAATGTTCCGTATGAAGCGACAATAATCGCGTTGTTTTCCTTCTCAGTAATTTCTCTTACTAATTCTCTATTTTCTGTATCCACTCCACCATGGACAAAAAATACGTGACGATTTTCTACACTACCAGTATTTATCATATCGTATAGTGGTTGACCATGACCTTCAACTCTTGCAAAAAGAATTAAAGTATTTCCTTTCAAATCAAGAGCAAGATTTCTGATAAACTTGTTTCTACGTTCATGGTTAATGATATACTGGACTTCATCCTCAAATGTTTCAAATTTATGTGCTGGGTGCTTCAGTAGAAGCACGTTAATATCCAGTTTGGCAACATGACCTTTTGCCATTAGTTCTTCTGTTCTTATAATTTTGTAACTTGGGCCAAATAAACCCTCCAGTACCCATTTATGAGTTTGAGTTCCATCAAGAGTCCCTGTAAAACCAAATCTGTATTTTGCATCTGAAAGTTTTGACATTATAGATATTAATGATTTAGATTTAAACTGGTGCGCTTCATCCCCAACAACAACATTAAATCTAGAAAAATATTTTCGGGGGAGTTTATAAATCGACTGCCAGGTAGTGATAATAACTTGAGAGTTCGTTTCTCTTTCTCTACCAGCGTAAATTTTATGGCAATATGAACCTACATCCCAACCATAGTCTGCAAAATCTTTATACATTTGCTCTACAAGCGAAGTCGTTGGAACGACTATCAGAATATTTCGTTGCTTCTCAACGTGATATCTCACAATCGAATATATCATCAGAGACTTTCCAGAGGCAGTTGGGGATATCAGCAACCTTCTATTATGTTTTAATGCGTCGTAAACACCTTCTATTTGGTACTCACGTGGAGCGTACTTGCTAATCGCAGTCATATAATCTTTCACACCTTCTTTTGAAATATGATCATTTGTTTCAAAAGGAAGACCATAAAACTTATTATCTACAAATTCATATGTGTATCCATGGTTATCACAAAACTGTGTAACCTTATCTAATAACCCAACGTATATTTCTCCTGTCTGGGTATTGAATAGACGAATTTTTCCATCCCAGTATTTACTTCGATACTGGGGCATAAATTTTGCGCCTGGTACTTCAAAGGTAAATTGGTCTGCTAACTCGTAGTAGACATGTGGTTCCGCTTTTACCTGAAGAAAGACTTCATTCTTTTTTGAAATAATCAAATGAGACATGATTCATAAGCATCACCTATGAATATTTATTCTCCTACTTGAAACTTATATTCTAAGATCATTCTATAAAAAAAATCTTTCATTTGTTCTGTTCTTAATTTATCATATTCATCACCAAAAGTACCTTTTTCCTCATGGCACTGCAATGCTTTATAAATTTGGTGACAATCTCTAATATCTAATTCCATCTGAATATATGGAACATCTTCCATTTCATTATAATCGCTTTCGTAATCGTAATCGCTCATAGTTCTCTAAAGTTATAGTCCATAATCATTCTAAAAAGAGAATTACGCAAATACCAAAGATGCTCTTGTTCTGTAGCAGGTCTTCTAGGAGAACCTGGCCAATTTTTGATAGTTTCATCTACACAGTACTGTAGAAGACGTATGTCTTCTATTTTTAAATTAACTTGATAATCATAATCCTGCTCATCTTCCATTAGTTAAATCCTGCTTGGAATCGATGCCACTCTATTGCATTTTTAATTTGATATGTTCTATTAGAAATTGTTTTGATAATTTCTTCCAAAAACTTTAACATAACATCATAGTATCTAAGTTTCATATCTAATTTATTTAACCTCTCATCGGCATCTAGGTGCCTCTGTAACGCCTCTTTATCCCTTACTTTGTATGGAAATGGTTCTTCTTCATAAACCTTTTGTGGCGCTTTTCCAGTGTAGTAGTTGTATCTCTCTAATCTAGTTCTATTGTAAGATTCTCTAGATTTCTCTCTCAACAAAGTAACTGTGTTGTATAATGTATAATACTTTGAATGAAGTTGTGGAATTTTTAAAGATTCATCATGTAAATTATCAGGATCAATTACAGAATCTTTTTTCCACATATCTTGAATATCTTCCAAATTCATAATATAGAGATAGGTAGAGATTATAATTCTACTATATCATAGATTGTGTATTTAAAAACAACCTCAGCAGTAAAATAATTGACATCATTATCAGAAGCTTCAAACTCTAATGATGTGAGAGAAACTGGAAATAAATCATTAAAAACAATTCTACAAACACTATTATAGTTACTATTTAAGATATTTAATGTTCCATCACTAAATTGTTTTAGTGGATCTTCAACGGCATCATCACCAGTGACTAAATTTTTAAAATCATCATGTGTATCAGAAAATCCTAATGCAGTAATCCACCTATGAATTAAGATATAATTTTCTAAATTTTCATCAACTAAAAATCTAAGTGAAAAATCACCATATTGTACTTGATCTCCAGGAACTTCTATCGCTTTAAATCTAGTTTGCTGTACAGTGGTCCCCAAAGAAATGTCAGGTATTCTTAAGGCATTTGAAAAAAATGAAACTTTTTTATACTTTTCCAAAATAAATTGGAAACCTATGGGTGATAAAAAATTCCTATTTTGTATTTGACCATCAAAAACACTTGCCATTGTTTTTATTTGTATTTATTCAAAACTGGTTGACTTTTGGGATATATTCCATGTTTATTCAATCCAAAAGAAAAAAAAGGGAGACCCGAAGGTCTCCCGTAGAAGTATGTGAACCAAATAGATCACATAAGGTTCTCAACACGTACTCTTCTGTAGTAACGGTTGGAGTTAACGTTCATGCGTCCGAGACCTGCAGTGGTTCCTTCAGCGAATGGGTTAGCAACAAGACCGTAGCGGGTCTTAAAGCCGATCTTAGGCTGGAAGGTGTTCTCTCCAACGGCACGAACCATCTGGAGGGGAACATATGGGCAATAGAACAGACCAGCGTCATAAGGTGAAGAACCCTTATAACCTGCAACGTAGTATTGTCCACCACTAGCATTGGGGTTAGAACCACCAGAATAAGGATCGATATATACGCGATACTTACCAGCAAGTACACCAGCGAAGGTGTTACCAGTATCATCAACCTGGAGGTTAGCGTTAAGAGCAGGGGTGTAATCGAGTACACCAGCCATGGTCAGAGCGGAAGCAACGTCTGCAGAGCAGAGGATCATGTTGCCTTTTCCACGACGAGTTTCGGTTGCGATTGCGTTAGCATCACGCTCGATTTGGAAGATAAGTCCCTTGAACTTCTCAACACTCCAGCGACCGTTGGAGTCAACGTCGAGGTCGAAACGACCAGGGTTAGCAACATTGTGCTGAGCACCAGACTTAGCAGTCTTATAGATGGTGCGGATAACTTCGCGGTTGATCTCAGCAAGGATCTCAGTGGAGAGAATGTTTGCGAGTTCTGCTTCTGCATTCAGACCGTGGATCGCTCTCAGATCTTGGGCAAGCTCAAGGCTGTATTCTGCTTTCAGAGCACGGCTCTTAGCAGTAACAGCAACTTTCTCGATTGAGAAAGCCATCTGGTTGAAGTGATCTCCATCCTCAGAACCGAGTGCTTCAGCATCTTCGGTATTCATACCGCGTCCAACGGTATAAGCAGCCTGAGTGGAGTTGGAGTCTGGGCTCAGAAGACCAGGGTTAGATCCACCTTGTGCAGCAGTGGTACCAAATCCAACAGCACCACCAGAACTTGAACCTTCATTACCAGTATAACCAGCACTAGTGAGGTCACGTCCATCGTCTTGTGCGGAATATGCGGTATCTGGCTCGTTGAAGAATGCTTCGTCGGCAGATCCAGGTGCGCCATACTTAGAGCGCATTGCGAAGATCAGTCCAGTAGGACCATTCATTGGTTGAACGCCAGCGAGGTCATATGCGACCAGGTTAGGCATTGAACGTCTGATCAAAGAGATCAGAACGGGATCGAAACCAGCAACAGGAGCGGAAGCATCAGCAGAGAAACCTGCGGTTCCTCCCGATGAACCAGTGCTCATGTTTGGTGTTTCGTACAGGAACTCACGCTCCTCACGAAGTGATTTTTCTTGGTTCTCTAACAGGATTGCGGTAACAGCTCTGCGATGGGAATCTTTGATCGAATCCATGCCCTCGTAGTCGAGGACTGGTGCCCACTTCTCCTGCAGAGCTTCAGCATTGAAACTTTGCATTTGATTTTAACCTCTTTTTAGATTTGTTAGTTTGAATCTTTATAATTTAGAACTCACTTTTTAGCAGATCTTGAGAGTGTCTCAAGGTACGCTTCCATTACACCACCAACGGATGGTTGTGCTTCTTGGATTTCGGTACTTTCTGAGAGATTCTCAGAATCGTCCTTTTGAGTGCTAGCAGTTCTTGTAGGGAAATATGATTCTTTTAAAGTTGCCAGCTTCTCACGATATTTTTCTTCACTTTCAAACTCAACATTTTCTGCAAGAGAAGCGAGCTTGTCTTTCTGAGAAAGTGCGAGACCCTCAGTGACTTCTGCAAAAATTACATCTGCAACTGACTCTGCTAATCTTTGATTTAGAGCAATATTTGACTTAATCTGCTCGTTGAGTTTATCTTCCATTTCATCAAGTTTTTCTACCATGCTATTGAGTACATCATACTTATCTTCAGGGATTGTTACATAATGTTCTTCAAAAAGACCCTTCATTCCAGTAAGGAATGATTCGGTCATTTCAGTCTTGAGACCGTGCTCAACAGCAAGTTGATTTTCGTTCATCCACTCTTGAGCAACATACTCAAGATAGGAATCTACACGTTCTACAAGTTCAGTTTTAACAGCTAAAACTTCTTCTACCAATGCTTCTTCATAAGAAGATTTTAATTCTTCCTTAATTTCGGAAACCTTAGATTTGATAGCAGCTTCAAAAATGGTACGTGCTTTCTCTTGGAATTCTTCGGAAAGTTCCTCTCCTTCTAAGAGAGCAGTAACATCCTCCTCAACATCAATGTTGAGTTCTTCTGTTTCTTCTGCTTCGGCAACCACTTCTTCTTCAGTAGTTTCTTCTTCAGCAACTACTTCTTCTTCGGTGGTTTCTTCTTCAGAAACTACTTCCTCTTCAGCAACGATTTCTTGGTCTTCTTCGACTTCGATTTCTTCTTCTTCCTTAGCCATTTTAGGCATTGAATCTGCTGCTTTTGCGCCCTTATTGACAACATTTTTTACTTGTGCCAACGTTGCGGAAGGATCCTTTAACTTTGCGGAATCATCGTCTGCACGATAATTTTCTGGAGTAGGACCGCCTAGATCTTCCACAGAACCTAATTGAGTTCCTGGATCTGCCATTTTAGGCATTGGATCTGCAGGCTTAGCCCCTTTGGTTACTACGTTTTCCATTTCTTGTAAATTGCTACCAACGGACATTTGATTAAGATATAATTGTATTAATCTATATTTATTTATAAATTAAGATATTTAATGTATTCAGAGGTTATTTAAAAAGTCTTGGAACAAGTTTAACTTATGTTCATCAAGTCTTCTCTGATCGACGAGAGTATTAATTCTCTTTTGTGTTTTTTCGGCAAGTTGTTCGCGAAGAATTCCACCTTCCCAAACCCACTCTTTACCTTCCATGATTCCAGATACAAATGCATCGGGAGCAGAAGGATCAGCGACGATATCAGCAGCAGTTGCTAACATGAAATCTTCACCTACAATTTTGTGACCTTCACTTGTTGTTTTTAATGATCCAACACCACGTGAAGAAACACCAAGCATTACACCTTCACCTAACAGTGAGGATGCAATTTTACCCATAGGAGTATTTAAAATTTGTGCTTTTCCTTTAAAATTATTCCCCTCTCTAACAAGAGAAGTAATTTTATGAGAGACGCGATCAAGATTTACAGTTGGTCCATCTGGATGTCCAAGTTCTCCAAGAGCACGACCTTTCACAACAAAATTTTCATTATAACGATCTACTTCACGAGAAAGGGTTGAAATAGGATACATTCTCCCATTTCTATTTTTAATTTCACCTTGTAAAAATACACCTTCGATGTATAATTTTTTATCAGCACCCTTACCTTCGGTAACGATCTGTACGTTTGAAATTTCTTCTGTGATAAGTTTCATTTTTCTTAATTTGTAAATGCTACTTGAGAACCAAATACTGTACCAGCACTAACTGCTCCACCTGCTGCAAGTTCAGGTGTAAGATTTGCTCCAATGTCTTTTTCAACAGAAAGTCTTTCTCCCCCTGCCATATGAATTTCATAAGATGAAGTTCCTGCAATAATCACTTTTATCGCAGCAGTATTTGTGTTGATAATTGATACTAATCTTGCAGAATCTAAATCATCAGCCTCTGTAGCGACACTAAGATCTTTACCAAGACTTATTGGTTTTACAGTCATTCTCCAGTCTCCTCTTCTGGTGAAACATCAAACATTGAAGAAGCAACAGATGGACGGAGATCGTTTATTTTATTCTCAGCCTTAGCAAATAATGCATTTTTTAATGAATCGGAAATCTCCGAAGCAGACGCATCAGATGCTATCAAATCTACAATATTTTCCATGAATTTATTATGTTTTTATTTAATTATTTATATTTCTGCTTTTTTGGTATCTTTTTGGAAGTTTGCATCAACATCTTGAGATTGTGCTTCCAAATCTGGTTCCATTTGCATATCTCCCATCATTCCCATTTCTTCACCACCATCTGGGAGTGGTTCACCAGTGATTGGATCAATAGAATTTGGATCTGGAATTATTCCGTCTTTAATTTCCTTTTCAATTTGAGTATCAATTTCTTTAATTTCTTCATCAGTTTGGCGAAGAATTTTTCTTCTGACATAATCAACAGAATAATATTTACCAATATAAGGTTCAATAGTTGCTAATGTACCAAGACGTTCATTCATTAGTTCAGATTCTTTTAATTCTGCAAACTGATTATCATACAGAAAATCATATTGAATATGATCTGAAATTTTATCCCAATCTTCTAATGATACAATATTTTTGAGAATCAATTGTGTCTTCAACATGTCCGTAAACATATTTGCAAAACGTTTACGCAATCTTCCAACAAATTTTGTGAACTTCAATTCATCTCTAAGAATTTCTGATGAACGCCCTAAATTAAATCCACCATCAGCAGCAATTCTGGATTCTGGAACTCCAAGAGAACGATAAAGTTTTTTCTGGAAATATTCAATATCCGAAAGTTCACCTAGATTTTGACCACCAGGAAGAGTTGTAATTTCGGTTCCTCTACCACCTTCGCGGCGAGGAAGCCAAAAATCTTCCAACATACTCATAAATTTGCGGTCATCTCTAACCTCACCATTTTTGGAATCGTATACTAATTTATTTCTATATCTACTCATTACATCACGTAGATATTGTTCTGCCTTTACCTTGGGGAGATTGCCAACGTCAATGTAGAAAATTCTACGCTCAGGTGCGCGTGATAGTCTATAGATAACAAGAGAGTCTTCAATCATGCGGAGTTGATTGAGTGACTTGATTGCTTTATGCAAATATGAAAGTATAGTTCCTTTATTTCTATCTACTAATCCAGAAGTACAGTAAGTAATACTGTCTTTTGCAATTCTAACCCCTTTATTTGTCGTAGATCCAGGTGACATTGTTCCAGGATATGTTGCCTGGGGAGTATATACATAATACTCTTCTATCTCTGGATTTATATCAAATTTTTCGTTAGTTTTATTAATTGGTTGTAATCGATTTTTATCCTTATCTTGTTTTTTCTGCTTTCTAATATGACGCATTTTCATGGGATCAATATATCTTATCTCTTGAATCCCATCAGATGCATTTTTTGGATCAATAATTTTTAAATAATAAATTCTACCATCAACATACCAATTTCTGAATATCTCATGACATTTTTTGTCAAAATCCATCAATTCTTTGATGTATCTAAATTCTTCTCTAATTTTTTCTTTTATTTTATCGCTAGCGTTTAAATTTGAAAGCTCAATTTCTACGGGAGAATCGTATAAATCACTTACAATTGCTTCATTTACTACATCTTCAATAGCACCATCACATTCTGGATGGAGTGCCATTTCCCTATATCTTTTTATTAGATCACTTTCTGTTCTATAAACACCTTCAATATCTAGGTATTGTCCATAAAACCCACTACTTACAAAATTATCAACCCCGTCCTCATTAGACTTGGGGACGGGGGAAATAATTTTGGATTTATCCTTCTGATCCTCAATAGAAAAACCAAATAGTCTTGGCATAGTATAAAATTAGAATGAACTCGTTAGTAGTTATTTATTCAACTAACTAACTTGTGGATCAGCTGATTTCTGGTTTAGTGCTATCAGAAGTATCTGCTATAGCTTCCCAATATTGAACTTGGAATTCAACAGTATATTCTTCAATAGTATCTGTTGAATCCATAGAAAGGTCAATTTGACCAACATTGGTTGGGAAAATACCTTCAAACTTGTATTCTCTCATTGAAGCACCAGCTCTGTCCAACTGCTTAACAGTTGCAGACTTTTGATACGTATTTGGATCAACTTCTCCAGTAGCATCACTGATTCTACTGATTCCATTCATCCATTGCTCAAATGCAGTTCTGATTTTGAAGTCAACATCATTTAAAACTGTGATAGTCCAAGTATCAAATGTTCTTTCTCCAGCAACTTTAAGTGTTCTTCCTCTAAAAGGAATTTCAACAGGAGTGATATTTGAAGCTGGAAGTTGTGCAGCTTTAACCATGAATGTTAAGAGACTCTCATTTCCAGTGCTAGTTGTAGGAGCAGTGATTGCTTGAGTCTCATCTCCAACTGCTAATGAATCTGGGAACGTAACACTAACCTCAAATAGATTAGGTCTTGCACCACCACCAATAAGTGCTGCCTTAAAATTGTCTAACGTCTTTAATGCCATTAATCTTTCCTCGTTTTAATTATTTTGAATAGGTTAATAAAGTGAAATCAAACATTACCAACAACTTCATTAAACTCAATGCCACTTCTTGTTGCAACGAATGTTAATCCAATAAAGTTAATAGAACGAGATGGTTTAATGTAGATGTCTGCAACAAATTCGTTGTTATCGATAATTGCGGCAGTGTTGTTCGTTCTGTCACAAACAACTCTATAATCCTGAATACCTCTTTGTGCCTGAATGTTTCTGAGGAAAGGATCAACAATGTTTACGAAGTTAGATCTTGTTATGTCATCATTGAATTCAAATAACTGATCATCAGCAGCTGCTCTAATTGCATCTTCAACATAGATGAACAATCTACGAACATTAATACGATCAAATGCAGATGCTTTAGCAAGTCCTGTTTTATCACCAAACAGAATAATTCCAGATCCTGGTGAGAAAATTACAGGGTTAATTCTTGCAGAATAAAGGCGATCTCTTTCAGTCTTAGATGGATTATATGCAAGTTTAACTGCATTTAATACTGCACCTCTAGAAGTTCCTGCAGGAGAGACCCATGAAGCATTTGTTACATCATTTCTTGCACAAATTCCCGCAATATCACCATTTAAAGGTACATATCTAAAGGTCTTTGCAAATCTATCATACATGTACTTATATCCACTATCAAAAATGGCATAAGACGATGATGGAACTGAAGAGTAGAAAGAAACTACATTATCAGTCATTGAAGTTGAACTTAAAGGAGTATATTCCTTACTACCAGAGTTTTTCAGAATAGAACCCTTATTTGGACTAATAAATGCAACAGCATCCTGTCTTTGTTCAGCAACTGAAATTAACTTTGAAGCAAGTGCTTGTCCTTCTTCTTTTGTATGTGCTGCAGAACCCATGAGTAAGAAATCTACATCATAGAGTTCAGTATTGGTTAATAGATCATAACCAGCAACTAAACCAGATAATTCCGCTTTAAGTGCACCAGTGGTTCCTAAATCATATTTACCGTCATAGTTTAAACCATCACCTAATTTGAATGTTGTGTTTCCAAGCATTCTGTAGGCTTTTCCATCAACTACAGGTGCATTCCAAGCAGTTCCTGTATCAACAGCGTTATTTGCGGCAAGTCCAATATCAGTAGTAGATGTTAAACCAACCCATCCTGCGGATGCACCACCACTCATTGCTGCTACACCACGTGGTTCTGCACCAGTGAAGATATATTCAGAATTTTCTGAAATATACTTATTCCAGTAAGAAGAACTACCTGCAGCGTAAATGGCATCGGATGCCTTGGAAAGAGAAACGTGCTTCTCTAAAATAGTATTTCTGTTTCCAGTAATTGATCCAGTTCCGTCGATTACTACAACGTGAACTTCATCAAATCTTGCTCCACGATCAGCAGCAAATCTAGATGTTCCTGGTCTAGGTGCTAATGTATTCCAAGAAATTGTGGTATTTCCTAAAGTAACCTTTTGTGCATCAAACCAATCACTTTGTGCTGTGAATGATGGTGATGCTGCTACTACATTCGAGTTGTTGAATACAGTAACATCTCCCGAATCTTTGAATCTATATACACCACGTGGTTCATAATCGGTAACTACGGCAGTTCCACCTGCAGCAGTGTAATCCAATACTTTAACATCTAATGTGCTGGAACCAACTCCAGTAACAACACCCCTCAATACACCATCAAGTTCAGATGTAGTTCCAGAACCAACTGCAACAACGCCACTAAGGCTCATTGTTATACCAAAACCAACTTCTACACTAGCTGTAGCAATACCACTAAGGATTTGATCAGCACGTCCATCAATGATGGCAACATTCAAACCATTTGCCCATGATCCTGGGTTTCTGGCAGATGCAATTTGTGACATTGCAGTTTCATTATATCCTTTATTGATATAATCTTGCTCACTATTAATTTTTGCGGATGTTCCAACTCCAACTGTTGCGTTTGATAAGCTGGTACCATCTGATCTAATGACCATCAATCTTCCACCATATGCCATATATGATGATCCTGTAAACCATGACTCGTAGTGACCATCTACCTGTCTTGGTTGACCGTAATTAGACAGCAACTCCTGCTCATTATCAATAACAAAACCTTCTTCAACTGGACCTTTTTCAAAAGGTGAAACAATGGCTGCTACGGCATCTGAAGTTGGATCTACTCTACCAATGGTTACATCAACTTCCTTTAAAACAACTCCAGGAGATGCTAAATTTAACGGCATCTTCTTGACTCCTATCAGAAATATTCTAAAATTATTTATTAAAATGGGTAGTTCTGATGGGGAAACACTACGCGAACACTATCACCAGTCTGGATAGTCTTGCATCATATATTTTTCATATTTTTTATCATACAGTTCTTTTGCTTTTTTGTTCCTAGCTCTATTTTTTCTTATTCTTTGAATTGTACATTCTTTACATTCATATGAATACGAAGATGGTAAAGATTTTCTATCCTTATAAGATAAGTAAAAATCATCCAATAGATTTTTTCTTTTACCACAAACTCTACAAGTTCTTTCATGAAACAATAAGTGTTCCAAATTAATTTGATCTACAAAATTATCTTCGTCAAGATTCATTAGTAATAATCCCACATATAACTTCTATCGCCATATTCATCAGCATACCAAGTATCACCATCTTTATCTGTAAATGTAGTCATATCATTAATACCATCCTGTATAAATCCAAACGGTGCCATATCAGCTTCTATTTGCTCTTCTTGCTCTTCATATATTCTTTTACGAATATCATCATCAGTCATTTCTTTAAAATATGGTTGAGCAACTAACCATGCAAAAATAACCAAACACATCATTAAATCATCATTACATCCTTCTTCAGCCATAAAAGTATTACTTTTATGAATAAACGTAGTCATCTCACTGATGATATCATAATCACATGTCATCAATTTATCATCTTCAATTAAAGTTCTTAAATTTGAACATCCCAATTTTTTTACAGCTGCAGTCATTCTAATTCCTAGATATGACTTTTTACCACTAAATCCAGTACCCACTATTTGACCAGATCTACCTCTTTGGGAACACATTAGAATATTTTCATATTCTAAGTCGTAGTGTAAAATATTTGCTATTTGATCTCCAATATCATTAATTTCTACCAATATCCAAGAATTGTTATATGCCTTTGCTACAGGTTCTATAACACTTGGAAATAACATTGGTTTTATTTCATTATTTCTATACTTTGCAACAATATTGTACGGAAAAGATGTAATATCAAAAACTACAAAAGCAGAGTAATCTCCACCAACTCCACGTGCAACATCAACAGTGATCATATATGAGTGGTCTTCTTTAGGGTGAGAATAAATATCCAATCCCTTATTTCTTTGAATCGGATCCTCATATACTAAATTTCTAAGTTTTGCTGGATTGATGAGAGTATCAACAGATCCTAAAAACTCACACTCAAACTCAACTTTGAATTGTTGCTCTGAAGTATTTGCTATTGTTTGTTCTTTCCACTCAGCATCTCTCCCAGGAACTTCACTCCAATGAACATCTGTAGGTACATACTCATTTTTACCGCGCTGTGAATCATGCCACATTCTGTAAAAATGATTCATACCCCTAGGGGTAGAAACAATAATTACCTTTGTGCTCTGTCCAGAAGAAATAGTAGGATAAACAGAGGCAAAGAAGTCATCAGCAATGTGATTCGGGATGAACGCGAACTCGTCAAGAAAGATGACATTATAGGATCCGCCTCTGACAGCAGATGAAGAAGTAGAGTTAGCCGAAATTTTGGAGCCATTTTCTAATTCCAGGGAACCCTTATTCCAAGATATAATACCTTGCTGCATCCATTTTGGCAAGTTTTCGTATGCAAGTTGTAACCTACCAAGAAGGTCTCTTGCCGTTGATGCCTTGTTTGCTAGGATGGCGATATTAACATTATCGTTAAAAACAGCGTAGTGTAGAAGATATGATACACAAGTAGTAGACTTACCAGTCTGACGTGGCATCTTGCATATATTAAACCTATTCTTATGGAAATTATCAATTAACTTTTCCTGAAAAGGATACATGTTAAATGGAACTAATCCATGATCAAGAGAAACAATCTTAATATAATTTCTTGCAAAATAAACAGGATCTTCCTTACACCTCATAAATTCAATGATATCTTCTTCAGTGAATTCAATCGGCGTATTTGCTTTTTTTAAATTAGGATTACCAAGATAAACGTTATCACTCATAAATTAATCTAGTTATCAACAATCAGTAAATCAAACATTGATGAGACAGTTGCATTACTACCAGTATATGTCCTTACTTCAAGATCTGTTTTTTCGGTGAAGTAAAGTGGAATACTGAAAGTAGTGTGCATATTACTATTATATAGATTCAATTCGCTAGCGAGTCTGGATACACCACCATCTGGTTTTTTCTGGAATAATCTAACAGTATTCTCTTGATTTTTATTCATGGTTGCGGCAAATGCCCTTAAGTATCCACTCTTACCTGCTGGAATGGTATAGAAAGTAACTTGAGATTGACCCATTCCCGCTGCAATCTGACAAGTAACTCCAACACTATGAGTGAAGTTAATAGCACCTACGTTATTATTGTCATTGTTACCAGTAAGAACAAATGCTCTATGAGTTCTTAAAAATTCTACCGTTCCAGCAACACCGACAGTTCCATTAAGAGTAAAATCTTCTTCTACTTCATTATAGTTCGCATCAAGACCTTGAAGTCTAACTGTAAGTGCTCCCGTTCCGCCAGAATCATCCTGAGCAGAACTGGAAGTTACAGTAACAATTCCTGCGGAGGATGGAAATGTGTAAGCACCACCATAAGACCAAACGGTATCATAAGTTGCTGATGTTGTAACTACTGCACCAAACTTATGAACATTTGCCATCTGGGTGGTAATACCTGCAGCAATATTCAAATCAAACTGAGTATCACCACCACAAGCACCAATGTTGCCATACTTGTCGGCACACATATAGACTTCAAATAGACTTCTCTCTTGATTGAGATAGTCTTGTGTATTTTTATTCCACTGAGCCATTAGTCACTCCAACTTAATCTTTCTGGTCTATACCTTTGTGCGCTTTTAATTTTTGATGGTGAATAACTTCCTGGATAAATGTTCTGAATAATTGCTCCAGGATATT